TAATTTTATTATTTATTTCAATTTTTAATTGGTAGACAAAATTAATATAAAAATTAAGTCATAACAATAATAATTTTATTATTTATTTCAATTTTTAATTGGTAGACAAAATTAATATAAAAATTAAGTCATAACAATAATAATTTTATTATTTATTTCAATTTTTAATTGGTAGACAAAATTAATATAAAAATTAAGTCATAACAATAATAATTTTATTATTTATTTCAATTTTTAATTGGTAGACAAAATTAATATAAAAATTAATTTCTAATCTATAATTGTGAACCAATTGTGGCTATCAATGATTAAATAAGAATTGATGGGCATCGTGACAGAAAGGTTATTGTGCTGGTCTTGAAAACCAGTGTCCTTAAATGGACGTGCAGGTTCGAATCCTGTCGATGTCGTTAATGTATGTATTCGATGATTGTTAATTCTAACAATCATCGACACCATGGCAGAATGGTAAATGCGCTCGTCTGGAAAGCGAGAGTCCAATTTTGGATGTCAAGGTTCGAATCCTTGTGGTGTCGTTTATTATTAGGATATCCGACCATGATTTATATGAATTGTGGTCAGATCTCATAGTATAATGGTTAGTACACAGGGCTTTGAACCCTGAAATGCTTGTTCGATTCAGGCTGAGATCATCGTAGAACTGTTTTTGTTTTATTAAACAAAAATAGACTTCGTGGCAGAATGGTAAATGCGCTAGTTTCGAAAACTAGGGTCTGAAAAGATGTCTAGGTTCAATTCCTAGCGAAGTCGTAAATATACATAAAAATAAATTTTGTTTTTATGTATCAAAAAACATATATTTTAATAGTTCCTTTTTTCTATTAACAATTAGAAAGTATAATGATCGCAAATCAGAATCGTTAAAATTTTCAATTATCTTTATTGCCATACAATAGTTACGAAATGCCTGGTATTTTTCGTTATTGGCATCATGAACTAAAGCATGACAGATTATAAATTTCAAGTTATTATGCTTATCTAAAATATCAGAATTAATTGTTGTTTTACAAGTTTGAATAAATTCATTGGATTGATTTTTCTTTTCATTATCGGTTAATGAAAAGTTTTGATATTGCATTGGAATAATATTTTGCTATTAATACCTATTAGATAAGCTTCATTTATAAAAAATAACATTTTTCAATTTTTTAAACAGTTAAACCTAAAATTTTATTAATTTTATACTTCTTCTTTGTTAGACACAACAAAAAACTTTTGTTTACAGACACATGGAAACAAACAGTGAAACAAATTACTAATTTCTTTGGCAGCGACAATAATTTCGTTCGGAAATTTTTTAACATCATAAATATAATCGTTGTTACATATTGTACAAATATTTTTTTCTATTTTGACATCTAATCTTTTATCATCAATATAAAAATCGGTCATATACGGTGTTATGGATTCTAAATCCAAAAATATACGAATTTTTTTTTCCACACCATTATCATTATGTATACCATTAAACGTTATCATAATTATATATATAATTATATATATAGAGATATTATAATTTTATAATTGTTCCACGGTTTTATATTCATTGTCAATAAATCAGATGATAAGAATCTTCATCTCAGGAATCAATCGCATTACATAATATTCTATCAGGAAATTTATTCCAACTAAATTATAACATTAATTATTTGATTATGTTATAGCATTATCTCATTTATACAATTTATTATATAAATAAGAAAAGTAAGCATGTAATAATAAATCTAGTTTACACCTATTTCCATTTTTTGTAATTTATCTTCACTAACAGCAAATTTATTTCGTAGTTCAGGATCATCCAAATAGTCGATAATATTCTGAATAGCAGATTCATCTTCTTTATTACCAAAAGAAGTAATAGATTCTGATTTCACATTGTTCGGTTGCGAATTGTTCGGTTGCGAATTATTTGGTTGCGAATTGTTCGGTTGCGAATTATTTAATTTATTTCTTTTTCTTTCCCTTAGTTTTTCTCTCCTTTTCTCTTTACGATTTTTTTCTCTTATTATTTTTGATTCCTGTTCTGTTTGTGCCTGAAGTTTTTCCTTACGTTTATCAAATTCTTCTTTTTCATGTTCTAAATTATCGATATGGCATTTCATACAATAATTTAATTGTTTTAATACTTCCGTTGGATTAATGTTATCATTATCAGTATATGAACACCATTTTCCAATTTCAAATTTATGGATTCTGTCATTTGGATATAAATTTTGTAATTTTCTAACACGCCTGTTAAGTTCATTTGTGGTTTGATATAAACCACGAATCTTCAAACATAATGTTTTTAATCCTCCTATCCGTTTGGGAGAAAAAATTGTTACGCACCCAAATTTTAGTCCAATTGGATCGTTTTCGTCCAAATAATCTGTTCTATAACACTCGTCAATCTCTCCTCTAATTTTTTCAATGGTATTGATATCTTCACTTTTTTTGCTAGAGCCTTCGTTCGAATCCATTAAAGATTCCATTTCTTTTTGGGTAATTTTTCCCTTTTGATGGAGTTTTTCTATCATTTTTTTTCGTGTAGCATTTGATTTTTCTTCGTTAATGTTAGAATGCAAATTTTTATGTTCGTTTTTAAATTGTTCAGATAGTAATTTTATTTTATCGATGTTTTCTCGACGATTTCTTTCCAAATCATTAAGTTTTTCGTCATCATACTCAATTGAATCAGTTTTTGTTGCATCGTCCCAGGCATACAATTTTCCCAGTTGTGCTACATAAACATCATGATTTTTATTTTTTTCTTTAATTTTCTTTGCATCACCATTTGCCAATTCTAATGTATTATAGCCATTATGAACTTTAAATCCTCTAATTTCCATAAATTTTAATTTGTCTATTTTATCCGGTGTCAAAAAACTAATGGTACACCAATTTATATCACCACATGGAGCATCATCCTCTATTGTTTGAATAATTTTAAATTTTTTATCAGTTGCCATTATTTAGTTATACTTAAACAATTATACTTTTATATACTGTTTTGAAGCGAAAATATTTTGTATATTTGCAAATGTATATCTTCTTTTTATTATCATCCAAGTATGAAACCATTGAACTTTGATCTAAAACCAAAATGTGATTAATTTCGATCCAAGATAATGTTTACAACATATATATAAATGTCAGATAATCAAACAATTTTAAGTACATCGGCTGATAATGATAAAATAATTCGCGAATTGCGAACAGTTCGCAAGGATTTAGCATCGATCATAAAAGAAAATCAAAAATTACAATCTGATCTCAAGACCAAAAATGAAACCATTAATTTATTAATCAACCAAAATTTTACCGAACTCAAATCTTTACAGGAAAAACATGAAAAACTTATCGATTCATTAGCAATAAGTTATGATAATAACATAAAAAATTTGGACAATAAATATAAAATATTTAAGAAAAGCCTAGATGTTAGACTGAGAGACAGTGTTAATACTCATTATAAAATTAATAACGAAAAGGTACACATATTAGAAGAACAAAGAAATGCCATGCAACAAAAAATAGATGAAAACCAAAAAGAAATTATTATGCGTGATGAAAAAATAAAAGAATTGTCTATCCAATTCGAAGCTGTTAACAAATTATATAACGAGCATCAAATCAAATGTAAAAATATGGAACAGGATAAAATTTTAACAGATCAACGTTTATCAGAACTAAACGTTATGTATGAAAATCACATGAATACTACTATAGATTATAGCAAAGCATTAACTGATCTTAATTTTGCAAAGGAAAAAATAGAAACTGAACTACATTCAGTAAAACAGGAAATACTGCGAAATGATAGTACAATGGTCATATTAAAAACCGAAGCTGATCATGCTAAAAATTCATATCAAAACATACATAATAAACATCTTTTACTGTTGAATGAAAATGTATCCAAACAGAACAGTATTGATGAAAAAACTTTGGAAATATTAAGTTTGAATTCAAAGATCAGTGAACTTGATAAAAAAAATTTACTTTTAGAATCTAATAGAAAAGATTTGAATATCAAGGTGACCGAATTTATACATCAACTCGATAATCTACAATCCGAAATGGTTGCTGCACAAAAAAATATACTCCAATTAAAGGCGGAAAAGGATAACATTATAGAAGAAAAAGATCATTACATAAAAGAACTTGACCATTACAAACAAAAATTTATGGAATCAGAAGCTTCTATCCTCGAAAAAATCAACAAAATCCAAAATACTGCAACCAATGAAAAAAATCAATACGTTTCTAATCATGAGGAAAAAATAAGGGATGTAGTAGATCGTCATGAGAAACAATTAACATTGTTAAAAAGTGAATGTAACAGTATTGTTGTGGACAAAGAAAAACAAATAGAAGGTTTGATGAATCACCTAAAATCTTATGTAGATAATCAATACATAACATTTGGAGAAATAGAAAAAATTAAATTGGCTAATGAAAAATTAAAATCAGAAACTTTAGATATAGATAAAAAGACTAATGATTTACATATAAATTACAAAAAGGAATTGGAAGACCTAAAAAATTCACACAAAAAAGAAAAAGAATTATTAATCGATTCATATAACGAAAATATCAGAAAATCCCAGGAACTCAATGAAGCCCTACAAAATCGTCTAAATCAAACCATTGAGGCACTGAGTCTGTCCAAAACAGCAATCTCTAATCTTAGGGAAACAAACCAAACATTAGAAAAACAGGTACAATCGAGAGAAACAGAAGAAAATAATTATCAGGACAAATTTTTTCACCTCAAAAATGAAAATACTTCGCTTAGAGAAAAATTAGAACGATCAATTGATCTCAACAACACATTTAGTAACAAAGAAAAACAGTACGAATCCCAAATTAGACAACTTCATACGAAATACGGACAATTAGTAGCTTTAACAAAAAAAGGCATGAATAGTATTACACAATAATATATTTTAATATGTTATTATGTTATTACGTACCAAATTAATTAAATTTAGCATAATCGAAATTTGATAAAATGTGCTTAATCAACTTGTTATGATCTTTTACTTTTGAAGTAATACATAGTGAATTAAATTCACTATCAGGTAATTCGATACCAGAATGGAAAAGAAAAGATGCAATAATCAAATGACCATTCATTAGAGCATTAACTAATGCCTTTTTTGCAATATTAGGTTTACTTGCATTTGCAAACAAATATTTTACAACTTCAAAATGACCTTTTGAAGCGGCAATAGCTAACGACTCTTTAATATCAATATCAATGCTACATCCTCCATCAATCTTACCTTTGTCATTAGTTTTTTCATCAATTTTACTTTTGTCATTAGTTTTTTCATCGATTTTACTTTTGTCATTAGTTTTTTCATCGATTTTACTTTTACTTTTGTGTTCATACAAAAATTTGACAATATCTAAATGACCCTTTTTGGAAGAGATATATAGAGCCGATGGTTTGAAATTGAAGGATGAATTATCCATATATACGCCGTCAACAGTGGCTCCTTTTTCAACCAGATATTTAACCATTTCCAGATTACCATTTTTAGATGCCGTATTAATTATGTAATTATCCTTGGTAGATATATGGATCCCCTTTTCGATAAGATATTTTACCATTTCGAAATTATTATTTTCGGAAGCATTTCTAATAGCATAATCATCATCAGCATGAATGTCGGCTCCGTTTTCTACCAACAATTCAACCATTTTAAAATTATTATTTTTGGAAGCATTCCTAATAGAACGATCATTGTCAGCATGTATGTCGGCTCCCTTTTCTATCAAATAATTGACTATTTCCAAATGATTGTATTTTGATGCATAAGAAATAGCATGATCAAATCCGCGTATTTTTGCCCCATTTTCGACTAGTATTTTAACAACATGTAAATGGCCATTTATGCAAGCATTCGCCACACTACGATAATCAAGATAGGCTCCATTTTCAATTAATATTTTAACCACTTCTAAATGACCGCGCATTGAAGCTCCTTCAATAGGTTGAAGGTCATTAATTTTGGAAGGATTAATTGCAGATCCATTATTAATTAAAAAATTAACCATTTCGACATCATTATTAACTGAAGCTTTATACAACAATAAACAATGATCATCGATTTTAATATTTGCCCCGTGTTCAATTAAAAATTTGGCTATTTCTAAATTCTTATTGTTAATAGCCCATCTAATAGCATTATTATTATGACTACGTATGTCGACACCATTATAAACCAACATCATAAAAGTTTCAATATCTGATAGTTTATGTTGTTTACCTAAAATAATCATATTGGTACGATATTGATATTGATATTTTAGAATTTTAAACTTTTCATCGCATGTTGGTAAAGTTACTTCTCTTAAATAAACATGATAATCACATAAAATCTTCAATATGCCATTTTGGTCAAAAATATGGAAACCACTATCTGATAAAACATAATCGTTGAAATCTTGTGGAAAAATATTCAGACCATCTGCATATTGATGATTATTATATTTTCCATCTTTATCAGTAATTATAAAGTACATTTTTTATTAATGATCATTAGTAACAATTATTAACTATTGCCAAATCTTTTTTTTTCAATTTTTTTAAATTGATTTATAATATTCCCATCTCATATATTTACATATATTTTTCCATATTCTGTCATGTTGTAATAATTTAGCATTATTTTTGAGCAACGGAAAATAACTGATGTATTCATCCAAATCTAATAGTTCACAAAATTTGTGCAAAACGTATGAATAATTCAAAAAGTTTTTTCTATTTTTTGGACAATAAATTTGGAAGGGTTTTTGTATTGCCTTAAACATTTGCTTAATTTTCATTTCGTCGGTTCTACTAAAATTTGGTGGTTCTTTACCATTAATAATTTGTAATATATGTGGTACATGTTCATAGTATTTGCGATAGTTTAATTTTTTAAGTATGCGTCTAAGACTAAATATATCCAAATCATTTTTATCAATTTTTCTTTTTTTCAATTCACGAAGAATGGCTTCAAAAACTTTAGGTGGAATATCTGTAGATTCTTTTGCTTGTAATTGACTCAATATTTCTGTTAAATGATTGATCCGCTTATAAGCATATGTTCCAGAGTCCTGTGTGGGCTCTTTGTAATTGGGTTTGTCTGTAGTCAATAATATTGCTTCTGATAGTCCACATTTTCTACAAACCATATAACCAACATTTTGGTCTAAAATTTTCTCTCCATCACATTCAGGTTTAGAGCAAATATTATTTTTCTTCTGAGCTGATTTTCTACCATTTGTATCCGTAGCATTGAGATAACTATCATACAATTTGGCTCTACTAATCTGTCCTGATGGTTTGCTTGTCTTGCTGCCAGATAGATTTTTTTTGTTGTCAATTGACTTTTTTTTATTAGAATTACCATTTTTTGTAATAGATATCGTGGCACTAATATCATCATTAGTGGATGTTTCTTTCATAAAATAACTTAAAATATTTTTTTTGTCACTTTCATTTGTATCGTTAACGTATTCTTCCTCAATACCGTCATCTATAATTTCTTCATTATCATAATAATCTACCAATATTGGTAAAGTTTTTACAATATAATTCAAAGATTCTGTACAATTTTCTATTGAATTAATTTCAATGCGAAGTTTATCAATTAATTCCATCAGATAAGATTTCCTCCTAATACTATCGTGTTTATTTTGTCCAGATGTTAATAGTTCGGATAATTCATTTTCCAATCGAATCAATTTTTGTTTTTTATTTGGAAGAGAATTATTTAATTTTTCAAACCTTGATATTTTTTCTGTATGCTTTTGATCAAGTGTACCTTTTTTTGTTTTTGCAGTATTATTTTTTCTATTTTTGACTTTCGTCATAATATATTTATTATGATAATAACAATGGAACTTTATATAATTTATACAATAAATCTTAATTCTAATTTACTAGACTTTTGTAATAACGATCATCAAGTTATAAAAAAATACTTTATAATTTGATGATTATGGTTACATTAATAACAAAAAATTTTAATTTGGATAATTGTTTCTTAACAAATTATAACAAAAATACATGTTCTGATATTTCATTTATGCAATTGCTTTCCCAAAATAATTGTCAGGAAAAAATTAACGTAATAAGAAAAAATATGGCGATCAGTGAAAAAATATTGGTAGAAATAAATGATAAATTTTTAACAAATTTTATCAATGATTCCTTCATTGTAATTAATGATTTGTTATTATTTTATAAAGTATACATATCATCGATTGAAACAGTTTGTCCATATCTTAATTTATTAGTTTTACAAACATATTTACTTGTTAGTTTGCTTTACGAACTTAATCATGCTATATGCGAATATTCAGTTAATAGTCCTGAATGGACATACTTAATACAAAAATCATTAATCAAAATAATATCAAATATCGTATCAACAGTTTCAAATTCGTTTACGTTAGAATTACAAACACAAAATAGGACAAATCAAATAATTTTATTACCTTGTGCAAAGTGTAACATTGAGAAAAATAGACTACGAAATAATATTACTTTACTTGAAACACTATTATCTAATTCAAAACCAATTGCATTTGGTATTTTGGTTACACTAATATCAAATCTTAATTTATTATCAAGTTTTATAAATTGCCGATGTAATAAAATTATTGGTAATTTATTAAAGGTGATAAATAATCAATTACATTTATTTATAATTTTGATTCCAATGATACCGCTTCTGCCACAATCATTTTGTTCATCATTTGAAGAATCAGCGTTAAATACTACTAATTTTTTATTAATAGCTGTACAAAGTTTACAGATATTAACAGCACAATTTAATAATGTAAGTATTAAATGCTAATTATTTTATAATATCTTTTACCATACCATTTAGATTCTTTCTCAATTATTAGGTTAATGAGGAGCCCTGGACTAAGTTATCCATTATATAATTTATTAATTGCAACATTATCTTGTTTTTTAATTAATTAATCCAAAGTTTTCTCATATGGAAAAGTAAAAGTATTTTTTTGTATAATGCGTTTATTCTTATCTTACGATTTTCAAATGGTGGATAAATGTTAGAAATCAGGTCTACACGTCCACATTTTTTACAAATTAGATATTTGTCTTCAACAATAATAATTCTTCCTTGACAAAGGCTTTGTTGAGAGTATTTTTTAATAAATTTTTCTTTGATTTTAATTATTTTTATAGTAGTGATTGTTTTATGACAATACGAATATGTATTTGACATTTAATGTTTAAGGTTATTTTAATTATATGTGCATCATATAATCAATTTAACCAAAATTACTATATATAATTTCAAACGCATTTCAATAAATAACCGATATTATAAATTCATTGATTTCAAATGCAAAACATAAGAAAAAATTTCAATGATATTAAAAATTTTTTTTCTTTCATATAGATATAATATTACAATGGCAGGAGGATTAATGCAATTAGTAGCTTATGGTGCTCAAGATGTATATCTTACAGCAAATCCACAAATCACTTTCTTTAAGATCAAAAAGACTTGTCTGTAGTCTCGGTCTTAGTAACTATTAAAAATAGTTGCTAGTCATTCTAAATATATTGGAAAAGTACGTTTCTGCCATGACGGAAAAGATCCAGTATTATAAAATAGAATGGCGACACCGTCAAATTGCGGGAATATTCTAAAGGCGAAAAATGACACTTAAAAACAATTCAAATTAAATACAGATCATTAAACAAAACAAGAAGAAAAGGTTAATGATTTTATCGAAAAACGATATTGTTTTTAGCGTTTCGTGTACCAAACCAAAAGGGAAACCTATTTGGCGGCCGAGAATGGAACTCGGGTATGGTAAAAATCACGCGCATGATAAATGTATTTGAAATAATACATTTTGAAATGGACAATCCGCAGCCAAGTCCTAAATACCGCTTTGATGAGGTATATGGATGCAGTTCAGAGGCCAAATGTCGGTGGTGAATAGAGAAATTAATCATTTCTTTATAATTTCATTAAGATATGGTCCAATACTATGGGAAACCATAGTAATAAATTGCGTATACAGACGACATACTAATTTCTCTGTTGAATCAATCGAACAGTATTTCAGTGGTAATGTTAATTTTGCAAGAAAGGGCACTGCTGAAATTTCTCGTAATGGTGATTTAATTACACAAGCATTTTTGAAAGTAGTTTTGCCCGAAGTTAGATTTAAGGGTGACTTTCCTAATTTTGGACATGTAGAATTTGCCTGGGTTAGACATATCGGACATGCTATTATTGATGAAACCTCATTGGATATTGGAGGATCAGAAATTGATAAACAATATGGTGACTGGCTCCAGATCTGGCAAGAACTATCAAGCAAAATTGGTCATGATTACGCTCTTGCTAAAATGTTGGGTGATGTCCCAGAACTCACATCCATCAGTACATTATCATGGGATGTACCCGATAATACCCTTTTAAAACCATCTTATACAATGTTTGTGCCGTTACAATTTTACTTCTGCAGAAATAATGGTTTGGCTCTTCCTTTAATTGCTTTACAATACCATCAAGTTAAAATTTCCGTAAAGTTCAGACCTGCAGATCAACTTTACATTGCTAGTGAATCCTATAAAGCTGGTGCTGATAATCTCGAACTTGAGGAAGCTTCTATTTATGTTAATTATGTTTATTTAGATACTGATGAACGAAGAAGATTTGCCCAAGTTTCTCACGAATATTTAATCGAACAAGTTCAACATACAGGAGAAGAATCAATTGGTAGCAGTAATTCTGCCAAATACAAACTTAATTTTAATCATCCAATCAAAGCTCTCTACTGGATTACCAAATTGGGTAACTACCAAGGAGGAAAATTTATGGTTTATGATCATTGTGATTGGGAATTAGCACGTAAGAATGCGGCCAAATTACTTCTTTTGGCACAATTCGATTTGGATGAATTTGGATATTTTAATCAGGTTGCTGTTGATAGTAATAATGATTCTTATATGGGAGATGGTGGAGTCGAATATATTGGTATTAATCCAGCTGATCCAGCCGAAGAGCCAGGATATGTCTTTAATGACTCTTTCACCGCTCAAAAATTCGACGGATCAAATCTCATTGGAAAACTTTCACCCCAAATTCATTTACTCAAGAGAAATAAAGATAATGATTTAAAAAATAAAATCGAAGGTATTATTCGCATTTACACTGATTTTGATAACGATAACCTCACTTATCCTGAAGTCGAAAAAATTACAAGAAACGACCTTACTATTACTGATTTATCTATTCCAGTCGACAAATTTGATGAAGATAACCGTGTTGAATATATTAAGAGATTCGATGTTATTGTATGGCAACACCACAATCATGGTTTATTGATTGATGGTAGCATTAATCCCATTAGTAATGTTGAACTCCAACTCAATGGTCAAGCACGACAAAGTAAACGTGGAGGTAATTGGCACGATACTGTTGTACCATACATGCATCACTCAAGAAGCCCTAAAGATGGTTTGAACGTTTTCTCGTTCGCTCTTAACCCTGAAGAACACCAACCATCATGTACTTGCAATTTCTCCAGAATTGATACTGCCCAATTGAATTTGTGGTTTAACGACTTTGCAAACAACAAATTGGCTGATGTCTTTACCGATACTGATAACAAGGTTTTGATTTTCGGTGTTAATTACAACGTCAAAAGAATAATGAGCGGCATGGGTGGTCTTGCATACTCAAATTGATTTGTACTCACAAACCTTACATTTTATATAAAATATTTCTTAATAATTTTATTATTTTGATATTATCAAAGTAATAAAACATACAATTAAACTCAAATATTTTTCGTGATGGATATATGTTTCCAGTTTTAAAGATTTTCCCATATTTTTATTATATGCAATACTAGTTTTATTAAATTTTAAATATATATAAATAATTTGTTATTATTAAAGACTCGTTAAATAATTTAGAATCATGAATATTTTTTCTAGTGAATCAAATAACATTTATTTGACATATTAAAGTTGAATTTAAGAAAATTGATAATTATTGAATTATTGGAAAATATTTTTATTGTAATTTTAGGAAAAATAAAATCTTATAAAATACAATTTTAAAGTTTGTATTTGATATTATTATGAACATTTATATAAATATTTATAATAACATTTTACTCATTATTTAAAAATTATATCTTGGCGATATAAATGATTTTTTTATTAATTTTTTTTTGTTATTTTATTACCTGATTTCTTTGTAATATTTGATTTTGATCCTGAATTATTATATTTAATAGATTCAATTTCGGTTAATTTTTTTTTCAATTGTTTAAATTTTTCCATTGTTGATACTTTTTTACTTCCTGATGTTCTCCATTGACGTTTACCATCAGGCAATTTTGGATGTCTATCAATTACAAATGCATCACCTCTTTTGCCAGTTTTCTGTTGATAATAACAATATTTAGGAATCATATCGGGTATAATCCTACAGTTGTCAGGAAGATTATTTGTATGTCGCCGACCCGTCTTGATTGCAGTATTTTTTTTTGATTTCAAATATTTTTTCATTTCTTCGCCAGCCTCATTAATATCAAAATTCAATAAAATTTTTTTTGGTACTTCAATAAGCAAATTATTAACAAATTCATATTCAGATAATTTAATTATCTCATTATATTCTTTTATTAATTTTATTTGTTCATCGGAATAATTTTCTAAAATACTTTTATCTTTCATTAGTTCCGGATATGTTTCAGCAATGTCATATAACATTTGTTTCATTTCTATTAATTTATCTTTTAATGAAAATTTATTTGCACTAGATGATTTAAATTGTGTTCTAGCATTATTTTTCTTAAGTTCGGCAACAAACATTTCGCCATGTCCGGATTGAGGTGCACAATAATAAACACATTTAGGTATATCTACCACGTTGATACCACATTTTTCTGGAAGTACACATGTTCTTTTTCTAGGTTTTTGATTTTCATTTTGTGAACTTTGTGATATTAATCGTAAATTATCTTTTCTATTGTCATATTTATTTCTTGATATGTGATCTATCGTAAATTGTTGTCCTTTACCTCCACCATTCTCTTTATCCATTATTAAATTGTGTAAATAATAACAATATGTTTTTTTATTTACCATTTGTGTATATCCAATATATCCATTAACATCGTACCATGTATAACCAGTTGATAATATTTTATTCAAATCTTCTTCATCGACAATAAATAATTTATGACAACCATCATTTTTAACATAATGGCATACACCATAATCTTTACCTTCGTAACTAACAATTACGTAATCTAACATCTTTCTATTTTTAATATATGCCATCTCTTTATATTACTATATAAAATCCACCCATACCACTCATTATTTAGAGTACATAATTTTTTCAATTTTTTTTATTTTTTTTAATGACAAGGTTTAATTTTACCATTAAAAAAATATGATTTTTTTATCAATTATCCATTATAATTTAATATTTGATATTTTGTATCACGATCATAATTAACATGGTATTTATGCCATTGTTGACGATTTGAATTTGTACGATAACTATATAAATGACAGGTATTAAACCAATTATGAAAAGTGTCATGATTCAATATAATATCAATTACTTTATCAGAAGTTAAATTACTGGTGATTTTTTTTCTTAAAGATTTGCGTTGTGAATGTTTACATTGACGCACTTTTTTTCTATTATTTCTTTGTCTATGTCTACTCAATTTAGTCCGGTTTTTTTTAACTTACTATATAATGATATTTTAATTTGATTTTTTTAGTATGTTATCAAACTGATAATATATTAAAAAACTTATTGTAAATTTTTTTGGTCAATACCACAACAATTATGATGTATTTTTTTGTATTCCATCCATTCCTCATTAGAAATGTTTTGTATCATGTCCTCCAAGTTTTGATATCCTAATGCCCAAAAACTGGGTTTATCATTAGAATGTCCATGTCTATTCATATATTTTTCTCCTCCTCGATAGGTATGTGTTGGATTTCCTTTATAAATCTCCTTAAGTTCTGCATACTTATCAATACCATTAAATCCAACAAAAAATTGCTCATAAATATTAATATTTATTCTAATTAAATTACCATTGTTCCAAACAATTTGACCTAAAGAATCTCTTGCAGTAAATAAGACCATTAATTTATCTAATCTTTGGGGCACAAATATATTTTCATCCAACAATTTGTTCATCAATTCATTAGATCCATAACTGGTATAATTTAAAATTGAGTAATTAATTTCACAATGAGTATAACCATTGCGCAACAAATTACAAAATTCATCAACAGTTTCACAACTAATTAAATTGTCCATCAACATATCTTTGACACGATTTTTCTCTTCTTTGACCTTGATAAATAATTTTTTTTGATAGTCGTCAGAATATTGTTTAGCGATGTATAATTTAATCATACAATCCATCTTTTTTTTATTTGCTGTATCCGAAATCAGCATTTGTTCTTTAGCATCATCAACACGAGATTTTTTATCAGGATAAATTAGTGATTGGATCAAAGAGTAAAGTTTGAAACTTTTTAAATCGTAATTCAAATCTAATGCTTTAATAATTGTATCATTATTTAGTTGTGGCACTGACTGGAATTCAGTAACAGGATCAAGAGAATTGGTAGCGGACAAAAATGCTGGCAAAAGTGCTAAATAATCTATCATTGTAAAATTTTTGCTAAATTGTTCAAAAAGTCGGTCATCTAAATCATATAATTTATGATATTTTGGTTTAGGATTGGCCTCGAACAATGGAGTGACTGGAATTCCGTAGCGATTAAAATCAATACCAAATAATTTATGGAGAGTGTCAGAAATGAATTGGCCTCTTGGTTCGATGCCACTTTTTTTGATGATTCTTCTGACAATTTGATATGCCTCAAAACTATAAATCGAGCGCAAAATTTGGCTCATAAATTTGGTATTGTTTGATTTTATTAATTTATAAATTGGACTAATCATGTTGGTCAAACCGTTATTTGCAATATAAAAGGTTAAATCGGTGTCTTGATCCCGAATATGCGGCAATACATGATCAAAATATTTACCAACAAATACATCAAATGTTTTGACCATTTTAACAAAAGTGTCAATGTTAATAGTTGACTTATTGTTATTTAATTCTGGAAGCATTGCTAAAATTCCACCACACAGAGTATAACAATTAGTCATATTAACACCAGCCATGACTCTTCTAATACCAATACTAGCAACGTATTCTAAAATTGATGGGGCATATTTTTTCAAAAAACTTGCAATTGATAAATTTTCGAAAATAGGAATTACAGATGTAATTTCATGATCTATTACATCCTGAAATCCTGGAACATAAATCTTTTTTCCATTACCTTGTAAATATGCAATAGTTAAATCTGATACGCTAATGTGACATCCTGGGAATATTTTTTCGACTCGCCAACACATTGCATCTGGATAGTCTCCAATTTGTGCGTTAACAGCAACACCAACAATGTTAATCATTTGCAAAATTTCGGCTGCTGATAAATCATCAATAAGGCCTTCGTCCACCAATGAACAAACAGCACGAATACCATTAAGAGTGGTATCTTGACTATAAAAGCTAATTGAGTGATCTGAATCGTCAATTCCATTGATTTCACCTAAATTTTGATGCATTTGTCTAACTTCCTTTCGAACAACAGAATCAAAATCAATGCCTTCATCAAGAGCACGACGAGCCAGAGCTTTGGTGTTTTTATTAAGGTTTACAGTTCGCAAATAATCTGCTTGTTGTGCGGCATTTAGTTTACCGACACGATCATCATTAGCAATTTGTAGCATAACATTATAGATTGTTTTCTTCCTTTTTTCAAGGACATGCTTAAAATAGTCAATTCGTCCTCTTAAACTATTATTTCCCAGAAATTTGATTGTATCAACATTGTTTGTTTCTGTCCATTGTTGAAATTTTGTCAGATATTCCATCATTTTCGAAATTTCTTCTTTTGATTCATTGGTATTAATAACCTTAAGCAGACGAAGTTTGTCCACAAATTGCAATAATTTCGGATGAATGACTGATTCCAATTGATTGGATGGAATATTTTCGACCTGAAAATTAATTTTAATCTCTTCAATAAAAATTTCGTTAGGCAAATCATTGAGCCACAAAATGTTTTCTCCAGCAGACAATATGATGGAATCAGTTGGCTTGGACCATGGACTTGACATGATAACAGCACGATCAGATACCAATTTGGATGTCATATCAAGTCCATCACTATAAAATAAACTAACAATCTGGGCGATAATAACATCTTTTTCCAAATTACTATTGATATCAATTAATTTGATTTGGTTATGAGAATTTAGTTGTAAAATACTTGCTAATCCTCGAGTATCGGGTTGTCGTTCAGAAGTAAAAAATCGCACCGCTTGAGAATTAATATTAAATCTACCATCAATAGATCTTGCTATTTCAGAGGCCATGTGAACTGTTTGAGTTTGATCATCTAATTCACCGTCAGAAATGGTTAGTAAACGTATATTTTTTCCGTCAATCGTGTCAAAATATTCTTGAAGATAATTAACGGCTTTGGTCATGTACGTGCAACCACCACTTCTGACATATCTATTTTTCATTGTATCAATTGTTTCATGATAAATATTTAGGTTACTATCAAATAACAGTGCAGTAATATTATCATTTGCAGAATAATTTAATTTTTCGAATACTTTGGGTAAAATTTCATTATAGAGTTTTTGGACATTCGAACCCATTGATCCAGATCTGTCAAAAATTATAATGGTTTCACATTGGCTTTTTGATTTGATCATTTGTTTAGGTACATTAAGTTTAGCAACATAACCATTAAATGTAGGATAAATATTCGCTGTTAAATTTTCCATAATTGTATTGTATTGGTTACTATATCTTCAATGACAATAACTTAACCATTAAAAAATTCAATTTTTAATACTAAAATATTAAATCATAAAGATATGCTTTTGTGGATTTTATATTTATTGTTTACTAATAAATATAAAACCATAGAACAAAACATTATTTTGTTATCATTATTTTCTTTTTTGTCCAAGTATTTTTTTGAGTCTTAATTCTTCCTCTTCTAATTGGGCCTCAATTTCGGCTTCTTGTTGCTCCTTTTTAAAATTTTCTTCTATCTGTTCTTTAGTTAATTTTCTTGTTTTTATTATCATATCCTTATGGTTATACAATATCGGCTTCAAGTATGTCTTTAATTTCTTTCGAGCTCCTGGTCGTGTATAATCCATATTTTCGATAGCATTTCTTATTTTTTCTCTTGATTTTTTATTTAAGAAATCGCCCATATCATTAAGTATTTCATTAAGATCATCAATCTTTGCATTAATTAGTGTTTCAAGAATTTCGTCAATTTTTTTTCTAACCCATGTATTATTTTCATAAACTTCACCATAAGTTGATTTCGTATCACTATAATAAATATTGTGATGTTGGGGCTTTTGAGGATTTAAATTAACATTTGATATAATACTCTCAATGACATTATTATTAGATTTAAGTATTTGGGATAAATCTTTTGGACTAATGTTTTTAATACCATCTTTCGCAAATACTATCAAATTTACATTATAAACATTTGAATTTGGACTTTTGATAATATTACTAGCAGATGTCACAATGCCATTTGCATTATTTTTAGCATTTATTTGTTCATTTTTATTCCCTTTTATTACATTGTTTTTTTTCTTATTACAGATTTTGGTATTAATATGTCTTGTTAATGAATCCTTTCTGGCAAAATAGCGTCCACATTTTTTACATTTGAATTTTATTTGTTTATTTGTTTTACTGCCTATTTTACAACTATTTAAATGCCTCAATAAATTTCGTTTATTCGCAAATATTTTATGACATTTTTCACATATATTTTTGCCCATATTTATAATATTAATTACTTTATTTTTTATATACAATGTAAATTATTATTGATAATTGTGATATCAAAACCTATATACTTGTAACAATTGTGGCATGTGGGCGTTTTAAACTACGAAAAACATATATGTATCCTACATATGTGGGCTTGTGGGCAAACCGCGGGATTTTGTTTTTTTAGGAAAATTTTTGGAAAAAACTTTTTTTGCGCAAATTTAAAAAATCTCTTATTTTATCAACGTCTGGATTTTGAACCAGAATATCTTTTATTTTTATTTTTTAGTTCATTTAATTTGGCCTTTAGTTGACTAAATTTTTTGGCAGTACTAATATTTTTACTGGTTGATGTCACCCAGATGCGTTTTCCTTTTGGCAAATACGGATGACGATCAATAATAAATGCATCTGATCTTTTATTAGTAGCAGGTACATAATAGCAATATTTTGGAATCATTGCTGGTATAATTCCACTATTACTAGGTATCTTATTAATGTGACGTCTACCTGATTTAATAGCAGTATTGGTTGCTAAATATTTTCGCGTTTCTTTAAAGCAATTATTTGTATTTGCTTTTACAACAATTTTTTTAGGAATTTTTATTAGATTGTCCCTTTTATTTTTATAAGTGGACAAATTAATGATATTATTAAAGTCTTTCATCAGGCTAATCTGTTTATCATTGTAGTTTTCTAAAATACGCTTATTTTCTATTAAATTCGGATGTTGTTTATAAATATCTAGTAATTTTTTTTTGATTTCTATTAACTTATCAGATAAAAGTATATTTTTAGAACTGGATGATTTCCAGACATATTTTTTACCATTGTTCGATATTTCAATAACAAACATTTCTCCATGTCCGCTTTGTGGACCACAATAATGAACACATTTCGGAATGTCCGATGATTTAATTCTAGAATTTAATGGTAATTTGCACTGTTTGTCAGTTTTTCTTTTGCTTTGATTGATTTCATTTTGATTAGTTATTTTTAAATTTACCTTCCTGATGTCGTGGATATTATCGTTAATGTGGCAAATTTTATATTTAGATGTTTTGGAACCACTATTTTTGCGCTTTGTTATTAGATCATGTAGATAATTATAGAATATTTTGCCATTGATTTTTTTGGCATAACCTATATGTCCGTTTACTTTGTACCATGAACGATTAATTTTTAACATTGGATTGAGACTTTCTGCATCAATAACAAATAATTTATTTGTGTCATCTCTTTGACTATATCGACAAACACAAAATTTTTTGTTTTTATACTTAACTAATTGATAATCTTTCATTTCTACATAAAAATGCATACGTTTAATTTTTTTAAATATAACAATAAATTTGGAAACGAATTAAGAAAATATAATAAATTTTATTATATTTTATTAGTATTTTAGCAACATTGACATAATTTTTCATGTTTATTTTTCTTACAGCATGATATAGGTTCGGCACGTCCAACATAATTAGCTTTCGGTACGGGGATCAATTTATTTGTTGATAAATTAAAAATATAGCCATGTATTGGAATATTGCTTGGTACCAATGGATGATTTCTTAAAGCAGTGACATCTTCCAAAACTGAATTGAATAATCCGTCAAGAATTGGCAACCAATCAATACATCTACCAACAGAGCTACCTGGACATTTACCGATATCTTTCCATAAACATTCGCAAACGCTTTGTTGTGGTTCCAACGTTACGTTGCAATTTTTAACAAGAATTGCTGGTTCCAAGCTATGTTCCATTAAACAACTCATTACTTTATTGTTGAATTTTTCCATACCACAATCCGTATGTTGGATAACAAACCATTCGCTTGTGTGTAACAATTTGTGCGATATAATTAAGGAACGAATTGCATCATCACTGGCTCGACCACCAGCATTTCTGACAATATAGATATTTGGTAAATCATTAAGTACGTCAGGTGTTAATCTTGGATCCATACAGGTTAATATGGCGAATTTTCTTTCAGGATCATTAAACGGAATGGTACCGGTATTATATGCGGATTCAACTTCGACCACGAGTGGATCAAATATCGCTTCAGGTATTAATGGTATTACTGCTTTGGTAATGTTTGTTTCCGAATCTATTTTTTCTGTCATTTCTACTATGATAGAAACATTTTAAAATATTGTGTGACAGTCAAATCATTTTTTGTTATTATCTTTATTTTTTGTACTAAATAATAAATATTTAATATAATTATTTGTTATTTAAGCATCATTATCTTCTATGAAGACAATGTGGTAGAATCATCATTTTCATCTTCTCCTGTTAAATCATTATATGTAATTTTTTTAAAGGGAACATAATTATTATCAAATTCTAAATTATACGAAACCGGTGTGTCTTCACAAATAATGCCGACCAAATTAGAATCTTCAACGGGAATACCTGCTGTTATAGTTAATAATTTTGTGGTAATATGATTAACGATTTTATGAGAGGTGTTAGGCGGCAAATAAATCCATCCAATAATAAATGAATCATTATTTAAAACATCATGTATGCCAAATGAACATAATAAATAACCTGATGTACTGTTTGTAACTGTATTTGACGCATTTTTCTCATACACCGTAGAATCATCGGTATCTATTATTTGTATTTGTCCACTATCAGTTTCTGATTCAAATTCTTTAAGGGTCGTCTTTTTATAAGGAATATGATCATCAGTAAACTTAATATTATTAAATATAGGTACATCGTTACAAATCAATTCAATTTTATTAATATCATCACGCATTATGCCAGCAGATAATATAAGCAATCTTGGCAGTTGTTTATTATTAAAAACATATGATTTATTTTTTGGCAAGGTAAAAGTACCAATTCTTTCAGAACTATATGAAAATGTATTGTAAAATTTCATGCATAACAACAAATTTTCAGACGAGCAATTTTTGATTGTGATTTTATGTGAAAAAATAGAATAATTAACAGCAGTTATTTCTAATGAATCCATTGCGAATTAGAATAATGGAAAATTACATTTATTTGGCAATTTAACCAAAAAAAAATCAATTTTTTTTTAATTAAATTCAATATTTTTGCTAGCCTCTAGACATTTTAATATATTAGGAATAGGCTCTACTTGATATAAGCTTGATACATCGTGGTACTTTTTAATGCATTGATCAATAAAATTATTCGATTGATAGATTTCAGTTATTGCACGGAAAAAAATCATTTCAGATTCACATAAATCAGTTTGATTAATAATTTGACAACAATATTGCCTCAAAACATTATCAAAATTATTGGTTGATTTATCACTAATTTTTTGCATTTCATTAAAATCTTCTATTGATGCTGGAAAATACTCATCACCCAAAAAGGTTCCTAAAAAAATGCATAAATAAAAATTTATGCTCATTTTATCCTTGATTAATAGTTTAAACGATTCATATTGTTGTTCCTCAAAAAATTCTATGATATCCATAAGTGAGTTGATAAATGAGTAGTTAATGATATCAATATTCAATTGATATATAAATAATAGATTATTTTTTCATTTTTTCTTGGAGAACAAATGAAAATTAAATAAATTCAATTTGTTGACTTATTTCCAAACACTTTAAAATATTTGGTCCCTCGCGAGTTTTGTCCAAACCATTAACGTTATAATACAATCCTAAACATTCACTGATGAAATTTTCTGATTGATCGATATTGGTCATTGCAATAAAAAAATCATTTACTGGTTTAGATAGGTTAACGCTATTTATAATTTTTGTTGAATATCTCTTAAAAATAATATCAAATTTTTCGGTACGTTTAATTTCAGAAAAAACTTGTTCATTAGTCGGGAAATAAATTGGACCCAAAAAGGTTGCATAAAATGCGCACATATAAAATATTGGACTCATTTTATCTTTAATGTAAGATTTGAATGAATTTATTTGTTGATTTTCAATCATGGTCATTATGTTAGAAAATAGCGTCATAGATATTTTTTATTGAAATTATGATCGTAATTTTTATATTTTAAACATGTTATAATCAATTTTTTTGTAATTTTGTTGATACGGTGATTTTTTGGTTTTATTAATAGATTAATTTATTTATTTTTATTAGAATAATTAATGCTTTGATTGTGATTTTTATCATAATTTACAACGAATATAATAAATTTTACTTTAAAAAAATAATCATAATTAAATATCCAATCTTACATTAATTTAAGTATAACAATGTTAAAAACTAAATTAGTTACAAATTATTGGGTAATAAACCAATTAGGAGGAGCTAAAAAAAAATGGACAACATTAGAGCATAATGGTGTTATGTTTCCACCAGAATATGAACAACATTTTACGCCTGTTATCTACCAAGGACAAAAAATTGTACTTGATAAAGATGCAGAAGAGTACGCTACCTTGTACGCAAAATATTGGGAGACAGATTATATCAAAAGCAAAACTTTTAATAGAAATTTTTGGTCGGATTGGATGAAAGTTCTAGGTGATAATCATCAAATACAAAATTTGGAAGATGTTGATTTTAGTTTGATCTATGATTATTTATTGTGGAAAAAAGAACAAAATAAATTGCATCCTGAAGAAAAAGAAAAGAAAAAAGCTGAAGAGGAAAAATATAAATATGCTATTGTCGACGGTAAAGAGCAACCTGTTGGAAATTTTAGGGTTGAACCTATGAGTATTTATCTTGGTCGTGGATGCAATCCAAAAAGTGGTTTAGTCAAAAGGAGAATTTATCCAGAAGATATTATTATTAATATTGGAGTAGAAGCCAAAGTTCCCAATTCATTACCTGGTCATCATTGGGGTGACGTAATTCATGATCGAACTGTGGAATGGTTGGCCTCGTGGAAGGATGATATAACTGGTAAAATGAAATATGTTTGGCTGGGTGCAGAGTCTGATCAAAAAGCAAAAAGTGATATCAACAAATTTGACTTGGCCCGTAAATTAAAGCGAAAAATAAAGGAAATTAGAGCAGCAAACGATAAAGCACTGGAAAGTAATGATCCGTATACAAGACAAATTGCTACAGCATTATATTTTATTGACAATTTTGCATTGAGAGTAGGTAATGAAAAAGGAGAAGACGAAGCCGATACTGTTGGTGTGACATCGTTAAGAGTCGAACATATTGATTTTTTGGGAAACAACAAAATCAAACTGGATTTTCTTGGTAAAGATTCTGTGAGGTATAATCGTACCCTTGAAGTTAAACCACAAGTTTATCGTAATGTTGAAGAATTTACCAGAAATAAAAATAAAAATGACCAACTATTTGATCTTATTAATCCTGCAGATGTTAATAAATATTTACAAAGTTTTATGAAAAATCTAACAGCTAAAGTATTTCGAACCTATAATGCATCATATTTATTTCAAAAAGAGCTCAAAAAAATAAACAAGAAATTTGATTCTTATAATGAAATGGACAAGGTCAATTTATTACTAGATGAATTTAACAAAGCGAACGCAAAAGTTGCTATGTTATGCAATCACCAAAAAAATATTACCAAATCTACGAACAAACAGTTAGAAAATTTAGACCAAATGATAAAAAATGCCAAAAAAAAATTAGCAACGGCAAAAAAATCAAAAAAGAAAAATCCAGATAAAATTGCTAAAATGGAATCCACACTCAAAAAACTTCGATCAAAGAAAATTCTGAAAACTGAACTTAAAAATATTTCTTTAGGAACTAGTAAAATTAATTATATTGATCCCAGAATCACTGTTGCTTTTTTAAAGAAGCACAGCCTTCCAGTAGACAAAATTTTTTCCAAAACTCTCCAAGAAAAATTTAAATGGGCAATGAACACAGATGTTACATTCGTTTTTTAAGACAATAGATTTTTTTTTTTTTTTTTTTATTTCGAGAATGATAATTGTCATAGGCTAATTTTTGTAATATTATCTATATAATATCACAAAAATAGTTTATTGATCAATTTGTTTAAATATCGGATACGAATGACTCGGTCAAAAAATTTTTTTTATGCATTTTCTCTGGATACATTGATACCTTATCTAGCCACCTATTTTTTATAAATTTGTGGTTCGATGAGACCCAAGCCATTTAAGCAGTACAACATTTGTGGATTGTTTATTTTGATTAATTCATAATATTTTTTGTATAATGCAATGTTGGTCTGATTCAAATAATACATTACGAATGTTGTTAATAGATCATCAACCATAAATCTGATAGGTATATCTGTAATAACATCTCCAATACTTTGTAGAAATAGGCCCTTATCGGAATCGAAGTGATCTATTATTTTAGTTATGTTATTAATGTGTCTCATTTTCCTAATTTCTGTATAAAAAACATTGGCAAGATTAGTATCAAATATTTGAGTCGGTTTAATTTCTATATCGGTATTAACTGTTATTGGTTCGGATAATGTGGCACGTATAGATTCATCGTGACGATTATATTTATCAAGATTATAACTATTATTAAATTGTCTATGATACCTATTTCTTTCTATTATTATTTCTTCAAAATTACCTTTATTGCCAAAAAAATTTAGATCGTTCATTCGTTTATGAACTGCATATTTAATATCATTAGTTACAATTGGACGAATTGAATTGATAGATGGAATTTTTTTGTCAGAATATCTATCCTCAATATTATAAGATGTGGACGAAATAAGACTTTGTTGATAAGTAACACTTGGATGTGGGCTACAAATTTCAAATGATTCATTTCCAACAGCAACCATCGATGTGTATTTCGTAATGATGTTGAATTTAACGGCCAAATCTATTAATTTTTCCTTGGTGAAGTAATCACTGATTTCGTTATCCTGAATTATTCTTTTAGCTGTAATTGCCCCGATATATTCTGCACTAAATGGAAGATCTAATGGTTCAAAATTCATACTAATTCCAGCAACCAACATATCAAATATATTGACTGTTGTATCGGCGTAAATAATTGAATAAAGAGTATTTAATTGATCAAATATAACAGGTTTAGTCGATGAAATACTTTGATTATTATTCTTCCAATCAATTGCATATTTTTTAATAGAGCCCGATGTTATACTTTTAAATATTATATCAACATTATCGATAATGTTTGTCTCATTTTGACAAAAAAGTGCGACACCTGATCCCAAAGATGCCATATCTTTAATATTGGCACGATTAATTCCTGAACCGATGCCAAGTACGGACAAACTGTCAAATTGACTACACAATTTATGTAAATATACACTGCCTGATATATCACCATCTGTTATTAAAATAGCATTTCGGCTAAATTCCAGACATTTTCGTAAAGCTTTAAAGGTTTCTGTTCCGCCTAAATTCGCTTTAATATTTCTACAATATTTAATGGCTTCATTAATATTTTTTTCATTGGTATTGAGCATATTATCAGAATAAATATCACATCGTGAACCGTATCTAATAATATTAAATTTATACCCATCATTACCCATTAATTTTTCCAAACAATGTACAATTGCGGATATCGAGTTTTTAATTCGATCTCCGCTCATTGAACCGGAACAATCCAATACAAAAATAATATTTTTGGTCACCGAATTACTTGTTTTTTCGGATGTTGGTATAAATTGCATCATGGCCATGTTAAAACCTTTGGATTCAAATTTATAAGCTTTTGGTATATGTTCTGAAGCAAATTTTATTTCAATGTCAGCATCCAAGACCGATGAGGACTTATGGCGAAGGACTAAACAACCATTTTCTACAGAAATTAAAACATTGGCTACGCTACAAATCAGATCATTTGGATCACTGCCAATTGTGATTTTTATATCAATACTATGTTTTGGATTTGGAATAAAATTTCCACCATAACGAGCTGATATAAAACTTGGAATATAAAACACATTTTGACCATTTTGATATGTTAATTCTGTAATGTATGTATATTCTACGGTAATAGTATCACCATTATTTATGTTACACATTGATAATTTATAAATATCACGGTCAGTTTTTGTTTCTTCTGCCAAAAAAGCTTGACGACCCTGATTTTTGGCATTGATATAAATTTGTTTCGCCTCTGAACTTTCTTTTACAATTCCCCTAATATCTTCCCTAGGCGTATGAACAACCAAATCGCAAAATGCTGAATTATAGTCAACAGGAAATTGGTATATAGCTTCCATAATATTTGGCATGGAAATATGATAAACTTGAACCAATTTACATAGGGCAAAACCGCTATGTATATCAGCCGTATACGAAACATTGGTTGCTTGTAAATACTTTTGTTCTTGACAATTTACACTATCACAAATAACAACGAAGGACATTTATATTTTTTTGTTATTGAATATTATTATGAATAATGTGTAAGCCATTATATTTTCATTTTTTTTTATTTGGTGATAATCTGAAAATATTTTTGATTAATTTATTATCGAATCGATAATAAATCAATTAAAAATAATCACTTATTACTTTCAACAAATCATCATGTTCACGCATTAAGTAAGCAGTCAGACCATTAATTTGTTTGTTCACAACAGAATTAATATGATCATCGGAATCATCGACAAATATTGCTTTTTTTGTTAAATCTATTGGTATTAAATCATTGATCCAAGCTTTTCCTCCAACATCATAAAAAGTGTTTAACGTTTTACCTCGGCCTCTTTTGAAAATTATGAAACCGCAACTAATTTGTTTACCAAGTCTGGACAATATTTCTTTTTTTGCTAAAAGTCTAGTTTTTGTGGTTGAACCGACATATGAAATACAACAACAGATATTAGCATCCCTAAAAATTACGTCAGAACTAACCAAATCCAAAGCTCCATGTAAATCTAGTCTAATTTGTATCGGTTTAGATCCAATTAATGTGGGAAAATTTGAAATATTTCCCTTGGTAATGTAATGGGAAATACCGTTAGAATCAATATATTCACAAATGTCATTTTTTCTATTGTTATAGCAGGAATCGCAATAAATAACATTGTTGTTAGCACGAGTAATAATACCGGGACATATACCACATATTCTGTTGTTCATAATTATTATTATTGTAATTATTTAACTATTTATTTACATATGTACTATTTTTTTCAATTTTTTCAAAAAGTTGAAAAAAATTATGATTGTGAGAAATAAAGTGGTTATTATTAAAATTAAGTTATTGTCAATGGAAAATATTATTGTTGCTTTTTCAAATATTTCAGCGCTATTGCCATTGTATACAATAGGTAAACACAATGATTTTTTAACTTTAACGGTTATAATGTTTGTGTTTTTGATGTCGTTTTTTTCTCATTTGATTGAAAATCATAAACACGGTATGCCGGGTATCGGTTTTTCAAAACGAGCATCATACTATTTGAACAGACTTGATGTAATGGGATGCTTTATTGTTTGTTTACGTATGGCATATCTTTATTATGATAAATATCATTTTGATTTCGTGCCCATAAAAGAAAATCAATTTTTATTTATTTTTGCATTTATATTATTTTTTATTCTACAAATATCAGAATATGACAAGTACAATGTTAAACTTAAATATCGTTATATTACGACTCATTGTGTTTGGCATATAGGAATTTTTATTGTGATTAATTTCTACCTTAACAAAGTTATATACTGATATATTAGTATATAAACATTTATTATAATATATTAAATATATTATCTTAAATGTGGAATTTAACAGATTGGTTTAATACCAACAACAAAAAAACCGAAACTGACAATCCTATAAATCCATCAAAATCATGTTCCTTTTGTCAAAGAGAATGTCTATATTGTATAATGGGCGACAAATTACATGCTCCGATTACATCATTATCGAATTCGGATAATGGATTATTAGACCATCGTAATGATTGTCCTAGTTATTGCAATGATCGTTGTTCAGACTATTGTTCAAGTACTCCAACGAGTTCAGATTCCGGTTCAGATTCTGGATCAGATTGTGGATCTGATAACGAATGTGATAAGCCTCTGGCGGACGGATTTGAACGTGTAGTCACCGAATGTGGTCAATATGATCAAGAAATTTTAAAGGAGGGTCATGTGCGCTGCAATGGTTGTAATGCATCAGTTGATCCAACCAATACTAAAACAGGCAAAGCTGATAGCGGGATAAAATGTGTGTGTAATAACTGTATAAATAATAATAGGATTGTTGAATGTGCCAAATGTGGAATTTTTATTCGACCTTTTTTCGGTATTTTCCGTAGAAAAACTTTTAGAAAAGGCTTTAACGAACCAATATATTGTGATGATTGCACACCGCCGATTTTATTTATATATAATGTTGCGGAACCATACAATACAAAAATTGAAATACCTATTCCAAAAAAAAATGAATATGGAATATCCGAAAAATATTTTTTTGGGTATATTGCAGAGAAACTTAGTGTGAATCCAGATAATATTAGGATCGAGGGCGAGAAATGCAGAAATGTTATGTACTGTCCAATCGAATTTACCAAAGAAAAATATAGAACTTTTAATGTAACAGTTGTCTGATTTTCTTATTAAAATCGATACATTTCAATTTGAGCTTATAATATAAGTTCAAATTGTAATATTATTATTATCATTATTGTTTGACCGGTTTCCTTTAACATGCTAGTTCTAAGATCTGTATGGTTTTTGTCCAATATAGTTACCTGGTGGTTGGTATTGACAAACCACCAATGTTCCTTTATTGATACCGGGAGAATTGGAAATTGATGGACAATCTTGAACTGCACAACCTAGATTCTTACTATTAGCCCATACCATTTGTGTATAGTGACCACATACCTGGTTCGCACAATTGTTACCGGTAACTGGTTGACAATTTTTTGTAATGGTACCAGAACACGAATTGGTGTCATAATCATAACAATTTAGTTCGCTTGCCCATGAATTTACAGCTTCCATTGGATCAAATTTATTTATGTCACTGTACTGTTTTGAGGTCAAATAAAGATTTTCACCAACTCCTGGCGTACCTGAATGTTTCCATGTACATTTGGCAGCCCATTCAGATGCCTGATCGGCTAAATCATTGGACCATACAATCGGTGTCATATTTGTGGCACTCGGACAAACATTATTTCGATAAGAATTATGACCATTAACAAATATTTGTGATTGATCTGACTGCGATGGTTGATAAATTGGTGGTTGACGGGATGGTTGATAAATTGGTGCCTGGCTTGGTTGATGGGATGGTGGTTGGTAAACTGGTGCTTGATTTGGCCACTGATACGGTTGATGTGATGGTTGATGATGAACTGGTTGTTGTGTTGGTTGTTTATTGGGCTGCTGATATGGTTGTGGACAATGATATTGTTTCATAATAAAGTTAATTAACAAATTATATTAATATTGAATTAGCATAATTTGGGACAAACGCTGATTTTGATAATGTATTAATATTGAATCTGATTTGGTCATTGATAATTATATCATTATTGGGATTATTATTATGTTTAGCTATGAATAATAAAAAATTTAACAAAAGCTATATTTGACATATTGGACAATATGTGGTCCTTCTATTATGATAACCCAAATATTTTGTAATCGTTTTGTGCCCTAATGGACATAAACTTTTATGATATATTTGTAATATTGGCTGATGTGGTTTATCAGATATTTTATCCAGATAGGATTGATATAGTTGGTTGATAACATTTTTTAATTCTTGAATCAGACATTTTAACATATCATTGTCAATTTTGGATAAAAGTTTTGTTGGAAATATTCGACATCTGTACAATGCTTCTTGTTGTAAAATATTTCCTATGCCCGGAAAATACTTTTGGTCCAGTAAAAAATCAACAACAATGTCATTGGGATGTTTTTTTAATCCACACTTTAGATGTTTGATATGTGTATCATAATTATATGCTCTATTGGAGATATCATACTTCATCATTACAATACTATTATCAATAATTTCTTTTGATGAACATGTAGTATAATTTGATCTAATTTGATCATTTAAACAATAAGGATCAAGTAACCTAATTTGAGTTAAATACCATGTCAATGTTGTATTATCATCCAATTCCAAAAACATAAATGGTACGAGTTTCGGATTTACTACTTGATTATTATTAATGACTATTTTGCCGTACATCATCATATGTGTCCGTATGACATACGTTGGAAAATTTTCTTTGATAATATGTGTAAAAATATATTTTCCTACGAACCACCATTTTCTAATTTTGTATCCAACAAGATCCAAATTAAATTTTTTATATGTTGCACCTGAAGCACGTGTGATTATCTTATTTTTTGTAAACTTTATATTTTCATACAGAATTCGTATTCTTGGTGCTTCGACCATTTTTATATAGTATCTGACTAATTTATTTTGTTGTGTGTAATTAAATAGTTACGTTTATATGTATAAAAATGAAATCGGTATCATAACATATAATGAACGTTCCGTTATTTTTAGAGATAAGAAATGAGTACACAGAACATTTAGTTGATACTATAACACCTTACATTTATGAAGGGCTCACATCTATTTATAAAGATGCGGTAAGATTGGCCGAGGAAACCAATTGTGATAAAAAGACTTTATTCATTTTTCAAAAACTCCTGCAATCTATTAACAATTGGAATCAAATTAGAATAAATGAGGAAACCATTCGTATCAAACAACAAAGTAATACCGCAGATTATCTAGATGATTTAGTAAAAGCTGTTATTAAATCCAATATTATATTATTGGCATATTCAAATACTATTAGTAATAATATAGGCCAAAGTTTTTACAATTCGTTAACAACATCAATGTTTATTCATCGCTGTTATACAGAATGTGGTAAGTATGCACATAATAATCCATATTTATTTTTTCATGACGTTGAACCAATGGATTATAAACGAAACCAAATTATTATACATTCAAAAATACAGGAAGGGATCACGAGAGCCATAAGAAAAATACTACCAATTTCTTTAATTCTTAAAGAATATTTGGTGAATTCTATAAACATAGTCCAAGAACCTCCCAAAGTAGAATTAATAGGTTTAGCCCCACAAATTAACAATACTCTCCCAAATGATATGTTAATAAATCAACCAATCAATCAAAAACCATTATCAGAGGCTAAAATAGATCCAAATTTAGAAAAAGAAGTTCTTAGAATGATTAATACCGAGAATAATAAATCAGAAAAACAAAAAATACAAGCTATTATGAATATTGATAAAATAATAAGTAGTCGCGAGCCATCTAGAGTTGATGAAATGAGCGCCCGAAATTTGTCAGAAAAAAAAGAATTGTCAACCATTACCAGAAGAATACCAGACTATTATGCAGGTCCAAATTTATTTGATGAAGACAATAACTACAATGAAGATATAATGAACAATCATTTGAGAGATTCTGACAGGAAGATTTTAAACATTAACATTGATGATGAAAATTCTGGAACAAATAATAATAAAAAAAGTGTTAGTATAACCACAATATCAGGTAGAGGTATGCCAACCAAATTCGGTTATAGACCCGATCCTGAATCATCCGAAAGAATAGATCCGTCAAAAATCAATTTAATTGAGGATTATGGGTCACATTACGCTAATAATAAAAGGAATATGAAAAGGCAATTAAACAAAAATATGTAAACCATAAAATAAACCTTTAGACAAAAATATTTTTATCAAATCAATATATATGATATAATATGTATACTCACATATATCAAAATTCGTATGTGATCTTAATAATAACATTTATTGCATTATGTGTAATATTTTATATATTTGAGATTGGCTATAGTACATCAGTTCTTCCATCAGGAAAAGTTGTCAAGAAATTTAGTTGGAAATATCCTTTGGCGATATCTTTAATTGTTTGGGTTATTTGGTACTTCTATTTGTTTCCACCATCAACTATAAAAAATCCACCAAGCTCTGTCGAATATAGTCCTAATTCTGCATCTAATAAAAATGTTTCATTGGGAAAAAATAAAATTCTTGACCAAAGAATTAACATGATTAATTGGAACTAAAATAATCAACTAATAATAGATTAATTGATTATTAAGTATTATCTAGTCAAAATATAGAATGAGTATCACAAATATTGACTTATCATTAAAAGAAAATGTCCCGGTACATGTTATATGGACTAGGATTATGTTATTGGCTATTTTGTATGGCAATGGGATAACTTTATACAAACATACTGATGGACCTGTTAATTGGGGACCGAAAGATTACATTAGTATTACTGACTGTAGTGGATTTGTCAATGCTTTATTAAAGCAAAGTTATCAATTGCCATTAGATTGGCATCCAAAAATGCATAGTGTCAAGCGTATGAATGCATTAGGCTACTATCAAATGATAAACGATGGATTTTTTTTTAACAAAATCAACAACATAAAAAATGCTAAAATTGGTGATTTTATTTCATTCAGAATTTTACCCGGAACTAGTATAACAAAAAATTCTGGTCATGTAATGCTAATAAATGGGTTGCCTATCCCTATCAAATCATCCGAACCATATATTAAGGACACCATACAATGGATTGTCAATATAATCGATCAATCAGGTGCACATGGACCAAATGATACAAGACATTTGGACAACACGACTGGTCTTGGATCAGGATATTTGCGATTATATACTAATCACCAGGGAATTCTAACTGGGTACACATGGAGTACCCAACCAATTTCTAAATATATGGATCAAAATTTTAGGCCAATTGTTATTGGAAGACTAAAAATCAGTGATTAGTTTTATCATCTAACCAATTATTGTTGTTGTGTCTTCCTATAAAATCGAACATATCCGGAAATAAATTCCTTATTTGTTGATGTTCATTTTTGTAAAGGGTCGTGGTTGATATTAGATATTGAATAAAATTTGATAATCTTTGCAATTGTTTAATCAATATGCATTCATTGTTAACTAAGCGATAAATATTAATAAACCATATATCAGAAAATAATCCAGAAAGTAATGTTAACATGTTAAGGGACAAGAAATTTTTTTTAATTAATTCTGTTGTTTGATGAATAATTAAAAAATTATCGATAGCTAAATCATAATCTTCACAATATTCATATTTTGTTTTATGATTTAAAATTACGATAAGTGATGGATTAATTGGACTATAATCACTTCTAGATATTTTTGTTTGTTCCGTAATTTTTTTAAAATTTTTCATATTTTTCTCTAGATCTTCTAACGACGTGATAATTGGATAGCAAATAACATCAGAGAACAAATACAATAATTCAAGATATAATTTTTGACATAATGGTTGTGTTACTAATCGATTTAAATTCGGAAAATCTAAATAAATAGTTTTATTTGTAACGTCATCGTATGCATATAAGTGATTTGTTTTTGTCTGCAAATTCGGTAATTCCGATTCTGTAGGAATTAATGAACGAACCAAAAATGATTTGCCACTTTCATTTTCGGAAAAAAAACTCACAATATTTAAAATATCTCTAGAATTATAATTATTAACAATATTGAACACTTTTTTTCCAGGATAATATTGAAAATTATTTGTTAACACCAGGATATTTTTTTCATTATTACTTTCACCGGTACCAGTATTAATTTTATTTATATTTATCTTGACATCAGTATTGTTCAAAAAAAGTGCTCGATGATAAAATAAATAGATTTTCAAATTTATTCTTTTATGAGTTCTAAACGAATTTTTATGTAGTTCTGAATCATGTTCGGTACATAAAAATAATGGTTCAATTGAACAATGAAAACAAACTTGTAAATCGGTATTATTAGTACATTTGGCACAAGTATATAATTTTATTTTTTTTTCATTGTTACTATTCATATAATAACAATAAAGAAATTAATTTCATAAATATTATTTAATTATTCATTGGCAATTTCCATTGTGAATAATTATTGGATACCTGATTCAAAAAATTGCCGGATGTTCGATTCAAAAAATTATTGGGTGCTCGATTTATAACGTGTTGATTATTTACTAATGGTATGGGCTGTTTTTGCATCATTGGACGACAATAAGGTGCATTAGGATGAATTGGTGTTGTAATTGGAGCCGATTGACTTGGAGCCATTTGACTTGGTGCTGGTTGACTTGGATACATTTGACTTGGTACTGGTTGACTTGGAGCCATTTGATTTGGTGCTGATTGACTTGGATACATTTGATTTGGTGCTGATTGGACTGGATACATTTGACTTGAAGCTATCTGATTGAAAATTGATTCAATCGAGGCCATTTGGTTCGGTGCCAATTGCATTGGAGCTGTCTGGCCTGAAGCTATCTGATTCAAAATTGAGGTCATATGATTTGGTACTGATTGGGCCGGAGCCATTTGGGAGAACATTGGTCTATTCTGAAAATTATTCGATTGTAATGGTTTATTTGGGTTAATTTTCTCAACGTAACAAATATCATTTCCTTCCGGATTTATCCAGCAATCCATTTTATAAAATTGTATGTCATCATTTAGAGGATTTTGATAAGAATTGTTATCATTGTCTCTATAGAATTCTCCATTAGCACAGTACAAAACATCGGATAAATCATCTGGTTGTACGCAGTTTTTCATATTATGATTTAATTGTGCGTTGTTGAAATAATTAGGATTGTGTACATTAGCATTGTGTACATTAGCATTGTGTCCATTAGAACTATTAGATAATTGAAAATTATTTTTATTCGGATATTGACTCGCACTCTGTCCCATTGGTATATATTAATACTATATTAGAAAAAATATGATAAAAAATATGGAAAAAAATGGCCTTATAAATATATATTATAGTGATGGCTCGGTTCGAATTTGAAGTTGCAGACCAAAAGGCCATATTATTTGGCGTGAATCTTAACGGAAAAAACGCGTTATGAATCGTGTAAATACGATGATGCTGCATCTGACAAACCTGGAACAAAAAAATAAATTAAATTAAAAAATGTTTTAATATTTAACTTGTTTTTTTTTTAAATAGGGCAAATTTATTTGACGAAGTGACCATTCACCATTTTTTTTTATTCTGGGATAGTATTCGATAAATAAATTAAATGGTTCGATAAAATTATTATAAAGTTTGACAAAAGAAAAATTTGATCCGATATTTGAATGAAAAAAATCAGGATCAGAAATTTTACCAATAAATGGTTTTATCTTTTTGATTGCCACTCTTTCTAATTTTAGTATGAATTTTCGTAAATTATCAAATAGTTCTGAATCAACTAATATTTCTGGCTGAACATAAATAGGTCTGATAACATAAATTCCTTCGGGAGCGACAATAATAGATGCCTGCGCTTTACCTTTATTATGATATTTGACGAAATTAAATATATCATTGGCGCTCGGAAATTCATAAACAATGCCTTCTTTAATTCTTCCACCATATGTTTTTGTATTTGGATGGGTGTGGAATAAATATATATGATCTTTCAACAATTGTGTATTAATTGGTAAATATATACTTTTATCATTAGCATCCAATCGATTTGTTTCGGCTGAAACAATAATATTATCAACAGTACTGTTTTTGATGGAAATTACGCCGGAATGTTCAGAATAAATGTAGTCATCTGTTCCGTCTGTTTTATTTATCACGTATCTCGGAAAACTGCCTTGAAACATTAATGCATCAATTATTAATAATTTATTATAATGCAATGGTATGTATACAAATTGATCAATGTATTTTGGATTAATCTCAAGTGGTGGATTGATGATATAATTGTTATTAATAACAATTGCCAATATAATTTTTATAAAATATTCCGATGGATAAAAATGATGATTGGATATCTTATGTAATAAAATATTGGACCAAATAATATTTCCTAATTTATAAAATTTGGTAATTTTACAATTCTCACAGGAATTATTATGAGATTCGATTTTTGATTGCGTGTAGAGTGTACATATATCATTTTGTCCATTAACACACCTATAATTATCGTTCGGAATAGTTTTTTTAGTGTATATTTTGGGACATAATTTTTGTACTGTTAGAATTTTTTCTAGAAAAAATGGATAAAATGGCATCGATGATTTATTACATTCCTCATAATAATATGAAACATTTGTCATGTTTTAAATAAGCTTAGAAATAATATTGATATGCTGAATTATAATCAAATGCTTATCCAAGATACATTTACATATTTGTTATACCAATATTTATTTTTACAACAGGTCAATCAAAAATAAATTCTTCGTTATAAATAGTTATAAATATATCTAATCATCTGTTACTATGAATAAAAATAATACACTAATCAATAAGGAATACAATGAAAAATCTATTAGCGAGTTAATTGGAGATGGATATGATTCTAATGATGAAATCAAACTTGAAATAATCGATAATGAAAATGGAAAATTGTACACGCAAGTGTATACCGTACCATATCGTCCGACCCACTGCAATGAAAAAAGGCTTATTTGTTTTTCTACTATTAACAATGAAAAATGTGGATATGATCATAATTGTACATATGCTCATACTCTTGAAGAACAAATTATTGACGAAGAAAAACAAAGTATTTATCAGATGATTTTAGACAAAAAAATAAAAAATTTTCAAACATTTGCTGCACCAAAAACTGATGAAGTTTACAAGAATTTGTTATTTTTAACACATGTTTGTGAAAATTGCAAAAAAAATAAATGTACGGGTGGTTATAATTGTAGAAATGGTGTCTGTAATTTAGGGTTAAAATTATGTAAAAATGATTTACTCACTGGTGAATGTTTAAACAAGCCTATAAATATAGAGGTTTCAGATTTTATCATAGAAAAATTGAAAGATGAAAAAATTGAAATTTGTGATTTTTATGAAGGATGTATAAATGGTCATCATTTATCAACTAGAGGATTGTTACCGTATTATAAATATTTGCATCAAAAAGAAAATTGTAAAAAAAATAAATATCAATCTGTTAGGTATATCGATATCAATCCATTAAACAGAATATTTAAAAATAATTACAATGATGAATTTAATAATCTCAAAAATAGTAGCAATGATTCTGATTCAACGACTGATGAAGAAATAAGTAATTGGTTTCAACATAAGAATAATTGTGATGATGAATTAGTCGACAATATCTATTCGTATTTTACCAAAAACATATAACTTTGTACATATCAATATTTAGATTATCAATTCATTAATTAATGAATTGATAATTTAGGTTGGATACTATTTAAATATCCTTAAGCGTAATTAAAACTGGATTTTTAATTGATAAATTATCTTCAGTACATGTTTCATTACCACAATATTGTATTATTGGAGGTAATGATTCAAGTATTTGTACACATTTATGGCCTTTTTTAACTAAATCGTCAGCTGCTTTATCAAGCTTTAAAATTTTTTCGGTAAGAGTAGACATTGATATTCGTATAAAATACATTATAAGGTAAGGCATAGCAAACGATTTTTTTTTCATTTTTTTTAAATTTATTGATCAACACCCAGTAAATCTTTGAGTATGTTCTTTTGTTTACCGGTTAAATTATAATTTGTTTTCTTGGACTTTTCATTTTTAATTTTATCAATTTTGATTATGGATTCAATTTCCTTTAACTGAAGTTTGTATGGTTTCATTAATTCTGCAATTGTAATGTAATCTTTTGCATCCAACAATGATTTGAGTATTGATGCCATATATAGAAAATCATAAATTGATACTTTCTTAAGGAAATGATGTTCTTGTGCCTTTTTGATAACCTTATTATTTATTTTTTTGATTGATGTTTTGTTGTAATCTTGTGTATATCTATATCTTTCGTCATTGCTAAATTTGCCAGGAATTTTATTTATATGATAGGATGGTATGACACATGAATAAAATCCATGAACTGGTTGAAGACTCCAACATTGATTTGAATATATTAATCCATCAACTTTATCAGATTCTGACATGGATTTGCTTATGTCAAACATTAAATTTATTTGATCATCAACAGACATTTTTGGATATTGATTTCTAATATTCAACGGATAGTTTTCATGAACCATTAATGGAATGGTTGCCCTTTCTTCACCATATAATAATAAAGCATTTTGCATATTAGTGTACCTATTCAGTAATGTTTTTGTTGCATCGTAAATACCTGGATCCATGTCCTTTTTTTTAGATGTTTCACAATATTTTTTGAATTTATCTAATGTTACCTCCTTATCATTATATATTAATTTTAATTCTTCCAAAATATTTATCAATCGTCTTATATCATATTGTGAATGTTTAACTATTTTGACATAAATATCGCTATCATCACCTTTTCTTTTAATAATATTGAGTTTTTCCTGAGCGGCTATTTTTTTAATAAAATTTTCCAAATCCATATAATTTGGTTTCTGTAAAATAATTTCATTTGTAAGTTTTCTGCTTTCCTTTTTACCATCATGAGATGTTGTTTTAATGATATAGGTAACCATTTTCTTAAGTTCATTAACAATCTTACTATGTTTCATATTAGCAATAATAATTATTGGAAAAAGTTTATATTTATTATTAATTTTAATAATTGCTTTAAGTGCTTCTTTTTCTTTCGGATTTGAAATGTTTGATACATCGTCAACTACCAAGGCTATTTTTGTGTTTACATATTCGCCTGATGGTAGTGTTTTTTTGTAATTTTTAAGCGATGTATAATATGTCATAATTGTTCTGTTCATGCCCGTAGTTTCTTTTTCTACTTTTTTTTTCCGTTTTGTTTTTCTTGCTACAGAGATATTTGATAAATCTGCTGTCACTTTTTCTAATTGGTTTTCCTGAATTACAAGATTTGTAATTAATGTTTTACCTATACCATTCATACCTGTAATTATTAAATTTGGACATGGTATCTTTTCCGGACTGAATTTTTTATTTGTGAATTTTTTTATAAATCTATCAATTGCAATAATTTGAGATTTATCTCCTAAAACCTCTGATAATTTTGCTGGTTTATATCTATCAAGCCAGTTAGAATTTGACATTAAATATTTAAACTTGTAATTCTCTTTTTATGTAACTCATATAAAATTACAATATCAATTTCAATTTTTTATTTAGTTTTGTGATTCGTATAAATATTATTATTAGGCAGAACTACTTTTTGTTGCTAGAACGATTTTTTGATAAATTTCATTTACGTTTAATTATGATCATGAAATTCATTAATAATTTTTGTTGTTCGTTTGTCAATGAGATTAATAGATATATTCCTAATTATTTTTTTGTTTATATTATAATTTAACATAAATATAGTTTTTTTTTTGGATTAAAAAAAATATAGGTATTAAGTATAGTATATCATAATGTCCGACAGAGGTAGAAAAGAAAGTGCTGATGTAACAGATGACTCCAGAAAATCATCAGGAATGCCTACGGGAACCGGAACAACAAATGCAAGCTCTGATAAAATTAGACAAGAAGTTGAAAGATTAGCAAAGAAAGGATATATTTCTTCAGCGGATATTGCTGAATTGAATGATAAATATAGAGGAGACGAAACTATTATCGATGAAATTCTTCGTTTATATGCAAAAAGACACAAAAAAGTTAAAAAACATGCTCGTGAAATTGCTGAAATAATTCATCGAAAATATGGCAGTGGTAATCGTCCTTTACACGAAATTCTTGATAGAATGATGAAATACAAAGCTCAATACAAATGGTCGGATTCGGAATATGACGAATTTAGAAAAGAACTACAACATCTATTAACAGGAAATAGAGCAATGGAAGTTGACTATAATCAAAACATTGCGACCAATCGATCAAGAATTAATAAGGCGTTGGGACAGACACAAATTATTCGTGAACAAGGTCTGAATATTAAAGAATCAGAAAATGGAACAGTTAGTGAAATTTTAAGTATGTACAAAAAAACTCAATCACTTCATAAATCCGTATTTATGCATAGTTTAATGTATGAGGACTGTTCGTTAGTTGCTATGACTGGAAAATATAATAGAGAACGTCATACTGCAAGTAATCATATCCATCCTTTAATTGCTTGTATGTTTTTACCAAAATTTGAAATCTTTGAAATTCATATGCTCTATTCCAACTTTGGTAGTATTATTAACTCGCGTTATGAAAAGACGCCCATTGTAAACGAACCTGATTCTCTTTTATTTTATGATATTACATCTGATCCTAATGATGTTGTGTGTGATGTCAACAGCCCTATGACGGATATTAGAAATAGATATCGTGTTCAAATTAATTTATGGGAAACTGTATTAAAACTTCGAAACGGTAATTATTATGATGCCAGTGCAATCAGTGAATTTATTACAACACTTAACGCATGTAGAAATAATTTATATGACAATGCTGATCTTGCATATGGACAAGATGAAGGAGCTATGCTTAGAAGGCTTTTGTCTGTTTTTTCACTTCGTCCAACTATAATTTATACTAAACCAATTTATAGTGTTGCATCTTTTGCAGCTAGTCCGTTTGGAATGAATTTTGGTATTGGTTCGCCGTACGGTAATAGTGGTTTAGCAACTGGTATGAGTAATAATTTTACTACAGGATTAGGTTTATTCCCATTTAATGCTCAACCGGTCTATACCATTACTAGTATTCCTATGATAACATTACAAATACCACCATTTACGGTAGGTGCCGAACCTAAAGATTTAAGAACTGCGACATCCCAAACTATTTGGATTAATGAAAATAAGACAATTGTTCCAAAAGAACAATCAATTATTTACAGCAAAGAAGTGTTGATTTTCTATGTTAACCGAAGAATACAGCGAATCCAAATCAAAACATATACAAATCCTTTACCGTTTTCCCAACTTCCATTAACTATGTCAAGTTTTGAGAAACTCAATGGATATCCCATTAATGTTCCTGCAACCATTACATTGGGAAATTCTGATGAAATATATCAACTTAGATCAGTTGTTGCTGTAACACAAACTGAGATAACACAAGGCGACAAGACAACAAATATTATAACTGGTTCAACAGGATTGATTATGAGTCATAGAAATTTTGCTAGATCCGTGTATGAACCTAAATATTATTTATATGATCCCTTCGGTGCCTCTCTTCCAGTACGTCATCCTGAAGCTGGTATGGGTTCAGCCGATGGCACTGGATGTCATGAAAATAAGGACGGCTATATTTTGAATAAGCCAATTTCTTTTATCGAACCAGTATTTGTTCCAGATGTAGGTTTAACTGGAGGTGTTCCAAATATGAGTTTCTTTGATCGTGCGGTACATAATGGTACCGTTTACATTTATTCTAAAGATAATGGTTATGATCCTTCGCATGTCATCATGCTCTAAATAAGATTAATTCATATATTAATAATTGTTTTTGTATAGCTATAAAAAAACAATTATATTAGACTGACACAGTTTAGAATTCAAATGTTTTGGTTACACTTGGTAAAGTTTTTAATCCAGTATTTGATACATTTTCAGGATGATCCATAATTTGAATCGGTCCGAAAGCCCTGTCAATATATCCTACATAAGCCATAATTTCCGAAACAATATCTGGGACGACTTCATCCGCTACAATAAAATCAAGTTCTCTTATTTGTTCCTTAATATTATCAGGTAAATGTTTAGCATGTTGTGTGAATATTGATCTCATAACAATTTGTAGATCTGCGTCGTCTTGTTTCTCAATTAAAAATTTTCCATTAGTTATTCTGAAAACTTGTGCAATAATTCGTTTTTGTATTAAATCAACATTTTTTGGATGAAAAAAAATCTTCGATAAAATCGATTCTTGTTGTATGCCACGCAATGAATCTTTTGACATATCATAATAGTCTTCAGCATTGGATTGAAACATAATAAATGGTGTTTTCATTATTTCATTACTGTTCATTTTTTTTAAAAAATCGATAGAACCCTTCGGTAAACTCATCAAATTATATTATTACGTCGGGAATTTTAATAATTTTAATTTAACATATTATTCAAAATCATTATTCATTATATAATTAATTCATTAATGTAATTTGATCCGATTTATAATTAACATCAAGAATATATGTCTTTGCACACAAATGTTTATTTAGCTATGCTTAAATATAGTCTTCTACTTAAAGATCTATTTAATTAATATTATCAATAATGTCATTTTATCCATATTCTTATGATGATCTATTATATAGATTACATGTTTCTAGGACAGCTGATGATTCCTATAAAAAAGCAAATCTACCATCGCTCAAAGTAACAAAAAAAAATAGGCTAAGTATTGTCTCTAATTTTGATGTTTATTGTGAAAGACTTAATCGTTCAAAAGAACATGTAAGCAATTATTATAGAACAGAAACAGGTTCTAATATTTCAATCAATAGTCAAAATCAAATGGTAATACAAGCGATTTTTAGTGAAACTAAATGTGATTCTATTATGAAAAATTACATTAAACAATATGTTATGTGTAAACAATGTAAAGGAATTGAATCTTCTATTATTAAAGAGAATGGCTTAATGTTTTTACAATGCCATCGTTGTGATGCCAAAACTAGTATGGGCAAAATTGCGTATGTATAAACATATAAGACGTACAAGTTATAATTTATTACAATGTATAAAAATATTCATTTTACTACAAAAGAATATATTTTAAATGTATATAAAATATAATTTTTTTGTAGTAAAATGAATGGGATTTACATCCCGGACTATTTTTTTTTTAATATTTAAATTTAGAAAAGATGAGTTGTTACGGAGGTTATGGCTGGGGTTTCCCAGGAGGATGTGGTGCTTATGGTTACGGTTATAGATATGGATACAACTATGGAGGTTGTGGACCATTTTTCGGTGGATGCGGACCCTATTCGGGCGGATGTGGACCTTACTATGGTGGTTGGGGACGATGGGGAGGTGGATGTTGTTAAGTATAGTAATACTTAAACATCTCACTTTGATCATTTAACCAATTATAAATAAATTATTTTTAAAAATACAATTATTTTTAATAATAATTATCATTAAAATTTCGACTTGAATATACAAATCTATTTTTCGAAATTATTCACAGATATTGTTATATCACTAAATTATCAATCTTATTAATTTTATTTTTGAATTCTTGACGAATATTATCCATTAAAATGTAAAAATATAATTAACATCACCTGCAGTAAAGCCATTGAATGCAGATGCCGCAGCATTAGTGTAGGCTCCGTGGTTACGTATTACGATCCAGTTACCACAAACCAATTCTGGTAATTCAATACCATCAGCTATTTTATCCATACTATCGCAAGTTTGGCCAAAAATCACTGATTTATAAACTGGATCGGATTCGTTGACATTATTTAATAATTCGAGTTGTGGTACAGCTTTGTCAAATATAATATTATTGAATAATCCGTACAAACTTGAATTAATATAATAGTGAATAATTTTTTCCTTATCAGGAGTAAACATAATTTTTCTACAAATTACATTTGTAACTAGTGTTCCGCAACTTGTAGCAAAAAATCTACCAGGTTCTGCAATAACTTCAAGATTATGTACATCAGAAAATGATTTTTCTAATTGCTCATTAACATGCGAGGCTATCTCAATAAATTTTTTTTCAGATTCTTCATTATCATGACCAGGAAATCCTCCACCAATGTCTATGAAACTCATTTCAAAGTCGTATGATTTGGCGATATCAAATACAGTACGTGCTAATGAAATCGCATCTGCATAAGCACTACCATCACAGCAACATGAACCAACATGAAAACTCACGCCGATAATATTTAGATTTAAAGTTTTTGCTAAAGTGAAAACTCCTGGAAGATTTTCTTTTGGACATCCAAATTTTGTTCCAAATGGCATTTTCGATTTAGAATCATCAACTAGTATTCGCAAAACTAATTGAGCATATGGATGATAAATAGATATTTTTTTAAGTTCGTCTTCACTATCAAAGGTCATTTTATTAATATTTTTAGTTTGGGCGAACGTAATGCTATTAATTTCTTTTACAGGATTTGCAAAAATTATTTTGTTTGGATCAACACCAAGCTCGGTAACTGTCGATATTTCTGTTTTCGATGCGACGTCAAAACCGGCACCCAAACCCACAAGTGTATTTAATAACATTTTATCAGGATTACACTTAACAGCATAAAACATTTTAACCTTAGACATATATCGCATCCATAATTTGTATCTTCTAAATATGGCGCCAATGTCAATTAAAAAAAAACTATTAAGACTAGCCCGCGATTCTATAATATTATTTATTACATCAAACATGGTATATTCAGCATCATCATACATTCTAATGTTTTTTTCGCTTATCATTGATACCAAACCTTGAATATCAATACTCACAATATCCAGATCTTCGGCCCCTTCTTTGAGTTCTTTTACAACTTCATTTTCTACTTTGGTATTTTTAATTTGTTTAGGGGCAAACATAAGATTGAATTACTATATATATAGTAATACAGTTAAATTCTTAAAGATTATTGTTATGTTCAATTTTTTTTTAATTCAATATAACAATTATTAAATGCGTTTACTTGGTATCATTATCACTCTTTTTTAAATTTTTATTCAAAATATATGATAGAAATGACGAGTGACTTAGCGAAGATCATTATCGAACAATTTTTTTGTATTGTTGAACAAACCTCAAAAAGATGCTGTATATGTTGGGATAAATGTTCAATCAAAATTGTAACACGATTATATTTTGACAGATTGGTTATTGAAATATTCCAAAACAATAATTGTAATTGTGAACAAGCTACTATTTCAACATTTATGCCATTACCTTTAATAACAATTGATTTTACCGATGTCAAACACAAAAATATTAAATGTGATAAATGGATTAGATATCTTGAAATCAAGGCAAGCGAACTTCTTAACAAAATTGAAGCAGCTAAAGGTAATATTATTCCGAATTTATGTTGTCCCATTAAAAAAGCGGAATGTTTGCCTATTAACAATTGTAATTGTACATTCCGGGAGGAATACAGATTATGTCCATGCAAACCATGTCAACCAACAGACAAACCTTATGATGATTGGTGTAAACCATGCAAAAAACCTAAAAGAGAATGCTCATGTTATAAAGAACCAAAATGTCCGATCAAACATATCAATTGTGAAGAGGAAAAATGTCACGAACACAAAAAATGCGAAATCCAAATAAAATGTAAACCAGTAAAGCTTTATAAATGCGAAGATCACAAAAAATGTGAAAGTGAACATGAAAAATGTGACAAATGTGATGACCATAAAAAACCTTCTAAATGTGAACCCATAAAATGCCATGATAAATGTGATGACCATAAAAAACCTTCTAAATGTGAACCCATAAAATGCCATGATAAATGTGATGACCACGACAAATGCAAGAAAAAACACAAAAAATGCGATTCTGAACGTTCCGATAGCGAATCTAGTTATTTTGATTTTTCCAGTATTTCTGACATATTAAGTTGTTCTGACATCTTATCAAAATCTTCGGAGTCACCAATTTTTTCTGATTCTGAATCTGATCATAAAAACCACAATTGCAAAAAACACAATTGCAAAAAACACAATTGCAAAAAACATGATCATAAAAAGGTATACTAAACACTTTTTAATAATCCATTAATAATCTAACTATAATCATAAATTATATTTTGTATTAATAAATTGGCAATCATAAATTATATGTTGTATTAATAAATTAGAATATTACATATAATTATAATGTCGGTTACATGTCAAAGTTCTAGTAATACAATATGTCAAATTCAAAATTCTAACAGTAATGTAAATGTATGTTCATCATCAAATACTCTGTGTTTTCAAAAAATATCATCCTCATCCAATTCAGATTTAGATTCATACACATTAACAATTAATGATTTTATTACACTTAACAGTAATCCAAATATTTTAAATTATGGAATTTTTCAACCAAATAATTATTACATTCAGGATCCGCTAACAGGCCAAAATCGATCATTACAAGAAATTTACAGTTCTGGTGCATCTAAATATATATATCTGACGTATTCCATCGCTTTGAAGGGCTGGGTTAAACCAACAAATTGTTGTTTAATAAATTTAGATTCTGAAATTACTGACAATAGTGAACAAAAATATAACAAAAATCTATTTTCTTATTCAACCTACGGCGGTGTTACTTATGATGGTACTGAATGGATTAATTTGGGTTATCAGGTTAACTGGTTAATTAGCAATTTGAAAATGCAAATTAATATTGCTCGTGATCCCATTACATGTTCACAGAATTTATGTCCGGATACCGGATCATATTACAATCTTAGCGTTTCGCTAAAAGTTGATGTCTCAATTAATTTCTATAATTATTGTTCTAAATCTTTCCCGAACAGTATTAAAGATCCGACATGTATTAGATATCTCAAAGATTATTGCGTCAAAAATAAGGGCTGTGATGGAAATTTGATATCTAGTATAAAAAATTATTGTCAAAATAAATACGCAAATGATAGTTTGAGTATATTTAATGATCCGCATACAATTCCTAATATAGACTATGAATTGTGTGCGTGTAATATGCCAACAAATAATTATACAAAATTAAGTAATAGTCTTATAGAACAAAATATTCCATCGACATATGTTAATGCAAATGATTCATCATGTTTACTTCCAGCATGTCGACAGAGTCCGTTTAAATCAAAGTATACCAACGTATGTGTGGCACCCCAATGTCTAAATATTGGTAGTATTAATGATAATAATGTTGTTATTGGTGCTAGTTTCAATGGTAATAGCCAATGTGAATCTTATGGATTTACACCAATCGGTATGAAAATAAGTCCAATTGCATCACCAACATATGCACCTTTGGGTACGGATTTCTTATGTCAAGCACCCGTATCGCCATTAATACCAGCACCCACATCTATACCGGCATCGGCACCCACACCTATACCAGCACCCACACCTATACCAGCACCCACATCTGCTAATACAATAAATTATACAGGAGTAATTATATTAGCGGTTGTTCTGCTATTTATTTTCATGTTGATTACCTTATTTGTTGTTATTTATAAAAATTCTAAAGGCAAAAAAATTTAAGGATACAAATTAATGTTAATTTATATTCTAAATTTCTGTCAAAAATTTCATTCGTATCCATAAATAAAAAATTCTTGTAATACATCTGGAGTTTTTAAACCTTTAGACTTTTGTTGCAAATATAATTTCTTTCTATATATTTCACTAAGCATGTCGCAATTATTAATAGAAGAATGATAAATAGAAAAATTGTACAAACTGTTCCAGCTACTATTTTTTCAACATAATAATTAACTTCATAACCAATATCGTTATTAGTACCATTATTATAAGATTGATTAGTTATGGAATAATCTGTATAGGATATGGCAGGATGAATATTAACGGTCAAATAATCTGTATAGGACATATCAGGATGGATATCAATAGTCAAATATTGTGAATATATACCATAAAAATAAAATATTATAAACAAAGTAAATTTGAAAATCATTATATTTTGTGTTTAATTAATGATAAATTTAATGGTTTTATTTTTTCAATTTTTTCAATAAGATTTAAAAAATTGAAAAAAATATAAACATTACAATTAATTATAATTAATATAGTAAAGAAATATGGGTTGTAGTCTTTCGTTAATTTATAATGTTTGTTGTTTTAAATCTTATATTAATAGGGGCATCGATAGTCTAATTTACCATCCACCACAATTACCACATCATGAATATCATACCTTTCTAAATACTTCATCAAGCATATTATCACAATGTACGACAGAAAATGGACATAAAGTATCAATTGTGTACATTAAACCGAACAATAATTTATACCCGAAAAAATGGATTGTTTATTCTCATGGTAATGCTACTGATATATTATTAATGCATAATTATTATCAGTATTTGGCTAATGAACTAGATGTTGGAATTTTTGCCTACGATTACATTGGTTATGGAATGTCCGAACCTTTAAAACCGACCGAACAATTATGTTATGAAAGTATTGATGCTGTAATGTATTATCTTATTGACACATGTAAACTTGATGCCAAAAAACTTTTTTTGGTTGGACAATCGCTTGGCACGGGCATAGTAGTAGATTATGCATCCAAAAATAATTGGACGACGCCCATAATTTTAATTTCACCATACAAAAGCATTTGTAAAATTGTTGTTAATACTTCTTGTGTACATCCTGTTGATAAATTTCAAAGTCAATCTAAATTAAAAAATTTGAAGTGTTCCGTAAAAATTTTTCATGGAATTAATGATAAAGTTATTAATATTGTCCATGGAATAGATATGTATAATACTTTAATCGATAAAACTTTTGATCCGGTTTGGTTTGGAAATACGGGACATTGTGATATTCTCTATAAAATATCAAAAGAGGAATACTTGGAAGTACTTGAATATGATTTTTAATTGCTTATCAAATTGATAAGCAATTAAAAATCAACCAGTCTAACAATATTAATACTATTTAATAGTATAAAAAATGGCACTATTATTACTTGTCAGAGCACTAACAACCGCTGGTTATGTTATTTATACAGGCGCTACATTCACTTTAGATTCTGCTGATAATATGAATTTTACGTCAGGCGAATCAATCAAGCTTAAAAATAGGTGCAGCGAAATAGTGGAAGATCTACAACAAATCGATATGAAATTACTATTGACTGGTCGCGGTCACCGTTTGGTACAAACTACAACTAATTGTTTAAAATGGGCATATAAATATGATAAAAAATGTAAATGTAAAAAATTCTTATTCAGTAATGGTTATAAAGAAAAATTTATGTTTTGTCATTTAGAACTAACAAAAGATTTTTATGATTTGGCCATATCTGTTTTTTTAACACACTATTTTCCTAATATTCGGACACAAATAGAAGATGCTGTTAATTTTAGATTGATGCAGGCCAAAGATAACCTCAAAGAGATTGACTGATTTTACTGTTATATCTTTGAATTAATATATGGTAAATTTTTAAGGCGAAAGTTTGTTAATTTTTCTCCGATTACTATTAAAGTTTTGGTTTTTTTTATTCCGGGACTTTTAATATTGTTATTATCTATTTCCATATTTCAATAATAATTTGTTTTATTATTTTTTATAAAAAAACAAATTAAGAATAAATTTTAGTAACTAGATATTAGATAAGTTTCTAATAATTCATCTTCTGACAAATTAATATCTGGACTAGTATTTTGTTCTATTTTTTCCGATGCAGAATATTGTTTCAAAGTTTCAATTCTGACATCTTTTTGTATATAGTCATTTAATGTTGGATTTTCTTTGGTGATAACTTTTACAATTCCATCACCCATCGGTGCGAGAACTAAACACCATTTGTAAAGATCTTCTTCAACCACTTCTACTGCAAGTTCTCCCTTTTTAAATTGACTGGTAACATCGCGAATATTCGGTACTTCTGTATCTTTTCTCAATAATGTTCCGATACGATTATGCATTAGATGTCGGAAATATGTAGATATTACTTTTCCTAAATCCATTTCTTGATCTTCCATCATTGTCTCAATTATTTTCATAATTTGTTCCGGAGGTTTCGTTACATTATTTTTAGTATGTTCTTTAGTAAACGAATTTGTATTGACAATTCTTTTATAATTTTCATAAACTTTTTTTCTAATGTTTTCCATCGGATAACTATTGCCAATAATATCATGAGTATAAATTTTATATTCCCTTTCACATTTTTCAATTGTTGTTCCTTTTGGAATAATATCTTTAAAATTGGAATCCACAAGTACAACATAACCATAATTTGGTATATAATAAGATATACCATTAATTACGTATTTCCAATAGCCCATGGCCTTTCCAAAATTTTGCAAATCTTTAATATATATATTATCCTGAATTGTCATATCTCTCATATAAATACCATGTAATTGCATTACATACAAAGCTGAAACGATTTGGAATAGCACTCCTAACCAAACCTTTTCATTATGATATCCATGACTAATCATTTTCATTACAATACCATTCCTATCATATATTCTAGAGGCCCATTGATATAAATTGTGATGTGGTGCTTCTGTTACCAATATTAATGTAGTACCACTATATGCCTGTAATGCAGGATCAATTTCATCGGGTAGTTTTGCAATAACTTTTCTTGCAGCATCAGGTAGCGTTAACGGTCGAATAAGTTCATCACTTGGTTTGACCTTTGAAAATAGTGTATGAACTTGTACAAATTTGGCCCAATCTTTTGTCAGAAAATCTTTTTGCGTTAGGCAATTCTTTTTCAGAGAAAAGAAATCAATTTTTCTATTTCCCGAGCGATACCATGTGTAAAGTAATGGAAAATTAGGTGATTGACGCTTTTTGAGAATATTTTCTCTAACATATTCATAATATGCTAATTCTCTCCATACATCATATTCTTTATAAGTTATTTGTCTAAATTCATAGGAATAATATTCGGCATACGTCAAAGAATAAAGCCGGATATTAAGTCCAAGCGAATCTTTAGAACAAGTAATAGATTGACTTTTTTCGTCGAGTTTTATCCCAAAACATGATCTATATATTAATAGTCCATATGGTAGACCTTTATAAGGATTGGATTGAATTGGACTGTAATAGTTCGGATTTAGTTCCATAAATTTTATGTAACTCATTAAACTATCTTGACCATCACTATCTAAACTAATTTCTTCTCCATCATTTGTTTTGACAAGTATCTGTCTAATATAATCATATGTTTGTAAACGTTCACCCATCGTTGTCGAACTCATTTTACCATCTTTACCTGGCATTACAATTTCATATATTTTGTTCATTTCCACATGACCTCCTGTCGGTCCTGGCAAACTTATGTTATATATCTGTTGTACCGGCATTTTTACATTTGGACCACAGGAAATAGCACTAGTTGGAGCATATAAATATTGCAGTGCAGCCGCTGAAAATTTTTTATTTTGGCCTAATTCAACCGTCGGAATGTATGGATTATATATTCCATATTGTCTTTGTTCTTGTGGCTGAGGTGCATACATTTCCATTTTGAACGTTGGTTGCATAGTACTAGGATTATAGTATGATTGTGATGACGTAACAGGCATACCTGGTTGTTCAGCGAATTTTTTTGTTGATTTATTCTCAGATTTTTTTTTGCTTTGATAAACATCTTTTTCTGTATTTGTAATAAAAGGTGTTCCCGGCGAAGTTTTTATTTTTGTTATTTTTGGTATTACTGTGGCCCCATTTCCTCCACGTTGTCGTTTTAGTTTGTCATTTGCCGAAAAAAAAAAGGTTTATGTTTTCCTCCTCCTCCCATTTGTTGCATTGAAGGAATTTGTTGCTGTGGCATTTGCTGAAGCATTTGCTGAGGAAATTGGTTTTGAGCATTTTGTTGTTGCATTACCATCGAATAATAATTTGGATCCATCTGTGTCTGATTTTGACTTGCCATCATATAACGTTGGTACGCATCAGCATCGGGCTGCATAACAGGCATTTGACCAATTGAATTTTGCATTTGGTTAGGCATGCTAGATTGGAAATTAGATTGTAAATTAGATGGCATTTGTGTCGGTAAAATTTGGGAACCATCCGTTTGGTACTGTTGAGCCATTTGTTGGGCAATTTGTTGGTAATTTACATTTTGATTACGAGGATTGTATTCATTTGGCATGACACCCAATGCTGATCCTATTGAATTAATTCTAGATGCAACGCCATTAATCATTACATTGTTATTATTATCATAAGGCTGTGTATTTGTTCTTTGCATAGTATTAATTAATGCGTCATAATTTTCCTTTTGGAATGTATTATCGTTTACATTTCCAATATATCTTTTACCACGATAATTTTTAAGTTTATTTTTGGAGACTCTTCGTGATCCAGCATTATCTGATACATTTATAATTCTTGACGGCGCATCACTTCTCCTATCTTCTGTTCTTTCTGTTTGATCGTCCGTTAAATCCATATCTTTGTCATTTTCTGATTCGAAAAATTCATTTCTTTTAAAATTATTTTTTCGATTAACTTTTTTATTACTCATATTGCCTATATCATTATTAGAATATTTTTTATTTGAAGGAGAAACGTCGCGATCATTGAAAGTATCAAAAATATCATCCGAATTCTCTGACAATTCATTTATATTTTCGTCATTTACATTGTTTCTATTCATTTTATTATCTACGGTCCTTGTAATACTCGAACCAGATCTAATCTTATTTACTTTTAATTTAAGTTTATTAATACCATTATTTATTTTTGATTTCTCTGACAATTTAGTAAATTTTTCAGTGTCTGAATTTTCAGAAGATTCACTATTTCCTCCCATTGAATCATTAATATCCTTTGTCTCGATAAAACTTGTATTTAGCAACGAATCTTTGCTTGTAAAAAATGTGCTATTTCGGATATTTTTAATTCCTAATTCAAATTTTTCTTCATCGGATAGTTGGTCCCATAATTCTTTTGTTAAATGGATTTCGGATGACCTAATTTTTTTTGGCAAAATTACATCAAATAAAGATACCAATTGTGGATATTTTTTTATGTCAGAACCTATATGGTTCCATAAATAATTTAATAATTGGTACAAATCACTATACGATGATTCAATATAGGGAATGGAAATTTGGCCACTTTTAAGATAATCATTCGAAATAACATCGCTGATTTCCGATAAATAAAAATCACTTAATTTCAATTCCGGAAAAATTATATCATCGTTTTTTCTCAAATAACAATCAATTACTTCTGGAATAAATTGATTATATCTAAATGTCGAGTATGATCTTGTAATTTGATAAAGAACGTCCACAGCCTGATAAATAATCGTTTTAATAACACGTTGATCCAATGGATAACTTTTTAAAAAATTATCCAATGTTATCAAACTATAAAATTTTTCTGTAATTTGAATCGAGTAATATTTATCTTTATCAACAAGGTTTCTGACTTTTTCATACGGATTCAAATCTGATCCCTTAACATCGATATTAACTATTGGCAACAATATGTTATTTGTTTTATCACTAACCACCAGTTCGCTTAATAATGTTTTGATAACTTGATGAACATTTACCGGATCTGTCATTTTGTCAATAGAATCTTTATTCATATATGGTACAATCCTAATTGTACACATGTGGGTTTCACCTCCTCTTTTTATCCATATTTGTTCTACATCCACACCATTTATTATTAGTCCTGTCGGAAAATTATCAATATATTTTATCGGTGTTTTATCAAAAATAGTATCTAAATTGTAATCTGACAATTTAAAACGTGACATTTTTAGATCAACCACATCAATAAATTTTGACCTAAAATCGTTGGTTTTTGCATACACAGCATTATAAATATCTTGAAGTAATTCATCCAATTGATATATTTTATCGTTATATTTATCTTCTGGATTTGACATTTTATTAATGTATATATATAGTGTGGATATTTTGTTCTGATACTCTTTATGATGTTTAAATATTTTATATTTTACATTTTAATTTGCCTGTTATAAAAAAAATATTTTTTAGGGATTGCGTGGATCAATATATATTATTACAAACCCGAAGAACAACACGATGCAGTTTCAGTACGCATTTGACCTGGTTCGGAAAAAAATTGTCAAGTTCATGGCCTGGAAAACTTTAATTAATGCTGCAATTATTGCCAAACATTTTGATAGAATAGATGATGGCCATTAAAATGCTGATAGGTGTATTTCTGGATACTGATAGATTATCTGATAATTTATCAGGATAAATTATTATTTAACTTTAAAATTTAAAGTTATTTAAATAAATATATTCATTTACTAATTATCTAAATGCTGACAATTATTAGTTTTTTTTCAATGTGTTCTGCAACATATGGATTGTATAATGACTACTATAAAAGAAAAATATTCAAAAAAGAATTTATGACCACAAAAATAATTGAGAACAAACAATTACTTATTGGAAATGTATCATGTAATAATTCATCAACATCTGATATTATATGTAGCAGAGACATATATAAAAAAGAACATGTGAAATATTATGATTATTATTTTACCGATCACATAAATCAAAATAAACTATCTTTGCCATCCAATCTTGTAAAAATATATGTTTTCTGGAAAAAAAATAAAAATTTTAATTATATTCATCCACTAATTATGTTTAATAATTTTCAAGTAATCCTAAACAAAAAGACTGTTATATATCATACAAATAAAAATTTAAAAATTATTAGCCATAACAAATATCAAATAGAAAAATCTATCCCAAATAATACTAATGTTGCTATTTTTGCCGAAAATAAGGACAATATGTTAATAACTGAATATATTGGTAAACCTTCTGCTGTTATCAGTGAAATTAAATACCGATATTATGGTATTAGTAATGTTAATACATTAATTACTTTATCTCTGTTTGGGATTTCGGCGTATTATTTTTTCACTTCGATAACAAAAAATTGATTTTAATTTGTATTAAGATAATTCGTTACAACATTGGAAAATTATAAATGGACAAAATACCCGCTACTATTTTTGCTATTCCATCACTATTATATTTGGCTTATGATTATAAAAATAGACAAAAATTTAATCGGTTACTCGAAAATAATAATGACAATAACTATTCATTAAAATCTGGAATAATTATTTCAAATGAAATATTGCAAAAACATAATGAATTATTTAGTGTGGAAGAAGCCATTATTGGAAAAGAAACTACTACCAAAATTCGTACATATCATACGAATTTGGCAAACATTTCAATTAATATAACTTCTCCATTTTCCACACTTGATTGGAAAACAAATTCTAAACATAGAAAATTTGTTGACGGTATAACATTATCAAATGATCCAGATCTTATGTTATATATTAATTCTGATACTAAAATTATGTGGAACGAACCAAAAAATTGTGTTATAAAAAATGATATAAAAACAACAGAAAAATATTTACACAATAATATTCCATGTTTTATTTTTGGTAATATTATTGATAAGAATATTAATGTTAAATATATCGGTAATAAAAGATATGTAACAGATAAAATTCGAACTGAACATTATGGCATTAATAACTGGTTAACTACATTAGCTTCAGTAACTTTAACCTTGTCAGCTAGTTTTATTTTGAATCAGAGCAAAAAATCAAAATAATAAACAATAAAAATGGTCAAAATTACTTAATAAAATAAATTTAACTATTTAAAAATCGATATTTTTTAAATAATGGGTCCTTCATTATGACTTTAAAAGGTGTCGTAAATTCCGTGTCGACTTGTATCCTACCTTTCTTGTTAACATATTTACCATTTCTATATTTTTCTGGTATAATTCGGTGAACAAATTGTATAATTTCATCAGGCGCGCCTCCATCATAAAATTGTGGAAAAAATCGTTTACTTATTAATGTATTAAAAAAATAATGCATATCATAGTATCTATTTTGTTTTTTTGTAATGTTGATTTTTTTTGTCCAATCAGCATTGACTTTATTGTTTTCAATAATTCCATCAATACATGCAAAATCAAAATCCCATATTTTAACCTGAAGATTAATGTTTGGGATAATAAATCTAACATCATCAATATTATAACAATATCTGCCATCTGGCCTATTTTTTTTAATATCAGAAACTTCTACCAATATGTTATTTGCTTTCATATCATTATGTCTAAAAGCTGGATATTTTTGATGTATAAATGCTAAAGTAAACAAAATTTGAAAAATGATTACTACCCAATCTCTCAAAATCATTTCTTTATAATTTTTTCTTATGTAGTCAAGTAAGTCCCCTCCATTACACCACTCGCTAATTAGAACAGATACAAAATCTTCAAATTCATTCTGATAATATCTATCAATAAATTTTTTATACATCTCATTTTTTTCATCATTAAGATCAATTATATTTTCAGGTACATTAATAAAATTGGTAATGCTCGTATTAAATGTCCCGATTGGAAGAACGAAATGGGGAGTACTTTTTTTAATAACAAAATAAGATAATAATTTAAGCATACGTAATTCAGCATTTTCTGGTCTTGATGGATTTTGCATACCACCATAATCATCCTTGGGATATGCACATACTTTAACGGCAAAAGCAACGTTTCTATCCGTTTTAGAGATAGCTTTGAATGTGTGTCCAGTTGTTCCACTTTTTAAATATTGCAATTTAACATTCATGGATTTAAATAAATCTTTTGCATTCATTATTTTTTTACCTAAACGTGAACTTGTAGCGGTTTCAGTATCACAATTATCAAAATCAATCATTGGTCTTAACTTATTACCATCTAAAATATTTCTAACAAATTCAATTCTCGTTTCTGTTGGCTTTTTTTCTTCATCTTCAGATGAATTTTTATTTTTTTTGTTGGATAATGCCATGAGACTCGACATAAATACATTTTGATATGAATCCACAACATCATCTTCAGAACTAGCATATTCATATTTCACTCCTGTATGATGCATATTACGCTTCTGTTTTTTGTTCATGTTAATTATATTATAAATATTAGAGTTATTTTTATAAGGAATTAGTTCACGAATAGTACTTATCCCTGGAATTTTCATTTGAAAATATATGATATTTTGTTATGTATCAATGAAAAAAACAAACTATAAAAGAAAATATATTAAGTATAAAACCAAATATTTAAATATTAAATATGATGGAGACCTGATAATAATTCCAAGTGAATTGTATCAGTTCATATATATTAAACCAACAAACAAAAGTCCTGGTTTTATGAAATTTGGTAATAGTAATAATAAAATGCAATCAATGTATGATATTAATGATTTGGACATATTTTACTTTAAATATTTTTACGCGATTATCACAATATTACAATATTGTCAAATGAAAAAAGTTTTAATGATTGGATTAGGCGGTGGACATTTACCAATGCTTATCAAAAATAAATTACCTGATAGTAAAATTGATGTAATTGAAATCGATCCTAATGTTTTAATAGCCTCAAAAATAATGGGTTTTAATGAAAATAATTTAAATATTTGGATAAATGATGGTCAAAAATTTATGGAAAAAACCAGCAATATATATGATTGTATTGTAATAGATTTGGATAGTGAACAATCAAGTATCACATTTGATTTTAATTTAACAAAAAAAATATTAAATGATAAAGGTTTATTGGCAATTAATTATTGTCACAATTCCGAAAATTTGTCAGAAAAATTAATTAAAATATTTCCTGTCATTAAGATTTATCAGGCAGCACAACAATATGTTTATTTATGTTCTAATAAAGATATTTTTAACGATCCAATTACCAAATATACGGCATCCAATAATATGAGAAAAATGAAATATTTTGATGATATTATTTTTCAAATAAATAATATGTCATCAGTTATTTTGAAAAATATATAATTTTTATCAAGGTTACTATTTTTAGAGCAAAAAAGATTTGAATACATTAATATTCTACTCATAAAATATCAATAAAAATCTAAATATAGGGTATATAGTAAATGGATATTGATTCAGAATTTAAAAACAAAAATCTATTAGATACTGATTCGGTAACAAAAAAAGTTGAGTTTGAAGAATATACAATCAACGATGATGATTATCAAAATAACAATCGTAATACATATAGAACTAATAATGACACCGATCATGCAAAGCAATTGGGAGGAAAAAATCAAAATCTCAATTATTTGGACGATTATACATCTTCACAATATAATTCAAAAAGATTAGACGCTTATGAAAAGGATTTTATTGATATGTACAACAAAGCACGCGAATATAGACATCGCATTATTGATGTGGAAAATAAAAGAAAAAATGAACAAAGTCAGAGCGGTGGACAACAAGAAACACAAAAAAAGGTTAGAGTACTCAATCCTACCGTTAGACTTATGTTGGATTTAACAAAAATAATGAAAAGTTCTGGTAAATATCCAGAAATTAAACAATCTCAATTTATGCAAATCTCCAAAATGATTGTTGATGATGCTAAAAAACAGACGGGAATGCAAGAAGTTAATGATACTGTCAAACAATCAGCCATGCAACTGGCAAAAAATCCTCAAAAATATATTGAACGTTTTAAAAATCAACAATCATTGAAAGATGGAAATTCCGACACAAAATCCGGATCCAATTTCCGTGGTAATGATAAGATGAAAAATTTTCGCGATAACAAAAATTCTGATAAAAACCCGGATGCAGATTCATGGAGAGGATCGGATAGTAATTACCGAAATTATGCACAAGCAAATTTGTGGAATGATCGTAATTTCTCAAAAGATTCTGATGACACCGGACGAGATAGTTATATTAATCGTTATGGAAATAATGACAGAAATGATACAAATTATACTAATAAACAAGCTATGGAAGCTAACCAAAATGATAGTTATGATGATAGTTATGGTGATAGTTATAATAGATATGATGATCAAGCTAACAATAATAGCAGAGATGAATATATGAAAAGAAATACAAGTAATAGCAATAAAAATGTTAGAAGATCTAAGAAATTGATGTATTAATTAACAAAAAATTTTTGGTTTAATTAATAAGATCAAATAGATTTTATAAATTTACACTGCACCGTATTCATTATCGATTTTTTTGCAACAATAATTTTTTACGGGTTTTGCAAATTGACCTAAACTATTTTTCATTGAACAAAGTGACAAATATAAGCATATCGGAATTAATAAAAATAAAAATATTGGTGTTACTATTATTATTATTGAAATATAGCCTAGACAATAAATTACATTCAAAAATATTTTGGCGATAAAAAATAGACATGCTAAAATATAATGTTCTAAATGATTATTAGTAGTATAGGAGCAATAATCAAAATCATGTGGACAAAAACAATTACCCTCTCCAATGGGCTCGCAAAATGAATAATTGATAGTATTACCATTAACATTACAATCGAAAAGACATAATGATCTTAAACAAATATTCCATGGTTCGGACCAAAACATACAACTACACAGTTTTGTTAAAAAATTATCCAATATGGTAACATTTCCAGTATTATTATGATGATTGGATTCAGAATTTGAATCTAATGTACCAACAAATGATTCCATAATAGATCCAAAAGTATCAGATGAAGAATAACTATTTTGTTGTGGGACAACAGCATAATGATCTATGGTCATTTTAATGTATTTGATTATGTTAATAAAACGGAATACTATCCTATCAGTTTAAAAATCAAATTTTATTAATATATTCTTTTTTTTGATTTTTTAAATTTCTTTGATGGTCTATTTTGCGAATAAAATTCGGAAATTTTATTCATTTGTTGTTCATCAATTCCAATGTTCATAGGTTTAACATATTCCTGAATAGATGTATCGGTAATTATATTAAATTCTTTGTCGTCAATAATTTCTAAAATTTGTACCAAGTTATGGTTGTCCAGTACCCTAAATGCTCTAGAAAAACCACCGTCCACTCTGTATAATTTCTTTTTTCCATCAGTTTCATAACATGTTCCATTGATTCCATCTTTATTAGTAAATAATTGGGGTGTATGACCAACAACTAATTGTCCCACTTTATATACTTCTAATGCTTTTTTAACCGATGTAAAACATTCATTGCTATTCAAATCAGTATTTATGGGGATGGAACCATATATTCTTGTCCAGAAAGGAGATAGTGTAGAATCATTAATGATCATGTGCTTATTTTCTTTGTCATTTTTATTAGAAAGTTTATGTAAAAGCCATTTGCGAACTACCGCGTTTAAATATTTTATTTTAGTATTACCATCAAAACCTAAATAATCCAATTTATTCGCTAACACTGGTAATACACCAGCATGAACAAACATAGTACTACCAACAATCAGAACGGATGGTCGTGTACATGCTAATTTACTAGCAAGTGGACTTCCCGGTTTGAAGGCTCTTTTTCTACCATCTGGACCCTCGTAAACTTCACCTGTGGTATGATCGGTATATGCAAAATTATAATAATTTTCATATGATACATATTTAAAAATTCCTTGTGAATTCATTAATTCATGATTTCCCAATAAACTATAAACAGCGCCTCCTTTAATTGATGCCTTAGAGTGCATGTCATCAAAAAAATTAATAACATCCATGTCCTCGGCTTTGTCGTCTGGATATTTTGTAGTTTGACATTCATATACATTTGGGATCGGACGACAACTATCTATCTGATCACCAACTTGTACTACAATTGTGTCTGCTGGTTCAGCTATCCAATTATTATTATCATCTATTAATTTAGCTAATTTAAAAGATCTGATTGCCAAATTTAAATCTCCATGTATATCTCCAATAGCTATTATTCTTTTGACCGCAGGTAATGTTGTAGGTATAAATTTATAATTTGGACAATCCTTTAAAAAGTCTGCTTCTTCGTATAAAACATAATTTACGGTATTTTTGGCTATTTTTTTATTTTTTGGCTGATCTTTTTTCATCTAATTATATAATATCATCATATTATTAAAAAATCAATTTAGGTGGATTTTTTCTTGAATAATATATAATTTGAGCATGACATTAAATTAAAAAAATATTTATAAAAAATTGATTTTTTAAGTGTTTAAAAGAACATAAAAAATAATAATATCTCTACTAAATAGATAAGCATGAATTCAAATTATTCTAACTTTTTTGAGCAATTAATGGGTCAATTGGAACAACCTAAACATAATAGTGAATGTTCAATTCCCAAAAAAAATCCACAAATGGATTTTTTTGAACAATTGATTGGACAGCCTAGGCGCAATAATGTTCCATCTGTTTCATCTGTTCCTGCAAAAGATCCGTTGACAGATTTTTATGAACAATTAATCAATCATTCTAAACGCACAGATTTTTGCGAGCAATTGACGAAACAACCTAAACATAATGATATTCCATCTGTTCCTACCAAAAATCCATTTGTAGGTTTTTGCGAATATTTAATGGATTACGCCAGGTGTATCGATAATGCATCTGTCACTTCGAAAAATCCATTCACCGATTTTTATGAAAAAATAACAGAACAACCTACACGTAATAATGTTCAGTCTATTCCCGCAAAAAATCCGCAAATGGATTTTTTTGAAAGATTAGTTAGATCAATGCCTTCAAATTCGCATCATGAACCAAGAAATAATAATGCCAATGTAGGAATTCCGATTAATTTCATCCCAAAAGAAAATGCATCCATATTCAATGCAAATAGTGCCTCTTCTGGACCTGCTACTAATTCAAGATTCAATGAATGTATTACTGATCGTGCTGCGCATCTTCGCAATAATTATGATTTTGATTTTTATGGTATCCAATGCCGAATCGAATCTGTACATGATTTTTGCTGGCAAGGATATATTTTTCTTAACATAGATCATGTGGACTATTTTGAAGGTGTAGATATGCTAAATAAAATTTATAAGGTGCATGGAGGAATTAAAAAACATTCAGATGGTCTGTTAGGATTTATTTCTTGTAGTGGACAAAATGATTATTGTTACTCACGATCATGTAATCATGACACACGGAATCAAGTATATCATGGATTCGATTTTGTCAGAAATCAATTAAGAGAACTAGCATTACAAGTTATCGAACGTAAAACATTTCAGAGATTACGACCATCTTATCAATCAGGTCTCCCAAAACAATTAGATGAAATTTTGTCTATATTTGGATTTCGACCGTGTCAAGCAGAAGAACCTCGGCCAAAAGAATCCCAAACAAAAACATCTCAAGCAAATTTCCAAAAAGAATTTGATGAATTTTTCTCTTTATTTGGATTTCAACCGTCGCAGCCAAAAGAATCTCAAGCAAAAACATCTCAACCAAGTTCCCGGAAAGAATTCGATGAAATTTTGTCTTTATTTGGATTTCAACCGTCACAACCAAAAGAATCTCAAGCAAAAACATCTCAGCCAAATTTCCAAAAAGAATTTGATGAAATTTTGTCGTCACTACTTGGTATACATCCTCCTTCTCAACCAAAATCGTCTGATTCATATCTTAACGATCTTATTAAAGGCGTAACAGGTGATTTTAAATCTATACCCGATACAAAACCAAAATTTACTGCCTCGAATAATATTCCACATGAATTAGGTGACTTTTTCTCGCTTTTCCTTGATCCCAAAGAAAAGCCTAAAGCTTCTGAAAAACGAACAGTACCCAATTATAATCAACAAAGTAATAAAAATAATTTTACTGTTATAAACGAAAAAGATTATACTGATGAAATTAAATCGGCAATTAAACATCTAAAATCAATGGGAGTAGACGATGTTCATGTTATGAGTGTTCCATTAGTCCAGCCAACTGACAAGAAAACAGGATCTAACGTTGAAAAATCGAGGGTCATTCATGAAACAAAAAGAAGAACAGTTTGTGATGATGAAATACCTGAACTTGTTGATGTTGATGATAGTGATTTTTATCCAGATTCCGATGACTCATTAAATATTTGTGATAATTCTCCAAATTATAAATTAAATTTAGCTGATTGCTGTGATTGCGGATCATCATTTGAATTCTATTCTATCAACCCAGATATAATGGATCCCCTGTTAGAATCTACAGAGTCTACTGAGTCTACTGAGTCTACAGAGTCTACAGAGTCTATAGAATCTACTGAGTCTACTGAGTCTACTGAGTCTACTGAGTCTACTGAGTCTACTGAGTCTACTGAGTCTACTGATTCATTGGCTTTTGAAATACAAATAGATCGATTTGCTGATAGTATTTTGAAAGAACTCAAATACATCATTCCAAAATTTCGTGGGAATGCGTCATCCCAATTTTCAGAATCCGATTCGGATGAAGAACTTCCAAGCGTTGAAATTGACTAATAACATACTTTAATTTTCATTTTTAATTTCAAAAATTAAAAATAAAAATTGATTAAATAATTATTTTTATTTAAAAACATAAAACTTTCATATTATAATTATGCCAAAAAACAGATCATCCAACAATGTTGACAAAAAAATTACACGTTTTGGGTACATCATAAATAAAAAATTATTCGATGATGATATAATTAAAAAAATAAAACAAGATTTAACAGCAAATCCATTTAAAATGGGAAACTATAACAAATTTTCGAAAAATAATAAATTTCCGTTATATTTAGAAAATGGTGATTACATTGGCGTACCAAAATACTATGGCTTAGAAAAATTTGGTCAACCTGATATTAATCGTTTAGAACAATATAAATACCCAATATTTGACATGAAATATCTTGGTAAATTGCGTCCAAACCAAGAAATTATTGTAAATAAGGTCATTGATGGTTTTGAAAAACAACGAGGCGGCTTGCTTATCGCTGGATGTGGAAGTGGTAAAACTAATATGGCTATTTATATAGCGTGCAAATATAAACTAAAAACATTATTCATTGTACATAAAACTTTTTTAAAAAATCAAGTAATTGATCGTATTAAATCAACAACAAACATTAGGGAAGTTGGTATTATACAACAAAAAAATGTGTTTACTAATCATCCATTTGTTGTTGGAATGGTTCAAAGTCTGTCAAAAATAGATTATGGTGATGAAATCTTTAAAGATTTCGGGATGATTATAATTGATGAAGTTCATCATATGGGCGCCAGAAATTTCTCAAAAGTTTATCAGAAAATGAGCGCCAAATATATGCTTGGTATATCAGCCGAACGTAGTAGAAACGATGGTATGTACAAAATTATTAATTGGTACATGGGGCCAATTCTTCATGCCGAAGAACAAAAACCGAATGATATGGTTGTCGTAAAAAAATTTCTTTTTAAAACATCAAATAAAGAACGCTCAAAAGTCATTATTAACAAATATAGTCAAGAGCCCGATAGATCAACTATGGTTACAAATCTTGTACATATTAAACGTCGTAATAGATTAATCCTAAAAATTATTGAAGAATTATTTGATCAGGGAAAGAACATACTTTTTTTGACCGGTAGAATAAAACAGGTTGATTTATTTTATAGTTTACTCAACAAAAATGAGTATGTTAAGGAAAATGTAGGAAAATATGTTGGAAAAATGTCTGAGGAAGAATTAGCGGTATCGGCAACAAAACAAATTATTTTGGGCACATATGACATGGCTCAAGAAGGATTGGATATCGAAAATTTGAATGTTGTTATTCTAAGCACACCCAAAAGTTCAATCAAACAATCCGTCGGTCGAATTCTTAGAAAAGAAATCTATGAGGAACATCCAATTGTTATTGATATTGTGGACATTGATAATAACGTATTCAAAAGGCAGTCTAGTACCAGAGACAAATTTTATATTAAGCAACAATTTAATATACAACAATTTAATTTTTCCGATTATCAACTAGAAAATTATTCCAGTTGGGACAATGTAGATGCTATCAAAGAAGCATTGTTAACATTACCCAATGACAAAAAACAGAAAAAAAAATTCGAGCAAGCCAAACAATTATATGGTCCGATAAATTGCGATGAAATAGAATTTATGGATGATTAACGAGGTGTCATGGTCGATCCTTTAAGGATTTTTATTCTCCCTCATTAATTCTTTTCATGTTCTTTTTGTTTGCACTTAATCATCTTCTTAAAAGGATTTTTATGACCATTAACTGGACCGGCATAATAAGCCTCTTCAAATACCTTTTTGACAAACATATAGTTTCCTTTAAAAATCAACTATGACTATGATGATATTAATGTTTTTTTTCAATTTTAATTTCCATGATTTATAAATCATAATAATTAAAAAAATATTTATCCAAGAATGATTTGATTAAAATCAACACCGAGTTTGACCAATTCTTTCATATACATTATATGGCCACGTTTCTCATCCAAATCCAAATCACCATAACTTAAATTTGACCATACAATTTTTCCCATGTACTCAATGTTAACATCATTGTCTAGGAATAATTTTATAAATTTTGGGTGGTAAATACCAGAAATTATATTTTTATCAGTTATTTTAATGCCGGAATCAATTAAAAACTTGGCAATGTTGAAATTTTCTTCATATATTGCTGTTGTCAATGCATAAGAATTTCGCGCATTGATATCACAACCACATTCATAGAGAAAATATTTAACAGTCTCAATATTGCCATAAGAACATGAATTAACAAAAGCATAATCATTATCATGTCTTGGATTGGCGCCCGCGTCAACAAGTAATTTTATTTGATTTAGTGATAAGTTATGTCTTTCATAATTGATTGAAAAAATGTCGCTCAGAAGAATTTTATCAATCTTGCTATTTGATTTTTGTATTTCTTCAATTAACAAATTTAAAACTTCCTTATTGATGTTAGAAGTGTTAAATGCTAATATTTCTTGAATTCCAAGACCAAGATCCAATAATAATTTAACTATTTTAGGGAAATGCAAGAAGGTACGCATAACATTTTTTGTTAGAATCAGTTGATTGTCAATTAATAATTTAATTAAATCAGGTTTGTTCAAACATTCTTCATCAAGATCACGAAATTGATATTTATTAAAATTAATACCAATATCTTCGATAAGATGCCTAGCAAACGCAATATCATTATATTTAAAACAATAATGTAATGCTTCTGCATAACAGTCTGGTTCAGCACCCAAATCTATCATTTGTTTTATTGAAGATATTGTGACATGATCTAAACGAACTATTGATCTAAAAATAATATTTATATCAACGACTTTGGAATTTATTTTTCTTATTAATATATCGGTAATATTGCCATTTGCATCAAGTAATTCGTCATGTGTTATATATTTTATAGTATTCATTTTAATAATTATATCGTCAAAATAAATATCAATGAATTTGTTAATTTTTCAATTTTTAATAAATTCAGATGTATTTTTGTAGTAACAAAACAAATATATAAAACTGAGCTGCACTAAATATTTTTTTATTTTTTTTATAAATCTTTGTTTAGTATATAAAATGTATCAGTATAATTATCCAATTGACAATTATAATTTATATGGTTATGAAACACTTTCTCAAATTTATCAAAATTTGATAGATGCTATGACTAAATCTTCCCAAACCAATATTAAGCTCAAAGCTGCCACTGAGCAAGAAATTCGGAATAAATTTGAACGTCTCAAAGATGCAGAAAATGAGCTAAATGATGCACTTAAAAATGCCGAAATTAAAAAACAACTTCAAATTGCATCTAAAGGAATTATAGATCCCGACAAAATACCCGACGAAGCATTATCAACAATTCTAGAAAAACATTCTAATTTACTTGGACTAACAAAAAAATACAATACCAAAGTTAAAAATTTGGCAGATATTCTTGAAATAATTAATGGTGTTATTGCCGAAAAAACAGGTAATCAATATGGTGTCAGTGTTAAGTTAAATTATCCAACTTATGTGCCCTTATACCCATCAATATATACAGGTTACTAGTAAAAATATATTTTGATTAGTAGTAAAAATATATTTTGATTAGTAGTAAAAATATATTTTGATTAGTAGTAAAAATATATTTTGGTTATTCTAATTGGTAAATTCATTAATTAGTCGACAAATCATAGCTGATAATTGCAATTTTGAACGAAGACCGGTACTGACAACAATTTTTGTTTTATTAATGATATGAATTAATCTCAATCTCAAATCCTCATCCATATTTTCCATAGTAGATAATACATAAACAAATCCAGATACGATATCCAAATAGTAATATCCTTCTTTTATAATATTATCAATTTCTTGATTGGCCTCAATAATTTTTCTATTTTTACATAAATTAATAATTTTTTTGATTTCTTCCGGATCTGGAACTTTGCAAATTTTGAGAACTAAATCTTTTGTAATTTCTCCATATGTATATGCTGTTTTTTGTAGATCATTTATGGATTTTCTCATATCACCATTTGAAATGTAACATATCGTTGATAATCCTTCCAAATTATATGGAATTTTTTCGAAATCACATATTTTTGATAAATATGAATTAATTTGTTCTTCTGTTAATACTTTAAAACGTATAATTCGACATACACTTTGTATATCTTCTATTATTTTTGTAGAATCATTGCAAGTAAATATAAATTTTGTTCTTCTACCATATTCTTTTATCATATTATTAATGTCAAATTGACATTTTGGAGTCATATTATCAGCTTCGTCCAATAAAATAATTTTGGATGAAGTAAAATTAACTACACGTTTACAAAATGGTGGAATAATAGTAGAAATACTTCGGACACCTCTATCTTCAGCAGCATTGAGTTCCAAATATCCTCTATCAATATTCTCTCCCAATATTTTTTTTGCTATACACCTAACACTAGATGTTTTGCCAATACCAGGAACACCAGTTATTATTAGATGAACATTTTCTCTATCCATCAAAAAAATATTGATTTGTTGCAATATGTATTCATCTAATATTATATTAGATATGTCTTTTGGCCTATATTTCTCTGTCCAAGGAATTGATTTTTCCATATGATATTTAAAATGTTAATTGTTATTATTTTAAATATCTAATTATTTTCAATTTTATTTAGAAGATCATTGACATAGTGAAAAAACTCATTGTTTTTTTCTTCTATTGTTCCTTCTACGTACAATGAATTCAAATATTTAACATAAGATTTTTTCATTGACAAAATATCATCATTGCTCACCACCAAACCCTTTTTTGCTAAATATTGATAAACTAATGTTTTTTTTGTTTTTTCTTCATATGCGTTAACCATTTTAGTAATTTCATCCAAAAAATTTTTTTGTAGTTGGACAGCCATTCCGTAAATTACAGAACATATTTTAGTACGTTCAGTCTCTGTTTTTTCACACATACAACAAAAATCTTCACTAGGATCATGACCACGGTCAATACCATAATTAATTGTTATTTCTTCGCCTTGTGCAATTTCTTTGATTGTTACAAGTGCAATATAATTTACTTGTAATCCATGAATATTTTTACCTATTGCTCTAAAAAATACGGTGTTGGGTATACATGAATGATTAATTTTGGACATAAAATCACAAATAAATAAATTATCTAAATTTTTACCATAACAATTTCTTATTAGTTTAGTCAATGATATTTGATCTTTATCTTCATTTGATTCATTTTCCCATTCAAGAGATCGTGGATGCAATGTGTTAAATAAATATTCATTGTCACGCACTATTAAATGACATTCTTCATTTGTCCCTGTAAATACATGTTCCACTAATAACAGTGTGTGAGTATTAATTGTTTTGGTTGAAACTACAGATTTGTAATTATCTTTATCTATTATGTCAATACCATCGTTTAAATATACGATATTTGTATAGTAATTTGCCATCCTTAACAAATAACGTACAAAATATTACCATTAATTATCATAAGAATATTATTTTCAATTTTTTATTAAAATTGAAAAAAATATTATTATGTCATTTAATGATAGTAGTAAACCAAATAAATCAAATAAATGTTTTTTAAAATTACTAATCGTAAAGAAAAATACCATAAATACAAATATGTTGAAGGTCTAAATATATTAAAAGATGAATTCAATAAACGTGGTAATTGTATCAAAGGTGGATTTTATTTTACAAATGAAATTCGTATATTCGAATATTTATCTTATGGAATTTATCTTAGAGAAATTATATTACCAAATGATGAAAATTTTAAAATGATACAGGAATCAGAAAATAACAGATATCGATCAAATATGATAATATTGGGAAAACGCTACTTATTGTCTGATGTTAAAACGTTCATTTTTTTAATAAAAAATGGTGCTGATATTCATGTAGGAAATGAATACGCATTAATATGGTCTTGTACTAAAGGTTATATCGAAATTGTTAAGTTGCTCATTAAAAAGGGTGCTAATATACATATAGATAATGAATTACCATTAAAAACTGCGATTATCAATGGTCATTTAGAAATTGTTAAATATTTAGTCGAAATTGGTGCATATGTATGCATAGACAATAATATTTGCATTTGTTTAGCGTCTGAATATGGTTATTTGGAAATTGTCAAATTATTATTGTCTAGTGGGGCAAATATTTGTGCTAATAATAATGATGCTTTTCGGAGAGCATGCAATAATAATCAATTAAGTGTTGTTGAATATTTATTACAAAATAAAGTAAATATACATGATAACAATGATGAAGCTCTTATTTTGGCAAGTGAATTTGGTCATTTACAGATAGTCAAATTGTTAATAGAAAATGATTGTGATGGTAATGCACAAAATGGATTAGCTCTTCGATGGGCATCGATGAATGGCCACATAGCAGTTGTTGAATATTTATTACAGAATAATGTAAAGATATACGAAGAAAGTTGTTACGCATTTTTGTTGGCCTGTGAACTTGGTCATTTAGAAATTGTTAAAATACTATTGGGTAAAGGAATTAATATACATGCTAAAAACGATAGCGCTTTTCGTCGGGCATGCAAAAATTCTCGTATAGACATTATAAAATTATTGTTAAAAAATGGAGCAAATATTCACGCAAAAAATGAACAAGCACTCCATAAATCTGTTAAATATGGTCATGTAACAGTTGTAAAAATTTTATTAAAAAATGGAGCAGATATCAACGCCAAAAATTGTAAAGCATTGGCAATTGCTACTAGATTTGATCGTAGAGAAATATTAAAAATTATAAAAGAACATTTGGTGAAAAATTAGGAAATAGATGAAAATTTATTGCAAATACAGAAATTTACAATAAATTTTTTGATCCTTTCAAAAAAAAATTGAAAGATTTAATAATTATTTTGATTGCAATGGTTCAGGATTGATAATTTGATCTAATAAATGTATTCTAAACTATTAGGTTGTAATATCCATAAATCCATACGTGTTAGTGGATTAGCTCTAAAAATTATAGATACGCCTGAATTTCAAAGGATGAAAGAAATTAAACAATTAGGGTTATGTCATCACGTTTATTCTGCGGCGGTTCACACCAGATTCGAACATTCGCTTGGCGTTTATCATTTAGCAGGTAAAATGATAAATAAAATGCAACAAGAATATCCAGATAGAGAATATGATATAATTGAATTGGGACCAGATAAAAAAAAATTAACACCATTAATAGCCGAATGTATAAAAATAGCTGCACTATGCCATGACATTGGCCATGGACCATTTAGCCATATTTTTGATGATATACTGCTTAGGGATTCTGATCATTGTAACAAACACCATGAAACAAGATCATGTTTAATTATACAAATGCTGTGTGAAAGAGAACTTAAAAAAGAACTCGATCAGAATCATATTTCGTTTATTAAATCAATTATTGATCCAAAAGATAATCATTTTGGCGCATTGTACCAAATAGTTTCTAATCATTTAAACGGAATTGATGTTGACAAATTTGATTACTTAGCACGCGACAGTATAAATTTGGGTTTAGAATCACAATTTAATACTAATAGATTAATTGATGAATTTATAATAGATTATAATGGAAATATTGCTTATCCTAAACATTGTTCAATAGATATCTATCAATTATTTCATAGCAGATATATGATGCATAAAAAAGTTTATTCCCATAAAACTGTCAAATTAATTGAATTAATGCTTGCCGATATTTTTTTAAAAGTTGATAAAATATTTAATATTTCTGCTTCGATTGATAACATGGAAACCTTTTGTAAACTAACAGACAATACGATATATTATTATATTCAGTCCGTGATAAATCCTCCACTATTTATTCATAACAACCTTGATTATCAACAAAAAAAAGCGGTAATAGATGCGAATGAACTATACCAAAACATCAAAATCAGAAATCTTTATAAACAAATATTCGAAATTTCTGATGAGGATAATGGCCAAGAACTTGTTAATTGTTTTTTAGACCATTTATTAATTTCGTATCCAACGCTTGATAAAGAAGACTTTGTAATTATGCGCACAAGAATTGGATTTGTTAGTGGAAACAAATCTGATCCATTTGAATCAGTTTATTTTTATGAAAATAAGGAAAACAACGTATCGTTTACTATTAAAAAAAATTATATTTCAGGACTAATGAATAATAAGATCCAAGAAATTCGTTGGCATTTTATTTGTAAAAATAAAGAAATTTATCCATTGGTAACGTTGGAGTTTGAAAATTATATGAAAAAATCATCATTGTAATTTTTAGAAATATTTTAATTAATATTCCGATTAGAACTAATCGGAATATTATTAGGATTAACAAAATAATTTGATAACTAAGATCTAGAGTCATCATATATTTTTCCATTACTATCTGAATACAATGTTATCTTCAGGTGTTTGGCGATTTGATGGCTTGATGATCTTTATTGAAAAAAAATTGAAAAAAATAACATAAAGAGTAGGTTAAATAATATATTAGAACTATTATAACATAATGTCAAAAGGAAAAACTGCTATTGGTATTGATTTGGGAACAACCTACAGTTGTGTGGGTGTCTGGCAAAATGGAAAGGTTGAAATTATCGCCAATGATCAAGGAAATCGAACAACACCCTCATATGTAGCATTTAATGAAAATGAACATCTAGTAGGAGATGCTGCCAAATATCAAGTTGCATCAAATCCGTTTAATACCATTTTTGATGCAAAGCGTTTAATTGGTCGATCATTTAATGATCCAGTTCTACAAGACGATATGAAACATTGGCCATTTAAAGTCGTTGATTCCAATGGAAAACCATTTTTTCAAGTGGAACATGAAGGAACTACAAAACAGTATTCACCCGAACAAATATCAGCAATGGTATTGACTAAAATGAAACAAATAGCTAGTTCATTTTTAGGTCAAGAGGTTACTGATGCTGTAATTACAGTGCCAGCATATTTCAATGACTCACAAAGAATGTCTACTAAGGATGCCGGTAGAATTGCTGGGCTTAACGTTTTAAGAATTATCAACGAACCAACAGCAGCTGCTCTTGCTTATGGTCTTGATAAAAAATCTGATCAAGAAGTTAACGTTCTTATATTTGACATGGGAGGAGGAACTCATGATGTTACATTATTAACGCTTGAAGATGGCCTTTTTCAGGTACAGGCAACTAGCGGAAATGCACATTTAGGAGGAGAAGATTTTGATAATAGAATGGTCGATTGGTGTGTTGAGGATTTTAAGCGAAAACATAAACGTGACATATCAACATCAGCCAAGTCATTACGACGATTACGTACAGCATGTGAACGAGCCAAACGAACGCTTTCAGCGGCAATGACTGCTACTATTGAGGTTGATGCCCTATTTGACAGTATTGATTATAATACTCAAATTTCAAGAGCCAAATTCGAAGAACTATGTGCGGATATCTTCAGAAAAAGTATGGAACCAGTAGAACAGGTACTACGCGATTCAAAATTTGACAAATCGAAAATAGATGAAATTGTATTAGTAGGAGGTTCCAGTCGTATACCAAAAGTTAAACAAATGTTATCTAACCTATTTAATGGCAAAAAACTTAATGAAAGTGTCAATCCTGATGAGGCAGTTGCATATGGTGCCGCTGTTCAGGCAGCTATTTTGTCAGGAAATTCTGATGAAAAGTTAGATAGTATGGTTTTGGTTGATGTAACACCATTATCACTTGGATTGGAGACAGTAGGTGGAATTATGACAAATATAATTGACAGAAATACTACCATTCCATGCAAAAAATCTAAAGTTTTTTCGACATACTCCGACAACCAAACAGCAGTAACGATCCAAATTTTTGAGGGTGAACGAAAATTCACCAAGGACAACAATGAACTTGGCAAATTTAATCTTGACGGCATTCCACCTGCTCCCCGTGGTGTACCACAAATTGAAGTTGCATTTGATATTGATGCCAATGGCATACTTAACATTACTGCTTGCGATAAATCGACAAGCAAATCAAAGAATATTACTATTACGAACAATCGTGGGAGATTTACCGAAGAACAAATTGCCAAAATGGTAGAGGAAGCCAAAGAATTTGAGGAAGCTGATAATAAACGAAAGATGGCGGTTGATGCAAGAAATGATTTGGAAAACTATGTTCACAGTGTCAAACAGGCCATGTCTGACCAGGCGGCCAGCCAGGTAATTGATTCAGAATCCAAAGAAAAACTCGAATCTTTATGCAGTGAACTCATGAAATTTATCGATGAAAATCAACATGAAGACCGTGAAACATATGAAGCAAAAAGAAAAGAACTTGAAGATATTTGGAATCCAATCGCTGTCAAAATGTATGCACAAAAGAATGCCGATGGGTCTGGCGAAAACCAGGACTCCGTAGAGAATATGTTCAAAAATTTCACACCGGGATCAAAACCTGAGCCTGAAGTTGAAGAGGTTGATTAAAAGGCTAATTAATTTTATCATTAATATTTAATTTCAATCGAAATTAAATATTAATATAAAAAATGACTACGCAACTTAATTATAAATTAAATGGTCAAGCAAAACTTCATATACAATTATCCAACAATTTTGGTTAAGATTTATGCGGAAAACAGGCTTTGTTATAAAAATTGTACATCTGATAATGAAACAGATTACTTGTACTTAGTTGATGATATTGATATTGAAATTAAATGCATGACAAACGTCATGATTGGAACGAATAAATTTTACATTGTTGATGAATTTATAGATGATAACAATGATGTAATTAATGACAATGACAAATTATGTCGTGTCAATAAATCCACGAATAATTTTATTAATGTTTTGCACAATCGTGACGAAAAGATAACAATAACTCTTCCAATCGGGACAAATGTTATGCAGAGTAATGGCATTAGTATAAATATTTCTTCACCACTTGAAGTTATTTTACCGTCCAAGTGTAAAATTAAATTATCAGAAGGAATCAAATTGCAACAACATTGTTCGCCACTCAAGATTATACTTTGTGAGGATACAGATGCAATTATTATTGACCAAAAAAGATATGATTCGGAACTTATAACAGCAATAAGGAATAACTCAACGTCAATGACAAAAATCCTGTTAAAATATGGAGCAAACGTTCATATGGATAATGATGAACCACTTAAAATGGCTTGTGAAAATGGCTATGTATCAATTGTAAAGATTTTGCTAAAGTATGGGGCAAATGTTCATGCTGATGACGATCAAGCACTTATATTAGCATGTGAAAATGGTCATGAAAGTGTTATAGATCTATTACTTAAATACAATGCCGATATTCATATCAATAATGATGAACCATTAAAAATAGCGTGTGAATATTGTCATGTCGATGCCGTTAAATTATTAATAAATAATGGTGCTAATGTTAATGCAGATAATAATTATCCAATTAGAATAGCTTCTGAATATAATTATCCAGAAATAGTAAATATATTATTAAAAAATGGTGCTAATAGAAAATTTGCATCTGATAATTCAATATTAATATCGATATTTTCATGGCTCGGATTTTAGATTTTTTTTAATTAATTTAATACATTTAGTTTAACATTATTATTTAATAATGTTAAAATAAGAACGGCAGAATAGCAAACTACAAAATTAAAAATTTAATGGCCAAATATGCAGTTACGCCTATGATAATGAGCATAATAATCAATAAAAAGATTAAGCATATATTAGACTTGATATTTTGTTTAATAGCGTAGCATTTTAAATCTTTTGATGATTTGTTAAATTGAATAGCTGTACTGTTAAGCATAGCACTTCTCTCGTCAATATCAAGTAATAATTCACTTCTCTTCAATGCTTTGTCGATATTATCTTTAGTAATTACTGTAATTTCATCAATTTGTTTTTCGATTTGCCGCGTCCCAATTTCATCACTTACGGAATAATATGTCATCATCTTTTCTAGCATTTGTTCCAAAGCATATCTGCCGTTGGTTGGCACATCATAATCACTTTTATTTTGATGATATTCCTGACAAATATGATTAAGAAAATCGAAACAAATACTATGTGGAAAATTTGTCGTTGCTGATGATATATATACATATTCATCGATAACTCTGTACTGTATAGTATGACCATATGCCATTACACTGGCACTAAATGAACGTCTTTGATTAATGGAATAATCAATATTATATGTTAAAAGTGAATCAATAATAGGACTCAATTTTGGAATTAATGTATGATATGCTAATATTGTTTTTTGATGAGCTATTGCTCCAAAGACTATACGCTCAGTCATTTATTTTAATAAATCGATGCTTAAATGCGTGCGCTAAAAAATTTTTTTTTCAGTTTTTTGTTGGAATTTGGCACTTGCATTAAAATTATGGAAACAGAATCAGTTAAAATTTTTCAAACTGTTTATACAACAATAATGTGCTTGAGTAAAAATACTAATAAAATTGATTTGCAAGCAAAAATTTATAATCAATGAGTATTATCTCACGGACATGTGTGATGTTTTTTAATAAAAAATAGATTAATTAAAAATTTTAATTAATCTGTTTTTGGATAATTTATTGATGAATTAAACTTCTACAATTTTAATTGGTTTTTTATAATTAATTTTATTAATAACTTGTCCTAATTTTTCAATGCGAATTGTTAACATCGTATGTCTCCAACTTTGTAATTTTAAATAGCACATGTGAATATTTTTTTTGATTTGATTATCAACACAAGTCAAATCAAAAAAATATTTATTGACATCAAAAACTGTTCTGTTGGACATATCTTGTTGGTAGTCTTTGGTTCTGGATAGTGAATCCTTAACAATACACAAATCATTTGGATCATGTGGCAAAGTACTAATATCTTTTGGATCGAAACTTATTTCCATAATATTTTTCCTATAACTTTCTGCTAATTTCTTAGCATCAACACCATATTTTTTAACATAAAATATTTTTTTATGATTGCGCATGTGAGCACAATAGAATTCGCCATTCGAATCAACGCCATGCTTAACACCAAACGCCAAATCATTGATTGATTGACGATTTGTCGCATTGTGTTTCGCATCAGAAAATCTTAAATTTTCGAATCGATTATCCAATGGATCTCCATTTATGTGGTCTATAAAAGCGGAACCCATAATGAATTTGTGTAAACAAATTATATTCCTATCATAACAAATAACGGCATACGTTTTATCACTATTACTAGCATGAGTTTGACACAAAGAAAAATTTAATCGATATTTATCAATTGTGGTAACAAACATTGGTAAAAATATTAGGTTCATTTTTACAATTTTATCATCATTAATCATTATTTCTAAAAAATTGTCATTAATTCTAATTTTATTTTTGACAATATTCATTTTATGTGCAATGTTTATCATGTATTTGCGAGCTACATAAATAGCTTCATCAACTGATTCATACTCATCCACATTAAATGTTTTACATCTAACTTGACCATCATCTTGTATTATTCTCATTGTTAGTACTTTATCTTTTTCTTCTTCCCTAAAAAATATGGTACCCGGAACAGAACCCAATATCCATTTATTTTTAGGCAATTGATCAATTGGCATTTCATAATATTTACTATGATCTTCAATATTAATATTATCAATGTCTGATGGTTTTTTGGCGACTTTGTATTCTAAGCCAAATTCTTTCATATTTTTCTCACGTAAATCTAATGTATTGCCATTTATGTATTCAACAAATTTGTAGTTGTTTAGTAAATTGGTAAATTTGAATGTTTTCTTTTTATCTTGTGCAATAACATAATATCTTGTTACTGATTTTTCCTTTTTTGCTTTTGCTTGTAAAGGATACTTGTTGACCAATTCTAATTTTTTTGCATCAGTTATAAATGTTTTATCTTTGGTTAACTGTATTTCAATGGTATTTTTATTAATGAAACGTATTTCATTTCGAGTCAGGCCAAGTTCACGTGATTTTTTGATGCGCTCTTTTTCTACATGCTTTAGACATTCTTCTTTGCTAGGAAAGTCATTTATTGAATAACTTGTTGTGTGTATTTTTTTGCCATCAGATATTCTAAGCATATAACTTGTATTTTTGTCCGCTATGCTGCCTCTCGGAATTTCATTGGTCCATTGTGTTGGATAAGTTGTCATAGTGAATTGTTTGTTTTGTTTGAATTGAATGATTTTTATTGATGATAAAAATTATTCATTTTTTTAACGAGTGTAAAGTTCCTCCTTTTTGAATATTTTTCATAACACTAAATGAAGGGTAGCCTCCTTTTGGATATTGTAATCAGTTAATGTACGATTGTCCTCAAGTTGTTTACCTGCATAAATTAATCGTTGTTGGTCAGGGGGAATTCCTTCTTTATCTTGGATCTTTTGTTTAATTTGCTGAATTGTATCAGTTGATTGGCAATTTAACGTGATTGTTTTTCCAGTAAGGGTTTTACAAAATATGCTGAATTCGGACATTGTTTTCTTCTAGTTAATGATAGAAGATTTTTTATTTATATTATCTATTTAAAAACTTTAAATTTCAATTTTTTTTTTATATATTTTTTTAAGAAAAATTCATTATTAAAAAATTCAGAAAAGAATTGTTCGAATGCCAAACCAAAAAAAAAATGGCCATTTAAAAAAATTGATTTTAAATATTTTATTTAAAAAGATATGTCAAGACATCTGAAAATAAAATGGAATACTTGGCTTGTGGAGCATGTGAGAGGGTTAAACCAATTAAAAAATTCAGAAAAAATAATACAAGTATATGCTTATGTTGTGAAAAACTAAATCTTAAATATCATAATGAAATCGGTCAATCCCACAAAAAATGTATTATGTGTCACAATATCAAGCCAATGTGTACATTTTATTTAAGAACATGTAAGACAAGAAAATCCCATTCAAATAATCAAATATGTCGTTCGTGTAAACAATCTACTTCTCTATCAAATAAACGAAAAAATAATGTCACATATTATGCTAAAAATATTTATCAGAATCTAAAACGTCGAATTAAATATCATAATAAAAAAAATCCTAGCAACCCCATAATTTTTGATATTAATTTGACAGATATTTTGGATAAATATTATACACAATTTGGTTATTGTTTAGAAACAGATAAATTAATGACGTTTGTACATTGTGATATCCGTCAAATGCCCATATTATATCCTGACAATATGACTGTTCGCATATATGATAATTCTGTTGGTTATGTAAATGAAAATATTTACTTAGCATGTTTAGTTGGTATTAGCGAACCAAAAAATGAAACAAAACATTAATTCATAATATTTCTATTTAAACTTATCCATTTTTATAATTGATGTATATCAATGATAAAAATATGATCCATTTATACTTGAATGAAATGCTGATGGTGAAAGTTTTGGACAATTCAAAGATATTTTCTTAATGTTAAGTGTTGCAGTTTTTCGCTAGCATAAAAAATTGAAATTAATTTAATTTTATTCCACAATTTAATATGAAATATTAAACAATCAATGCAAATTATCTGTAATAACGAGACCATAACAGTTAATGAAATAATTGCTAGTTCAAAAACATTACAAAATATGATTGCAGATGTTGGTGACATTAATGATCAATATCCAATCATACCTTCTAGATATTATACACAAATACATATGAAAATCGAATCATTTGATACTATACAATTCAAATTAAATTTGTACATTTTTTTGAAGGCCAATCAAGAATTTTTTGTTAATAATCCGGAAGAAAAATCATTTATGACTTGTACCAAAATGCAAGATCTTAAAATTGAGCTTTTAGGAAATATCAACAATAGAATTCTAATGTTGGAATTTTATGATTTCCTGGAAGTTGATGAAAAAAATATCAATGAATTGGCAAAAGAAATTGGAATACTATTAGAACAATCAGAAAATGATGTAGAAATTATTCCCGAACTTTTTTCGATAATTATTGAACAATATCCTTCATTAGCATATCATCCAAGATATACCAAAATTTGTAGAGAATCGTATAAAAGAATCTTTCACAGAATCAATGATAATAAGCACAAATATGCATCAATTTACTATGTTCAACATTTTTTTACTGTTGAGGATATGCAATGTTTTTGTCTTGCGGGTAATTACGAATATGTGAAATATCTCTTTGACAACGGAATTAGTTCGAGTAATATTCAAGATAACATACACAATTATTTTGCGTCTGCTTGTAATAGTCAAAATTTAGAGTTGATACAATTTATATTTAGAAAAGGAGCAATAATTAATAACTCCATATTATCAAAAGCATGTGCTTATTGTGATATCGCAATTTTTAAGTTTCTGTTCGACAATTTCAATGGTGAAATCCATTTTGAAAAACTTTTGGAAGAAATATGTTCAAAAAATAATTTAGAATTTCTTAAATATTTAATAGGCAAAGGAGCCAATATTCATTCCAGTCCATTACTTCTCATTAAAAGTGTTAATAATAAAAATAATCGTGCAGACATAATTAATTTTCTCGTAAAAAATAATTATAATATAAATCAGTCATTGAACAAACTTTTAATACATAAGGAAGATGCTGAATTTATTAATTTTTTGTATCAAAATGGCCTAGATATACACTTTGACAATGATCTGTTTTTTAGGTCGGCTTCTTGTTGTGGTAATATCGAAGCCTGTAAATTTCTTCTTGGTAAAGGAGCTAATATTCATGCAAATTGTGAAGAAGCTCTTGTCGGTTCCATTTTTAGATTTGATAACGTATCAATATTTAAATTCCTGGTGGAAAACGGAGCTAATATTGATATACGGATAGACAATAGATTTTCCCTAAATCATAAGTATTTAATAATAACATATTATGAAGACAAAATGGATATTGTTAATCATGTTTTAAATAGAGATTTAATTGCATGCAACAATTGGCTCTATAATATACTAAATGATCCCGTTTTAAAATATAAATTTGGTAAAAGCGTTCCAACACCCATATTTTATCATCAAATGGTAAATTTTTTAAATTGTTTTAAAATGAAATCAAACAAAAATAATTAATTACAATTGTAATTTATTATTTTTAAGAATAAAATTGAAAATAAAATATTAAAGTTAATCCTTATTAAATTAAAGGAAATAAACAAACAATGAAAATTAGTTGTAGCGGTCAAATCATAACAGTTGATGAAATAATTGCTAGTTCAAAAACATTACAAAATATGATTTCAGATGTTGGTAATGATGATGACCAGTACCCAATCATACCTTCCAGATATTATACACAAATACATATGAAACTCAAATCATTTGACATTATACAATTCAAATTAAATCTGTACAATTTCTTAAAAACCAATCAAGAACTCATTCGTAATGTTCCCGAAGAAGAAACACTTGTATCTTGTGCCAAAATACATGATCTTAATGTTGAATTTTTAAAACATGCCCAAAGAAGAATTCAAATGTTAGAGTTTTATGATTTTTTAGAAGTAGATGAAAACATCATTAATAAATTGGCAAAAGAAATTGGAATACTATTAGAACAATCGGAAATCGATGTTAAAATTATTCCTGGATTTTTTTTAATAATTTTAGAGCAGTATCCATCATTGGCATATCATCCAAAATATATCAAAAAATGCAAGAAATCATACGGAAAAATTTACTCAAAAATTTTTAGTAATGTGTCCAAATATGCATCAAGTTTCCGTATTGAGCATTCTTGCAAAAAAAATGAAATAACACACTATTGTAAAAGAGGCAATTACGAGCATATTAAATATATATTTAATAATAAAAATAGATTGATTTGTTTGCTAGATGATGCATGTGTGTCGTTTGATAGTCAAAGTGATATAAATTGTTATTTTGAATACGCTTGCAAAAGTAACAATTTAGAATTAATTAAATTTATTTTTGAACAAGGGGCAATAATTAGCGAAGATTTGTTGATAAAAACATGCAGTTGCACTGATATTGAAATAAGCAAGTTTTTGATTGATAATTTTTACGGTAAAATTCCCTTTGTCGAAATGTTAAAACTAACATGTAACTCCGGCAATAATCAATTTCTTAAATATCTAATAGGTAAGGGGGCAGATATTAATTCTAGCCCGAAACTTATGTATGAATGTTTTAGAAATAATAACAATTTAATTGACACAATTAAAGTTTTGGTAGAAAATAATTATAATATGAATCAATCCTCCGCATTCTTAGAATATTGCCATGAAAAAATCGAAGTAATGGAATATTTATATTGCAATGGATTAGACATACATTTAGATGATGATTTTGCTCTAAGAATTGTTACTTTTCGCGGTTCTGTAGACATGTGCAAATTTCTCCTTAGTAAAGGAGCTAATATTCATGCAAATAACGAGCAACCTCTTATTAATTCTATTATTAGATATACATTCGATATATCAATGTTTAAATTATTGGTTGAAAACGGTGCTGATATTAACATAAAAATCAACGATGAAATAATACAAAAATATGAAAATTTTTCCTATCGTCGTTATGGCAGTGATAAAATTACGATTGTTAAATATGTCTTAAACAAAGATATTGATAAATGTAATTTTTGGTTCGATAAATTAATCACCAAGTGTTCTCGGATGCCAAAAATATCACAGTACAAAAATTTCATATTTGAAGCGATCTATTTTTTAAAAAGTTGCACAATAAATTAGACAGATAATATCGCAGATAATATTTATGATATCATAAATATCATTTAATTTATTACAAGGTTTGAAAGCATTTGTTGGCGATGGTACTACATAATGGTTTATATGCACAATTTTGTTGATCGGTAATATTAAACCATCCATTTTTATTTGTGTTATCAAGACCAACCTGAATGCATCCACTGTTTGTAGATAAATCATTAACACAATAGCCGCCATTTTCTGAATAATACTGGCTACAATTTGTATCAGTTGACAAACCGCTAACCTGTACAAATTCTATGAAAGATGGAATACTGTCAATATCAATATTATTTATGTCATTAGAATAGGACAATTGATAGTCAATTGTACCTAAATTATCAAGTAAAAAATCTGAACCAGATATTTGGTTAGGTATTAGTCCTTTTTTATTTGCTAATTTTGATAATAACATAAAATAAAATTTATCACTAACTAATCCTTGACAAATATTTTGGAGAACAGTTTTTTTATCCAACGATAGTGATTGATCGATTGTCAATAAATAGCATGCTATTTTATTAACATCTTGTTTGAACTGATTGAATTTAGTTAGAAATACATTTGATGAAAAGACAGAATCGGGATAAGTTGTATTAAAATTTGTTATTGAAGCAGTAATATTTGGATTTTGATAAGTTGTTCTACTGATGCCTGATATCGTTGGTGTAAATTTTTCAAAACCTGGATTATTTATCAAATTATTTTTTTGCATACTATTCCATATTAAAAACAAAATTAACAATATAACTATTACTATTACAATATATAACAATTTGTTGTTACAATTTGCCATGATTTACTATTATTAGTGAATATTAATTTATAATTATAAAAATCTTAAGATCATAAATTAATTTGTCAAATGATAAAATCTTCCGATCAATGACGATGGAACGTATCCAAATTTTTGATTTGCGAAATAGAAAATTAAAGCCAATCCAATTACAGAACCTGCATAAACCATCCATTGTTTATTTTTGTAAGAAGCAGCTGCACGAACATAGCCAGAAATTGTACATAATGGTGATGTCACTAAATTCCACGACGGTCTCAGAACAGCTTCTAATGTTTTACCAATATCTTGCAAATCGATTTGTGTTAGATAACTACTAACCCATGCAAGATCTCTGCCAAATGTTCTAAATAAATTGCGTGATTTTGTAGAAATTATTTCTAGTCCAACAGATGGTCTACACTTAGAATCGCGCTTGCGTCCTAAGTGTTCCCAGATTAGGACAGTTAGCGCACTTGATGCTAACAATCCTCCGGTAGTTAAAGAAAATTTTGGAAAAAAAGTTAATGAATCGGCAATAAGCTTCATTTTAATAAGAATACTAATATAGTTTAAATATTAGGTAATAAGTTAAAATCTTTATTTTTCAATTTTTTAATAAAAAATTGAAAGTATATTAATAATATAAACACATTAAGAGAGTTTATTAAATAAACAATATGGGAATTAAAGGATTACCAAAACTTATCGCTAGTATTGGCGGAGAAACTGCTATTCGATCATACAAATTTTCATATTTTAAGGGTCTCAGGGTATCAGTTGATGCCAGTCTAATCATACACCAAACTGTCATTGCCATGCGTAAATCTGGTCATGACATGAAAAATAATAAAGGGGAACTTACGAGCCATTTACATGGCCTATTTTATAAAATTTTAATTTTTTTACAAAATGGAATGATTCCGGTTTTTGTATTTGACGGAAAAGCTCCTAACATTAAAAACAAAACAATTGAACGACGCCGTTCCAGAAAAACACAGGCGGAAAAAAAATTGGAAGAACTTAGTGATTCCGATGGTGAGGAATACATCAAAAATTTTAAGCAAACATTTACACCTACAAAAGAAGATATTAAACAGGCACAAATATTGTTGGATCTTATGGGCATACCATATATAGTTGCACCAGGTGAGGCTGATGTAGTTTGTGCCTGGTTGGCTGCGCGCCGTGATATTAACAAAAAGAGATATGTTAAAGGTGTTTGTTCTGATGATTCTGATATGCTCGCATTAGGAGCGCCCTATTTGTATAAGGATATATTACGTTTTATGAGTAAAAACAAATATGTTAAAGTTATAGATTTGCATGAAACCCTTGTTAAAATGAATTTAACAATGAACCAATTTGTCGATTTATGTGTGCTATTAGGGACGGATTACTGTGATAATATCAAGGGCATTGGACCAAAAAAAGCATATATTCTTATTAAAAAATATGGTACATTAGAAAAAGTATTGATTTTTTTAAAAAAAAGTAATGATACTGATTCTGACAATGGATCCGATGATGATTCAGACTGTTCTGATACTGTATGTAAAACGAATGAACAATGTATGATTGAAGCCAAAAAATATTTTAAGAATGCTCTCAAAGAAATAGATGAATCTGATAATTTTAAAATTGTTGACGGTCAACTGGATTTGGTAAAATATCAATATTTGGAATTAATGGATTTTATGTGTGTTAAACATGGGTTTGATGTGACAAGGATCCAAACTGGCATTGAACGGTTAAAAGAATACTATAAAAAAATGAACATAACCAAAGAAAATACCAAAAAGGCGCACAAAATAATTCAGCCGAAAACGGAAAACTATATAATGCAAGCTTTGACAAATGATATTGAATTTCTATCATCCTCAGACTCTGATTCTTCGGACAATTCTAAACCTATTAAAAAAAAAAATCTGCCTGTCAAAAAATTAGCGTCAAAAAAAAAGAATATTGCAAAAAAAAATATTAAATATATCAATAAAAAAAATATTGATTCTGAATCCACTGATAGTGATTCGGATTCTAATTCGAAAAATTCAAATGAAGACGAAATCGATGAATAATTTTTTATGGCGATATAAAATATTTTTATTTATGTTTACTATAAACATAAATAAAATGACATCTGAACTTAAAACAAATATATCGAATTCCGAACTTAAAACAAATATATCGAATTCTGAACTTAAAACAAATATATCGAATTCTGAACTTAAAACAAATATATCGAATTCTGAACTTGCTGACATAACTACGCCCAGCGTTATTAATATATTAAGAACGATAAAAGCCATACAAAAACGAATGAAAGATCCAGATGTTTCCGGACTTGAATATATAAAAGTTTATGATAAATTAGGAAAAGAATTTCCTGATTTCTTTGACACCCAAACCAAAATTTTCACAAAAGTTATACGTGGTGAGAATCTCAATACGGTAGCATCAGTATTGTATTACAAGGACAAAGTAGAGCGAGGTTTAATCACAGAATCGCAGTTATCGGAACTACTTGCTAAAAAATATTTACCTGAACACCTAAAAAATGAATCTGATGCCAAAATAAAAGAAATGAAAGATAATGGTGAATTATAAAAAAATAACAATAATAGGATTTTTATTTAACTAATTAATTAATTAATTAGTTAAACAAAAATTAATTTCTGTCCTTCATCCTTCAGACATAAAAGATTCTTTTTCATTCTTTAACAAATTGATTTCTTTTTTCAATGAGTCTATTTGATTTTGTAATTGTACGATTATATCGTTGATTTCACTAATATCATTCAATTTAACCATTTGCATAGTATCCTTGATAATAATATTATCCACTGATTTTTTTGATAGTATAATTGTATAGATATCTCCCCCTATTAATTCATTATAATCTTTATAACATTCGCTAACATTGACATTCATATCTGAAAATGCGTTGACATCTACATTCATTTTTACACGACTGTAAATATGAATTCTCGAAATATCAGTTGATAAAAATAATTTAATTATTGTCAAGGTATATTTGATGTTATACATGCACTTCTCCGTTAAAGCGTGTGGACATTTTTTTTTCAATGATTGAACATGATAGTCTCCTAAATTTAAATGACTCGTACTGATAGGTAGAACATTTTCTTTAAATAATTGAATATGATAGTATCCTAAAATTAAATCAGTCAGACTGGCAGGTAGAACATTTTCTTCGAACGGTCTATTATAAAAGTTTTCTAAAGTAAAATGAGTTAGACCGTTCGGTAACACATTTTTTTCGATTTTTTTGGTATAAGAAGTACCTAAAGTAAAATGAGTTAGACTGGCAGGTAAAACATTTTCTCCAAATGATCTATTATAATAGTCGCCTAAAGTAAAATGGGTTAGACCGAAAGGCAGTACATTTTTTCTAAATGGCTGATCATACATATGGCCTAAAGTAAAATGGGTTAGACCAGATGGTAGTACATTTTCTTTAAATGGCTGATCATATATATGGCCTAAAGTAAAATGGGTTAGACCAGATGGTAGTACATTTTCTTCAAATGGTTGATTATAATGATTACCCAAAACCAATTTACGCAGACTCTGTGGCAGAACTCCCACACCAATTTTTTTACTGTATGACAGACCGAAAATAATTTCTTCGATCCCTTCATAAAACATTCCTGGATAAATAATTTGATCAAAACTGTCCTCAATTTTTATCTTTTTAAGTCCTGGTGGTATATCCAGTACACATTTGCACCTTAAAATAACTGGTTTACACTCCATTTTACCATTAATTGATTCACACTCCATTTTACTATTTAGTTGATAATAATAACAATAATATTATTTGAGAGTTTAGTATGATCTTTTTTTCAATTTTTTGTTACTCGATGTTGGATATATCATCCAAACATACTAATTAGTTGGGAATGTGTATTACATTTGATGCTAGTTCTCTTAAGAGAATCATCTAAAATTGATTCTAGATTGGAAACATTGCTAAATATTTCAAGCCATTTTTTGGCATTGGATTTTTGTTGTGTAATCATTTCTTGATATGTTGCGCCTTCATAAACTTTAGTGTCTAAATATGATTTAATAATTGCATAACGTTGAAATTTTTTTGCCATAACATCTGAGTTCATACATTGTATCATTGTTTCAAAATTGTTAGGTAAATTTTGAAAACCCAATGAGGACAAATAAACATTTTCCGAGTGCTTAGGTATAACCAAATTAAATTTTGCTTTGAGATTAATTAGTATAATATATTTGGTATCATAAAGATCCGAAACTATGATTGGTTTGAATAGATAGGCTTCTGCATACAAATTACTTAATAAATAAATAATTTCTGAAGTTATTTGTGTTTGCATATTAAATAATTGTAAAATCATATTGGATCCTTCGGATTGAACTGATAGTAAATCTGGCAAAATATCAATAATAAATTGTACACTAGCATTTTCATCAAGATCAATGTCAGAATACTTATGTATAACCAATTTGGCGTTAGTTTTTTTCGAGGTATTCTCAATTTTGATATTAAAATTATTTGTAGTAATTTTTTGGTAAGAATTTACAATCGATTGTACTGTCCGATAATTTTGCGGACTATAAATTATTTGGTCTTGATTTAAAAGTTTAAACATTAATAAAATTTCCCAAAATTCTCCGAATGTTTGATCAAATTCTTTCACAGAGAAATTTTTTTCAGCTTGTGCAACAAAGCTGTTGTCTTCTGTTCTATCAAAATCAAATTCCAGGCCAGCTTTGTATGAAGGAATTGATGTCAAAGCAACCATGTCCAATTGATTTGCAATATTGTTAAAACCATATTTAATCAATTTTGGGCTTGGATGATTATCAAAAATAATATTTAAATCTGATGATTTAATGGTCTGATTATATTCGGGCAAAGCATATACTAATGGTTCCATCTATATTACTTATAAATAAATAATATATTATGATTTATTCAAAATAATATATTATGGCTCATTTAAACAATAATATATTATGATTTATTCAAAATAATATATTATGATTTATTCAAAATAATATATTATGATTTATTCAAAATAATATATTATGATTTATTCAAAATAATATATTATGGCTATTTTAAACAATAATATATTATGATTTGATTCAGAATAGAATGCATTACCGCTTGCGCATTTTTTCTGTTAATGCTACCAAGATATCCATATCATCGACTATTTTATCTGAATTTAATAAATAAGATCCAGTTGGTCCGTTATCGTGATAGGTAAGACGATTTTGATATAAATCTTCAATGTTATAATTGGAATTCTGGTAGTATATTGGATAAAAATATTTCTCAGGAGACTTGTAAATTAATAGGGTTTTGTTGTCTGTACCATCTTTTGCTTTAATAAATTCTAATTTATTCCTTTTATAAACTTCAGAATCAATAGTATCGGCAGGTATGGTATGTCTGATAATGTATACAGATGGCTTGGTTGAATTGTATTTATCTTTAATGGCATGATAAATTTTATTTATGTCACTGCTTTTTTTTGATGGATCAATAATCAAACGGTTAGAGTTAAAGAAAGGATTTAGGATTTTGCCTAAATTTATCCTATGATTAATTCCCACAATTCTTGACGGTTCAGTTATGTCAATTTTTGTAGTTTTTTTGAAAATATAATAACGGTTAAGCATAGAAAATTTAAAACTTGCCATGGCGGCATCCATTTCTACATCAGTATGACTATTGGGTTTTAATGATAAATAGAATTCCCTAATATCCTTATAGCGTCTGCCAGAAATATCCGTCGAAGAAAGATTTCCGATATTTTCTCCCGTAAAATAATTTTTGTACAAATTAAAAAGGTTGAAAAAACTGTCAGTTTCTACTAGATCAAGACCACAATTTTTTTTCAGAGATTGTGTTAGGAATTCAGGAAATACAAGATATTCTCTTATGTATGTTCCCGGGTTAGAAATTAAAGAATTGTATAAGTCAATGGCCATACCAATACCAATTTCATCTTTGTCCGAATAAATTTTATTAATTTCAAAAAATATATTTTTGTTGCCCTTATTATCTGTATATGAAACAGACATTTTTTGCTTACCTTGTAATCTATCATATATTAATTTACCGTCAAATGCTGTTACCAATACATAACCATTAATTTCTAAATGATCATTGATATTTTTACAAAAATTGGACCACGAAAGTTGGTCCGATAAATAATAATGCAAAGTAAATTGCGTATTAACAATATCGTATTTTTTGTTACCAGATAAATGTGTTTCTATTAATTTTTTATTAAAATTTGTCATATTGGGTAAAACACTTTCCTGTGATTCAACATTAAATCTAGCCCGGGCATCAGCATGGATAAAATACATCGGAGGAACGTTTTTATTTTTAGAACGAAGCTCCTTATACCTCATGTATGCTGAATCATCAATGACATATAATCCATTATTATCTATATCAACGCCTACGTATTCGTCAATACCTGCATGAATAAATTTTATTAAATCTCCACCTCGACCACATCCAATGTCTAAAACATTGTGTTTTCCCGAACAATAAGTCAAAATCATATTTGATTTAATCCAATTATTAAAATCTCTCATTCCTTTGGCATCTCTTGTCTTCTTTTGATAATAGACGAAGCCTTGTTTGTTATAAGTTTCTAAATGTTTGGATAATCGTTCTATTTCTTTGGAATATGTTGACGGATTTGCAAGTGTTGCAATATTCTCTTCAGTAATAGGATTTATAATAGTTCGCCATATCCTGGCTGCAATATTTAAATTATTTCCATATTTTTTACCATATCTTTGCACTGATTCGGTTTTATCATATCTGGTCCTTAAAGGTATCCATTTATAGGCATCCTCAATATCAGGCTTAGTAATATCAAATACGAATTCTACAACAGTTTTATCATTTATAACATTTCCTTCAATATCGGTAACCTCTCCGTCCGTTAAATAAATATTTGCTTTTTGTTCGACACTATTCACTTTAAATGGGACAGGTTTTTCTTGTCCGCCTTTACTAATTCCAACAAATAATTTGCATATTTTATAGGCATTAGCACCGGTACGAACGACAGCATTATCATAAAATATTGCATCTAGACCATTAGCATCTTTGACAAATTCAATATAAAAATCGATAGAATTCAATGATGCCATTTTCCATTTATATTCTAAAGGTACACTGTCCAAATTTTCTGAATTAACTTTTATCATATATGGAGAATTTATTGGTGTATAAATTATGCCATCTAATTTATATGGTGTTAGTTTCGAATAAACTGATAATTTCCATACAAGATCTGCATACATAAATACTTCAGAAGAATCAATACCATAAGGAACGAAATACAATTTTCTAGAGATAAAAATATCCTTGGCATTCTGTAGTTTTTTTGTGAAAGAACTCCAATAGGACTTGAGTTCTTTGGTATAAAAAACTTTAATTTTGTCCATTTCCAAATCTGTATTTTTGTCAGTATATTCTGTGAATGGTATTAAATTTCCAAAACATTCATCAATAATACTATTAAGGATATCTAAACGATGGGTCAAAGTATATTTATCGTTGTTCCTATAATCTATATTATTGAAATATACAACATCAAATGCCAAAAACATATATCCATTATCATTTTTAATTAGCTCACCATCTAATAACATATTATAAAATTTTTTATCTTTAACCATAATATCAATTTTTTTAATAACCATATTTGTTGATAATAAGTATGTTCCTTCTTTTGTCAAGAATAAAAAGTATCTTTCGCCATCAGCTTTATCTGTAATAGCATATTTATTAGGTATAAATTTAACAATGTGTTGGGCTTCAATTGATATTACGTTTCTACTGTCAATATGATTAATATTTTTTGTTTGAAGTAATGATTGATACTCTTGGACTACGTTGAGAAATTCAGATTTTCCAACGGGAATATCACTATCCTGTATAATTTTAAGAATTGAGTTCACTTCATCAAATAACATACCAATCGTAATATTATGACTAATAACCTCAATTTCTATTTCATATATGGTATGTTTCTTTGATAAATTCCATAAGTTGGTTGATTCTTGAACTTCAGTCAGATCAATTCTAACATTTTTATTTATATTAAAACTATACCTATTTTTGTACCGATATAACATCTTTTCTGTGCCTGTAACTTTAGGTTTAGAAATACCGTTTTTAATTTTTGTTTCTCTCGTTAACTTAAAAACGGTTCCAAAGTCTTCAATGTATAATTTATCGGCTGAACCTCTATCTTTGAGCATTATTTCAATGTTTTCAGATGGTTTAAGATCTAATAAATATTTTTGGATATCGTCGGTCTGACTTCTCGAAAATTTCTGGATAAACAGGTCAATATCATCATTTTCATATATGCTAACACGATATGTGTTACCGTCAACTAATATGATTGATATATCTAAGGAATTTTGGGCACTTATATTTTTTTCGTCAACATTATCAATCAAATATTGACTTATTCTCATATAAGAAGGATAATCAACATTTCTGAAAGAAACTTCTAGTTCCATATCATTTGTTTTATGAAATTTTTTGATCATTGACTCAATTTTTGTATATTCATCATCTGTTAAAATATTATCAAATATGTTCGTTTGTTTTATTTTATTAGCCATACTCAGTATATTAAATATATGATATTATATTTCTATACCATAGATCATCATATAATGAAAAGCAAATGATAAATCAATTTTATTTATTATTTGCAATTCGAATTAGACCTTTTTGATTAAGAATAGCTTATTAATATCTTACTACATATAAAGCAAATGAGTTCATTGGGTAAAAAAGATGAATATGATAAACAAAAATACATGCATATAATTGATTTTAATCAGATGAGAAAAGCAAATCATCATACGGAAATTTCCAATAATATAATACAACCATACTTTGAAAATTTGGAAGAAAAATTGATTATATTAATTAAAAAATCATCATATGTTATTGGATGTGCAGCATGGTTAACGAATAAAAATATAATCGAGGCATTAGAAAATACAAAAGGGGTAAAAATTATTGTTAATAAAGAAGAATATTTGAGTTCAAAAATGATTATTGGTCAAAGAATATTTTATAAATGCTTACGAGAAAATTACAATAAGATGCACGATTTTTTTGCAATTACTTGTGGTTGTTGCAATGTGACAATTCATAGCTGTAAAAATTTTAAAAAAAATTTTTCTAATGATTTTGATTGTGATGTTAATAACAAATCGGGTGCTATTCTAACCTGTGGTATAGTTAATAATTATTCTAAAATGCACCACAAATTTTTGGTATTTATTAATGATAAAATGGAACCATCTGGAGTTTGGACAGGATCCTATAATTTTTCGGCTAATAGTAATTTTTCATTAGAAAATGCATTATATATAACAGACCATCGGGTTATTACAGAGTACATACAAGAATTTGCTGCTATATATCCATTTTCCGAAATATGCGACTGGGAATATGGTATTCTATCTTTACCATTAAAAAAATAACAATAATAGATGTTGAACCTCTATCTACGTGATTTTGCGGCAAAAAATAGGACCGGTGATGTTATTGCAATCAATACGATCAATATCCAAAATATATAGTATCCAATAGTGATAAAAATTCCAGATGTTTTATCATATTCTTTATTTAGTCTATAATTCATAAAACTGTAACCCGAATACAAAAATAAAAGTGCAATAAATATTGTAAGCAGAATTATAAAAACACTTGATGGTTCAGGCATTATTTATATGTTTAAATGAGTTTATTAAATTAATTATGGTATCCATTGAAATATAAAGTAATTACAATTGTTTTATAGTAAATTTTTTCTATACTATTGAATAAGTGCTTAAATTCTTCCGAATTTGTTATTTCTTCCATATTTTTAACTCCTTTAAGAGAAAAATAGTCGTAGTATAATTTTAAACTAATTCTAAATAATGTTGATTCTCTGTCCCTAAAAATAATTCTATTAAATTGCTTAAAAATATATGCAGATATTTGATTATCAAATAGCCGATTTATTTTTTTTAAATAATATGATAGTTTGAAATCATTAATTTGTATATTGACCGCATCAAAATTTTGATAATATTTTTCATAAATATATTTATATGTTTCGAAATTAACCTGAAGTTCTTTTAATGAAGTCAGAGCGTTTGAACCTAAAGAAATTGAGGTAATGGGATTAAAATGGAGTGAAATATATTCTGCGCAATCCGGAACATCAAAATATGTAATATTGTTATAACTTAAATCGATTAATTCAAGTTTCGGCATATGATCGAGTTTATATATTTTATTATTATTAGCAATTAGTTTTTTGAGAATTGGTTGTTTTTTAATTTCGACCAGATTATTAAAAGAAATATTCACACATACAAGTTTTAGATAAGTGTTCAATATTTTAATTTTATTATTATCTGCCATTAACCTTTTTAAGTTGGGAAAATCTGGTATTTCTGTAATGTTATTGTTTTGGATACTAAGTTCCAACAAACTGTGATTACCATTAATTTGATCTATCTGATTACTGGAACAATCCAAAAACTGTAATTTTGAGAACAACTCCAAATTGACGTATGTCAAATCGGTATCATTTATATATAAATGTTTACAATTAGGTAAAGAAAAATCACATTTAAATCCTTTGTTATGTGAACAATCAAAATATTCGATATTAGATTTATGATATTGTCTACAATTCGTAATATTATTGTTTGAAATATTTAAAAAAGTAATATATGGATAGTATGGAATGTCAGATAAAAGATTGGACGAACATGTTAATTGTTCCAAATTAGGAAGATATTTTGCATCAGGTAAATATCTTAAATTGTTATGATCCACATATAATTTTCGAAGATATGCAAATTCTGGATAAAATTTCATATGTAAATGTCGTAATCTTTGGAATCCTAAATCTAATGTTTCATTTTTTTCATCATAGTATGTGGTATCAATATATTGATTGTCATCGTCAGAATCTGGAAATTTATGTGATCTGACCCTCATCATTGATTGATCAATGTCCACGTATACATTTTTTTTATTATTATTTTCTGTTATATATTCAGTAGGATATAAATATGATTCGGAAGATGATACAATGCTCATTTTTATATTATTATTTAATAACATTATTATGAAATAATAATAACGATAAATCTACAAAATAGAACAAAATGAATTTGTTTCTTGTTTCTGTTTATCGGCTAACATTTTGTCCATTCGGATTTTAAATTCGCTTGTTTCACGATCAGATGGTACACTTAAAATTATCATTTTGTTGATTATTTGGTTATTGATTAATCCTTCTCCATAAAATTGTTCAATTTTATCAAAAAAAGAAATGGTAAAATATTTGTAATGGAACAATTTATTTGTAAATACATCTGATACATTTTCTTTATTTGCAAGACGATTAAGTAAAATTCCTAAATAAATAATATTGTCAGGATAAATTTTTTCCGAACACGAAAATAAAAATTCCTTGTATTTATCGGCGTTGCATATTTTTTCATTATCCAATTCTAACAATGAATAAAAAACGTCAGGTGGGGCGTTATTATATATGGCTCTTTCCATTAAATTAAAAAGATGTTCTTTGTCAATATTGGTTATTTTACAAATAATAAAATCAATTAAATCAGTTAAATCAATAGATCCACTCATAACAATTAATCTTTCTAATATTGCAATACTAAATTTTAAATATTTCGGATCTAAATTATTAGGTGATATGTCCGATTTAATAGATACGTTTTGTTCAACAGACGGTACGTTCGATTCAACAGACAGTATGTTCGATTCAACAGACAGTATGTTCGATTCAACAGACAGTATGTTCGATTCAACAGACAGTATGTTTGATTTAACAGACGGTATGTTTGATTCAACAGATGGTATACTCAATTCGATACATGTTTTTAATATGTTAACATTTACAATTGATTGTCCACACGTTCCAACTATATCATAAAATGATTTTCCTGAATTACATTTAAAATTATCGATAAATAGTTCGGCTACATTTTTTTTTGTTTTTAAATCTTTTAAAAAAATATCCAATAATGAATATACTATGCTGATTACTTGTTTAGATTGATTTGATTGAACAATGGTAATCATATGTGACAAAATTTTGCGATGAAAATTATTTATTTTCATGGTACTATTCATTCGTAATAGATATTTGAAAATTTTATCTACATGATCTGCATCAATCTTTGAATAATTAGACAATAATAAAGAAATGACATCAAACCAATTTGATTCGGTGATTTCATTGATTTTATTAACAATAATAAATAATGCTGCCTGACCATGGCCATTTTTGATAGCTTCTTTAAGAATAATAATATTTGCATTTTCGTCATCAGAATTATCAATTATATGATTAATTAATTCGTTATCTTGATAAAAATCAGCACCAATACCCCATGATATTAGCATTTTTGGTGATAGTTTAGTGTAATTTTTTAAATATCTAATTTCTCCTGTTTGAATAAATTCTTTTACTATCAGAATATTATCCAAAAAATTTTTTTCAGCTCCGTAACCAATAACCATTTTATTTTATAAATGCAATGGATATAAATCAAGATATTTAATATATTTAAATATCAATTTTCTTTTGGTTAATTAAAATTTTTTAATTAATCAAATAATTGATTCAACAAAAATATCATTTATGTAAACTATCAAGAGTTTTGAATGCATCAACTAAATTGGCATTTGATTTTCCAAAAAACATTTCCGCAATCTTAAGATAAGAATTCTCATCAATATTCCAAGTATTAATATATAATAGTGTATGCAATGCTATTTTAATTTCTGACATGCTTTTAATTTCAGATAAATTTGTTAATATTTTAGTATATATTTTTCTTTTTTGTTCCTCTGTTACAGAATTATTCGGGGTTATAATTGGTTCGTAGTTTCCCTGAACATATGACATACAATATATATCCTTGAAAGGATTAAAATATGGATACTTCATTCCCTTAGTCCAATAAAAAAAAATTTCCATTTTGGTTAAGTCAAAAACCAATAAATTTATTTCATAAATATTTACAATACATTGAATTAATTCATGTGTAATTTTACCTTCTCTTAGATTTTTTACAAGTTCTTTATTTACTGCTTGTACTTTTTTGGTATTTTTCATCTTATCTATTTGATAATTTCGTTGAATAGTATGACAGATATATTCTTCTAACAAAATAAGATTTTTGATATGTTCCTCAATATTAGATTTATAAACATCATGTCTTAACAATATATTAAAACTATTTAAAAATGATACATTAACAATATTCAGATTTTTTTCAATGGTATTTTTAACACCAAATCGCACATGGTTTGGCGTTAAATAAAATTTAACTTTTGATGGAAACATATTGTAATGTTGTTCTTCATATGGCGATAATGTAATATATTCTGGTACCATATTTGCCATTAAATTGAATCCTTTTTGCTTGTTTTTTTTCTTTTCAATATCCTTAGTAGTAGTTTCAATGATGGTTGATAAAAAATTATCATCGCTTGTCAAATGACAAAAAATATTTTTTAAACTAATATTTGTCATGAAGCTTTAATTAATTATGGTTGATACATATTTATATTAATAATTTTTTTTCAAATTTTTATTATTACTCTTCACGTTTGATTGTTTTTTTGTTACAAACTGGTTTTTTCGATTTGCTATTCCTAGCCTTCTTTACATTATTATTTAACACTGCTAATTTCTTTTTTTTGGAAGAAATATTGAATTCTTCATATTCATTGTCATCATTAAGTATTTTTTTGAGATTTCTTTGTTTAATTATATTTTTTTCATAATTACTAAGTTTGTATGCCCTATCATTTTTGGAAAAATTAGCATTAGGAATAATGTCAGTATCCATTTCAATTTCATTATTTTTTCCTTTGCTAACCTTTTTAATATATTTTTTAACCCGATCAAGAGTTTCATCACTAACTGCTGAAAGGTTCAAAAAAACTCCATTAGAATTCTTGGTGTATGACGTAGAATTATCATCGGTTAAAATATCAAAAATTGCGGCATAGTCGTCGTCTTTTTTGAGATTACCAATCAAATTTGCAATATGCTCCTTATCATCACGTGAATATCTGGATTTATGGGTCATTATTATTCCTATATATATATAGAATATTTTTTTGTTTCGTTTCGAAACAAATATATAAAATATCATTTTTAATTATTTTTAATCATAAAAATAATGGTCATTAATCAATAAAAATAATCGAAAATTTTCGTACGTTTCACCCATATGGCAATAATCGATATAAAACTATAAGATGAGACATAAAATGGCACCAAATATATTTAATCTATTTTTTAAGGAATTATTTAGATATTTATTGGTTAACAATTCTGTTTTGCCTTATTATTTATAAAAAAAAATTATATTATGGCGAGTATTTAATAATGTTATTAATATTACTAAATAGTACACATCAGCAAATATCATTGATTATTTTATCAACAATATAGTATAAGTAATATAAATGGATTTTACAAATTATTTATTTCAAATCAGCATATTTAATAAACTTGGTAATTATAGATATTATCCGGTAAATAATGCTGCCAATGTCATGTCACATATTTCACCCAAAATGAAACCACAATCCGGAGGTATTAAAAACACTGATAAGAAAATAAATAAAAATAGTCTACGTCCACAAAAAAATATGAGACCTATTACCTCAAATAAAAAACCAGAAGTTGATCTTTATGTAGAATCAGATCCTGAATTGAATTTTGGGACACCCGTAGAAGAATATAATTTGGAACAACAAATGCTCGAGGATCATACCTATCCATCACCTACACAAGAAAATTTTCAGGAAGCCATTTATGTCAAAAGAGACTATTACATACATAGAATTCCACAAAGAAAGAAAATTGATCCGAAAGATAAAGTAGATGAGTTCAGAGATCATTGTAAACCTCTAGAGTTTAAACTTACAGAAACACAAACATTATTATCTAATTTTATTAATCCGAATACACCGTATCGCGGTGTTTTAATTTATCATGGAACTGGTGTCGGTAAAACTTGTGCGGCTGTTGCTATTGCTGAAAAGTTTAAATCTATGGTAGAGAAGTATGGTACTCGTATCCATGTACTTGTGCCTGGTCCCCTTAACAAACAAAATTTTTTAGAAGAAATAATTAAATGTACGGGTGAAACATATCTTAAAATGTATCAGGATAAGACTATGGTTATTGATGAAATAGAAAAAAATAAAATAAGAAAAAATGCGATAAACATTATAAATCAATATTTCAGAATTATGTCATATCGATCATTTTACAAAAAAGTTTTGGGCGAGAAAATTAGGGAAAAAATTGTTAGTGGAAACAAGGTTAAAATTTCCAGCCGTAAAACCGAAACAGGTGAATATGAAAGAGATATTTCAGTTGATAGAATATATAATTTGGACAATACATTACTTATTGTGGATGAAGCACATAATTTAACAGGTAATGAATATGGTGATGCTGTTAGGAAAATTATTTCTTCATCAAAAAATTTAAGGGTTGTACTTTTATCAGCCACGCCAATGAAAAATTTAGCAGATAGCATTGTCGAACTTATTAATTATTTAAGGCCTCCTAATTTTCCCATGGAAAGAGACAAAATATTCACGAGTGAAAGGGGACATCAAATGGAATTTAAACCAAATGGTAGGGATTATCTAAGAAAAATGTCTCGTGGCTATGTTTCCTTTTTAAGAGGTGCTGATCCTCTTACTTTTGCTGAAAGAATTGATGTTGGAGAAATTCCTCCCGGTCTAGATTTCACGAAAGTTACAAGATGCTATATGGAACCATTACAAGCAAAAACATACAAAATGGTGGTCGATACGCTAGATGATAGTCTGGACAGAACTTCAGGAGCAGTGGCAAATTTTGTTTTCCCAGGGCTTCCAAAGGATAAAAATAGTAAAGGAATTGAGGGATATTATGGTATTGAGGGGATAAATGAAATTAAAAATCAATTAAGAAATAATTCAGAAGCATTGAACAAAAGAATAGCATCCACCGTACTAGCACAATATGACATTAAAGATGTTTCATCATTAATATATTTGACAGACAACAACAAAATTATTAGTGGTGACATATTTCTGGAAAAATACTTAAAATATTTTTCGACAAAATTTTATACGGCACTTAAAAAAATTAATGATACGGTTTACGGTAAAAGAAATCCTGGACTAATATTTGTTTATTCAAATTTAGTAAAAGCCGGTATTGAAGTTTTTCAAGAAGTTTTACAAAGAAATGGTTACCTCGAATATCAAGAAAATTTAAGTAGCTACAATATTAAAAATGATACCAGATGTTATTATTGTGATTTTAGATATGGAAATCATTCTAATCTTCCACCAGATATACCAAAACATGATTATTATCCGGCAGCATATATTTCTGTAACAGGAAAAACTGAGGATAATTTAGAACAAATACCGGAAGAAAAACATCGTATTCTCAACAAAATTTTCAATAACGTAGAAAATAAGGACGGTAAATATATCAAAATTGTTATTGGATCCAAGGTTATGAATGAAGGGATAACATTAAAAAATATCAAAGAAATACATATTTTGGATGTGCATTATACTTTAGGAAAAGTTGAACAAGTTATAGGGCGAGGCATACGTTATTGCACACATTATGACGTCATTAATGAAGAAAATCCATATCCGAAGGTTGAAGTAAATAAATATGTCATTTCATTGCCCGAAGGTTTATCAACCGAAGAAAATTTGTATAAAAAGGCTGAACAAAAATATAAATTAATTAAGGATACAGAAAGAATTATTCAGGAAGAAGCAATTGATTGTCCACTTAACAGAAATGGTAATATATTTCCTGAAGAAATTGAGCGATATAAAAATTGTGGAAGTAAAGAAAAGCCATGTCCAGCAATATGTGGATACATGCAATGCGAATTTAAATGTGGTGATAAATTACTAAATGCTAAATATTATGATCCAGAAAGTAATATTTATCGAAAACTTTCCAAAACAGAACTTGACTATTCGACATATAGTAATTCTTTAGCGAGCGAAGAAATAGAACACGCAAAAACAAAAATCAAAGAATTATTCCATCTGGATCATGTATATGATCTTAGAGAAATACTTAAATATGTTAAAAGATCTTACCCAATTGATAAACGCGATATGTTTGATGATTATTATGTTTACCAAGCACTTGACGTACTAATACCAGTAACAGGTAATGATTTTAATAATTTCCATGACACGATTACGGACAAATATAATCGTCCGGGATACCTAATTTATTATAACAGATATTATATATTCCAGCCATTCGATGAAAATGAAGAATTACCAATGTATTATAGGCGCAATTTTAGACCATCAATTATTAATAAATTAAGTTTGAAGGATTATATCCACAATACAGCAGAATATAAGTACTATAAGGAAAGTCACTTGGATGAATATGATACCGATAACGCTCAACCAATTTTTACTAATAAAACTTATGATTTTGATTCCGTCCAGGAGTATTATGACAGTCGTGATGAATTTGATTATGTGGGCATTATCGACCAAGAATCAACAAGAAAAAAAATTACGAAACCCGATGAAATTCGTGATGAGTTTAAAATCAGGCCCAAGCGTCCAAAATTTTTACCCAAAAAACGGGAAACGGGCGTTCCATCATTTAAGGGAGCTGTGTGTAAAACCTCAAAAGATAAACAATATTTATTAAATATTGCTGATAAACTCGACATTAAAACTAAAAATACAAATGTTAGAACAAGTATTTGTGACATAATTAGGGACAAATTATTTGATTTGGAAAAATATGCAACAAAAAAAGACGGTAACAAGATGACATATTTGATCATTCCTTCAAATCATAAATTATTTCCTTTTCCCCTTAATATGGAGGATAGAATTAAACAAATTTTGAATGATATCAAAAGAGAAACTCGCATGGCTGTTAACCCCACAATTAATGTCATTAAAAAAAATGGAAATTTTCCGGATATCAAATACGTATCATACGAAATCATATTCGATAAATCATTTGATAAATTTGCGGATATCATGGAATTACACGGCGGAAAACGTAATAAGAAAGGCGAATGGATTATTATTGTCGAATAATTTAGTAAACCAACCTTTTACCATATTAATTAATATTTTTTCGTGATAATTTCGTGATAATTTCGTGATAATTTCGTTCATCACAATTTGTGAAAATTATTTTTTTCAAATGTATCGATAAATTAAAAATTGATTTTTCATCATATTATTGTATTGTATGTTATTTTAAAGCAATAAAATGGCATCTGAGCTATTAGATAATATATTTATATGTCCTATTAGCTTTGAGATTTTCAGAAATCCAAAATTAGCAGAGGATGGACATTTTTATGAAGATGAATATATCAAGAAATGGTTCAACAAAAAGTCTGTGAGTCCCGTCACTAATTTACCTATTGGTACAAAACTTTTAAGGAGTTATGCTTTTGAATCCCTACTCAAGTTGTATGTAGATGGTAATCTGAACAGTGTAATAAAAGATGACTGTTTATTCGACCATTTAGATTATTGTGATGATGTTCGACTATTGTTCAAAAAACAATTATATAACCACATCTATAAATATAAAAATTTTGATGTGACCAAATTATCTGATGGTAATATGTTAAAAAATTTTTTTGTCGGAGCATCGGACGAAACAATTAAATATTTCATAGACAATGTTATTAATCTTGAAGAGGATATTAAAGGAAAGAAATTAATACATCTAGTAGTTAAATATTGTAATTTAAACATAATAACATATTTGGTTTCAAAAGGTATTGATATTGAATGTCAAACTAACAATAAGTGGAGACCAATACATTTTGCAATTAAGTCCGCGGAAGAAAATGTTCTTAAATTTTTTGTCGAAAAAGGTGCTGATATCGAATGCGAAACTAATAATGGTTGGAGACCCATCCATTTAATTTGTCATGAGGATATTCCTAAAAATATAAAATTTTTCCTGACATGTAAACCACAACTTGATTCTAAAGTTTATAAATATGGCGATAACGAAAATGTTGTGTATGGCCCGAAAGAATTAATTATTTTAAACCAAATTTTAGATTCAAATGAAAAAGCGGAACTGATACTAACGATTGATGCATTGGAAAAAACAAGGTTAAGAACATAATTTTTATTCAGTTTTGTCCTAATGATCATTAGGATAAGACTGAATAAAAGTTATTTTTATAAAATTGAAAAAAAAAATCTCCTTTATTGAATTAGCAATATAAAAACTATTATATATTATTATCATAATGGCACAAATAACTCTTTATTTTAGATCACAATTAGAAACTAAAGTTTCATTGTTACCAGAACAAATTGATGGTAATATGGACGACCATATATTGGAAAATCTTCGGGCAAAGATCGAGGGAAAATCGATAGACAATGGTATTGTATTAAAAATTAATCAATTAATAAATTATGATTATGGTATGATTGATAAATCTAATTTTATGGGTACTACTGTATTTCCTGTAAAATATGAATGTTTTATTTGTTCACCAACCAAAAATCTAGAAATAATATGTGTAATGGAAAATAACATAAAAGGATTTCTAATTGCGAAAAATGGCCCAGTAATTGTGGCAATACAATTTAATAATATTGATACCCAAAAATTTGAAATAAATGGAAATAATATTATCTATAACAAAACGAAAAAACCAATTGAAAAGGGCGCATATTTAAAAGTATCAATAATTAATATTAACAACAATTTGGGAGAAAAAAATATTGTGACAATGTGCAAACTTATTAATTTGGCAAGCAAGGATGAAATTCAATCCTTTGAACAAGATCAACTTTTAGTTACAAATGGTAGAGAGGATGATGACAAAGAATTTATTTAGATTTGAATAATTATTTTGGTTTATGTGTATAAATCAAAATAATATTTCTTAATGATCAAACAAACTAATCCATTCGCCGAAACTGATGAAATAATAGGAGTATAGATAGTTTTACAGTAAAATCACCAAAATATTTTTATCTCCTAATTTATTTGTAATCATTTTGATTAATAATTAATAATTATAATATAAATTGTTATGGATTACAGATCAATAATTATTTTTTCGTTTTTTTATAAAAATCAATGAATTGTGTTTGAACTTAAAAAAATAAATCTAATAATAAATTAATCCGAGAAAGGATGGAATATGAAACCTACAGCAGAAGAAAAATGTGTTCCAATTGTGGAAAATATGGTCATGAAGTTAGATCATGCAATGAACCAATAACTAGTTATGGCATAATTAATATCGAAATAATGGAAAATACAAATGAAAATTTAATTTTAAAAGACAAATTTAGCACCAAAAAAAATACTTACTATAAAATTGTTTCCAAAAAATATCCTGATATTAAATGTTTTGTTTCAAATAATATCAGACTATGTGAAGATCAAAATGATATTTATAAATTGGATAACGAAACAATTCCATATGATGATGATGAACATATACGAAAATTTTGTTACTATAAAGACAAAATATTGTTTATGATGGTGAGTAGAAAATTCTCGTTAGGATTTATTGAATTTGTCAGGGGTAGATATGATGTTTCTGACGCTAAAACAATAATTAATTTATTTCAACAAATGTACCGAGATGAAATAAAATATATTCATAAAAATCAGTATGATGATATACTTTATTATTTTTTGAATAGAAATAATGAATCAAAAGAAGTTGTACTTAATAGGATATATGAAGGCAAATATTCCAATGAGTATTGTGAAGCAAAAATTAAATTTAATACCTTGCTCAACCCTATGGAAGATGAAAACAATGATGTTCCATGGAGTCTAAATTTTTATACAAAAAATATCAGACCTAAATGGAGAAAACCAGAATGGGGTTTTCCAAAAGGTAGACGTGACAAAAGAACTGAAGAGAATTTATCCTGTGCATGTAGAGAATTCGAGGAAGAATCTGGGTATAAAAAAAATGAATATTGTGTACTTAATAAAATTGAACCAATTGAGGAAAAGATGACTGGGACAAATGGTGTTAATTATAAACACATATATTACTTAGCAATTAATAATTGTGATATCGAACGAGAATTGAAAGATTATGATACCTATGAAATTGGCGAAATCAAATGGTTTACCTATGACGAAGCAATATTACATATTAGACCTTACCATATGGAGAAAAAGAAAATATTAACGCGTGTTTATTTATTTATTTTGAACTATTTAATCCATAATAATTTAGATGAAATTTTATAATTTGATCTATCACAAATGAAACTATAAATATTCATTTCGTAAATATTGATACCATATAATATTTTAATATTATATAGCATGAATATTGATAATTATTACTGTATTAATCTATATGAAAGAAATGATCGACTATCCGATGTTAAAAAAATATTTGATAAATATGATTTACCGGTAATATTTTATCGCGTTAATAAAGATCCCGAAAGTGGATTACGCGGATGTTTTAATTCACATGTAGGGATAATAAGAGAAGCATACAAGAAAAATTTAGAGAATGTTGCCATATTTGAGGATGATATTATATGCGAACTGACAAAAGAGCAGTTTGATAAAAAAATGTCTCTGGTTTATGATTTTATAAATAATAACGATTATGACATATTTTTTCTAGGATCAATACCTGATGTTATGAATGAAAGAGTTAAGAAAATAACAGATAATATTTTTCAGGTCAATGCATTTTGTGCACATGCATACATATTATCTAGATCTGCTATTGAAAAATATAAAGACATGACTTACATCGATACACCAATAGATTTTGTATATATGAAATCAAAAAAATCATATGCAATATATCCATCTCTTTTTTATCAAAGTGAAAGCAAAAGTGATATTGCTCCTGCTTGGTTTAAGTTTTATGGTTTTAAAAATGGTCTGTCAAAATTAAGCGAAAAATATGTTATGCACATAAATACACCAATAAATCTATTAATTAAGGCAATTACAATATTGTCAATTATTATATTTTTTTTGACCAAAAAAATATTTTTTTTAATAATACCAATAATTTATATCATTTATTGCATGATTAAATATTAATATATATAGCAATGAATGAATTTTGGATATGTCGCATTATTCCACGCGCAAGGCAAAAATAAGATATAATAATATTATTCAAAATGTGCTGATAACTATAGATAATATTAAGAAATGATTCCCAAAATAATACATCAAATATGGCTACAAGGATATGATAGTATTCCAATAGAATTGCGAGACCATCATGAAAAATGCAAAGAAGTAAATAAAGATTTTGAACACATTTTTTGGGATGAAGAAAAAATTAAGAAAATGTTACAAAAAAACTTTGGCGAAAAATATGTAGCGGCGTATGAATATTATCAAATATTTGCGCAAAAAGCGGATTTTGCTAGGTATGCAATACTATATGTACATGGTGGTATATATCTTGATATGGACACCATATGTAAAAAAAATTTAGATGCATTTATTAACTTAAATTTTTTCACCACGACCGCCGGTGATAGTTTTTATGGATTGTATAAAAGATATCATAATGCAGTAATTGGAACAATAGCGTATCATCCTCTTTTCTTGATAATGTTTGATAATATTTTTAGTCGAATGCAATATGCAAATAATGTAACCTATTCAACTGGTACAAGATTGTTTTATGATTCGATTAAGCAATATCTCGAAACTCATGAAAATGACATAACAATAATTGACCCCAAATATTTGCATCCTTGTGGCATCCAAAGTGGTCCTGATTGTGAAAATAATTGTGATGATTGCTATATTGTTCACACAAATCATTCTTCATGGTCCAACACAGCCAAAATAATAAAATATTTGTCAAAAAATATTTTTCTCGTCGTGCTAATTTTGATTATAATAATCGTTTTGGTGCTATATTTAAAAAAATAATAATAGTTAAAAATCAGTTACTGTTCTTATTTACGGATTAGAATAAATCATTATTTATAAATAAATCCGATCGGTTTGGAATATTTGATTTTTGTCAATTTATCAAATTGACCATTAGAAAATAAATGTGGCCAGATTAACTTACTTTGATATTTTTCCACATAACCACACTGATATAGTAGTTCATATGCAAACTCACTACATGTCATTCTATTATTATCGGCTGTTTTTGCCAATTTTTTAGAAAATTTATTAGAAATAAAATTAGCCACAACAAATAATGCTATTTTTGGGATATTTTCAAAAATAACATTGCCATATTTTTCTAGGACACACATAATTAATTTGTTTGGTATTTCTTTATCAGCAAATTTAACAGCAAATATTCCCTTTTCTTCATCATGATATTCTCTTATTAAAATATCAAGGTCTATAATTCTTACGCCACCCCTATTTTCATTATTTAAAGTATATGCATATTTTTTGGCGGTATGATTAGAACTTGTACATTCTATCAAATATAATTTGTTACCTTCTCTCAATACAATACCAATATGACCATATATAGTACCAAATAATTTGGTTCTGGACAAGTATCCTAGTTCTTCTAATAATGACCTATATCTGCCATATGAAAACATTATAATGTCACCTGTTTTGAATTTTTTTTTAATATTATTATAATCATATGCTATTTTTTCATGATTGGCATAATTTCTCTTTTGTTCAATGGACAAATAAATAAAAAACATGATCATCAGAATTATTATGATGAAAACGATGTATAATATCATAGTTTTCGCTTCCATTTTTTAGATAATGTATATATATAAATTTTTTAATATTTAAAAAAATAACAATTAAAACATTATCCCATAGTTTTATATTCAATAACAAATTTGTACGGTTTCGAATATTTAATAATTTCAAGTTCGTCGAAAAGCTTATTGGTTATAGTGTGTGGCCAAAAAAGTTTACCAGGATATTCTTTTAATACATTACAATCTCTTAGTATATTATAAACAAATTCTGTGCATATCATTTTTTCATCACCATATCCTTTAGAAAGTTTTTTCGCTAATTCATGTGATATAAATATGTCAGTTATCGCTAACATAATTAGAACCTTCCTATCCTGAAATACTGCATTTCTATATTTTAACATGTTTTTCATAAAATCGCTATAAGGTATCTCTTTAGATATGAATTTTACTGCGCATACACCTTTATTATTTTTATAATATTCCCTTAGAAGGACATCCAATTCTATAATTCTAACACCTCCCATTTTTTTATCATTCAAATGCTTGGCCTCATGATATCCCGTCTGATCATGTCCACAGCACTCGGTAATATATAATTTATTTTTCTTTTTTATGACAATACCTGCATGTCCATATATTGAATTCATTAATTTAGTTCGGCAATCATAAAACATTTTATCAAGTAATGAATGATACATTTCTCTAGAAAATAGAACAATATCTCCTGTTTTAAGTTTAGACTTAATATATGAATATGAATATATCGGAGAATTATTGTCCTCTACAAGAAAAAATAAATACACAAATATTATTAGTAATATTATTATTATGATCAATCCAAGCAAATATTTAGGCATTACTATATAATAATATTATGACATTTGAATATTACAGATTTTTACTTGGTCATTATATTATCAGAGCTATTTTTTGCTGTACATGAAATATTATTTGTGCACAGTAATAAATAAACAAATAAAATGTATTATAATTAGTAATAATAAATAATGGAAAATACGCCAAATAAGGACGATTTTCATACAAAAACCAAACATATCAATACTCTTTTCCAATTTATTAAAACAAATAAAGAAGAGCAATTTTTTGAATATATATCAAGTTTGACAGCAGATGAGGTAGACGTTAATATGAGGGATGAAAATGGTAATTATTTAGTTTCGATCGCTATTATGATGAACAATCGTCGTGCATTAAAAAAATTAATAGAATATAATAGTCGTCTTGACATATTAGATTCAGAAGGCCACAATATCCTTTATTACCCCATTAAATTCAATTACATTGAAATAATTGATATATTGTTGGAGTATGATAAAAAAATTGTTGGAATTTCATTAGTCAATTTAAAAGATTTAAGAGAAGCCGTACCCATTTTTTATGCTATTAAATATAAAAACCGTTATGCTCTTCAAGAACTTTTAAGCAATGGCGGTGATCCAAATTACAAAAATAACAATAATATGAATTCATTGCATTTAGCGGTTCTTAAAAAAGATGTCACAATGGTCAAAATGTTAATTAAGTATGTTAAAAATATTGATGCCCGGACAAAAGAAGGCTCAACCGCACTACATTATGCTTGTAATTTTCAACTAACAGAAATTGTCAAAATATTATTGGACTATGGCGCATCACAAAACATCATCGAGTTGGAATATGATTTTTATCCAATATTTTACACTGTTGTCCAGAATAATATAGAAATAACAAAAATTTTGGTCGACCATGGTGCTAACCCAAATCATCAAGATTATATAGGGAACACAATTATTCATTATGCAATAATGAATAATCATTCAGAAATACTTGATTATATTATTAAAAATTATAATATCAAAAGTAAAAATACTAATGTCTATGTTGAAGACATTAATAGTAAAAAGGACATTTTAGGAGACCATATTGATCCTAATATTGTAAATATTGAGGGATTAACAATAACCCATTTATTACTGTACTATTATAAACCAGACTTCGATTATTATTTAGAAAGGATTGTACCACATGCGAATCTTAATTATCAGGATAATACTGGTAATACAATTTTACATATAATTGCTGAAAATAATTTATGGGAAAAATTTGAATCATTGTTCAGTATTAAAAAATTAAATATTTACATCAAAAATAATCAAGGAAAAACAGTTATGGATATGGTTCATATCCATGAAAGGGAAAAATTTCTTAATACAATAACTAAAAGTTATTATAATTATCTCAAAAAATACAATCAAGGTTGGTTACTCGATTGGCAAAATAAATGTTCTGAAAAAAGTTTATCCGAAATTAATGAAACTGAATGTTTTAAATTTATCAAAGAGGCAATTATTAAAGAAAAAATATCTGTTCCAACCAAAAAAGATAAAAAAAATATTACAATTGTGGAGGATGAAGTAGTACATTTTAGTACATTTACTGGTTCCGTTTTGGATATGATTGTTGGATTTAAATATTTGACAAAAAAATATCCATATACAGCATCGTTATTTCATTCTAACCAAGATTTTACATCAGAATTGGAAAAATATAATCAATCACTTGGTATCCAAGAAAACCCACATCAACATTTAATCCATTTTGAAATTAGATGGATTTACCAAAGAATTTTTTTACCACCAGGTTTTGAGACCATCATCACTAATATTATCAACAGTAAAAAATATAAATTTATTGTTATGCCGATCGGAATAATATTATCCAATGGTAATCATTCTAATGGACTTTTTTATGATATTGAAAATAGATTTTTAGAACGCTTCGAGCCCCATGGATCTGATTATCCAAGTCAATTTAACTACAATCCTGATTTATTAGATGAAATTTTATACAAAAAAATAAGTAATATTCTTTCAACAATTTACAAAGATAACATTAAAATAAAATACTATCAGCCAAAAAATTATTTGCCAAAAATTGGTTTTCAAACTTTTGAAAATACCGAAATTAACGTTAACAAAAATATAGGTGATCCAAATGGTTTTTGTACACTATGGACAATATGGTATTTGGATTATAGACTCAAATATTTCAATAAACAGCCACAACACATTGTTAAAAATTTAATTAGTCAAATTAAAATTAATAATTATTCATTTAGGACAGTAATACGCAATTACTCCAAAAAAATAACGGATCTGAGGGATACATATCTTTCAAAAATTCATCGAAATATTAATGACTATCTAAATAATCGATTTGATAGAAATGAACTAAAAAATTTACTTATTGAAATACTCACAGATGATGTTGTTTATTAGTTATTTGAACCATTTTTAAAATTATAATTGGTAAATGTTCCAAAATAATCAAATTAAAATTGAAAAAATAATTCATTACAGTTCCCATTATGTTTATATTAAAATCATATTAGATAACATGATTAAAAATTTATTTTTACTATTATCATTTCTTGCATGTTGTATTGTAAATACACAAATGTGTAACAACAATATGATTATTAATACTCATATCAATGAATATACTCCACTTGGATCAACTAATGGAAAATACACTCTGCACAGTAGTTGCATAATTACAAATCTAAATAGTAGGAAAACAACAATTCAAATCGAAAATCCAAATACTCTATGTTCGTACGACACAGATAATAGGTCATTCGAAACAAAAATATTAGATTATTTGACACCAGAATTCATTATTGCAATTAATAATACGTACAAAAAATTTGACTCGGCTAAATTTTATGACATAGTAATTGAAATAATAGGTTCCAAGTATGCTTTTCCATTTTTAATTGTCGTATCCAGACGCTTCATATTAATTAGTATAGAAACATACTATCAAATAAAAAAGTCTCGTTCGACTAATTCAAGTTTAAAATCAAATGTTTGTACGTATAACTAGAGTAAAAATAATTACTATCAATGCATTAATTACAAACCAATTAATTAATGGCCTAGTATTATATATCAGTAGTTTCATCTGCAGTAAGTATCAATGCTTTAAACAATAGATACACTAGCATTTGTTGATTATTAGAGAACTTGGTACAAATTTATTTATCCATTTATCAAAATAAATGGATGAACAAAATAAGTATAATATCATCAGATAAACTTTATTAAACATCCTGATGTATTTTTTTATATTTTTTTGGTTTGTTATATAAAGTATCTTTTTTTATTTTTTTAATATTGTTGTCATCTGACAGTATAAAATCTTGATTTTTATCAAATGAATAATCGAACCATTCCATTTCATCATCTATTTTTTGTTCACAGTAAACATCAATTTCTGTACAATTTTCTTTAAATAATGATTTAAGGTCAATATGTTTTTTGAGAGCCAACATAATATCATCCAACATTTCCGTCGAACACTCTTGTCCAAATATTTTGTATAAAAATATTTTCATGGTTTCATAGGTTTCACTCAATGTATCTTTTGTATAAACTATAAATTCTAGTGCTATTGAATTAAACAATTCATCATTTTCTTTATAAAAAATGTCGTCGATTTCATAACATAATTTTTTTATCATATTTTGGTAAAATACTTTTTCAAAAGTATAACGTAAATATTCTACAAATTTATTTTTGATATTTTTTTCATTCATAAGTGGATACTCTTTTTTAATTGTTAAACAAACAAAATGATCAATGTCTTGTGTTAATTGATCAAAAAATAAATCATAACATGTTAAATGAGTGCACGTAAATATTTCCATCAATCCATCACGGAAAATTTTTTTAACAACATAATCTAGATAACCACTAAACATCTTGTTTGTAATTCTCAGTATTGCATAAATAATATTTAATTTATTTTCTTCCATACTATTTGTTTTTGCAAGATCAAAATTGTCAAATATTCCTATTCGATCGACTATTGATATTAATAGTTTCATGTGACCAACTGTTTTTGGATGATGATCCATTGTCCTAAACCAATTAGCGCTACCTATATTCTTAATTACGATATCGTCAGATAAATCTTTTATATCAATATTAGTCATGACTAATGTTGTATACTTATTAAATACTTATATTATTGTAATAAAACGGGCTAGAACTATTAAACAAATTGATTTATACGATTGAACAAAAAAATATATGATATATATTACATATTTTCTTGTTATGGATAAGAACATTATCATATTTCATAAATTTTAATTTTTTTATTATTAATAATAATCTTATCACCATGTACTGGTATTCTATTAGGATTGTCATTTATCATCAATAAATCAGTAACAACAGTACTATTTCGGAAAAAATTTGAAAATTCTACTGTGGAATCATTTTTATTATTTACATTTTCCATTGAATTTTTGCTGAAATTACAAATTGGTAAAAAATGAGTATTTGATGGATGCAAAATGTAAAATTTGCAAATATTATGTTGATAAATTACAATAGGTTGGTCATATAATTCAAATATAGCATTATCAAATTCAATACGCGTAAAATCTGTCTGATAATAAATAATACGAATATAAAGCGCTCTTCCTATTAATCTCAAAATAAATTCAATCGGATAAAGTAATGGCAAATCTTGTTTTTCTCGAAGATGATTCAAAAAAACATCATATGTATCCGGCTGTTCACTAATATCAATTGAAACTAACATGTATGCCGTTTCCAAATCAACTTGATCATATTTACTAAATATTCCGGGTTCCTTCCTTTCTTTTTCCATGATAGAAATTATCATTGATAATAGTGTTGTAGTATCGGAAACTAAGTTATTTGCAACAAACGGCATGAAAATGTTATGCATACCATTTTCAGGATAAAGAGAAAATCCCATATCATTAATTTTTTTTATAGCATGTTCTTTTTTTTTCGAACTATATTTTTCCCAATGAAATAAATAATCGTTAATATCATCACTTTCTGGATTTTCTGACTCCTGTAGCCAGAAAGCATGTTTTTTATTTTTTCTTTTATGGTTTTTACTATAAAGAAAATTTTCATAATCAGATATACATAGTACATCAAGATTAGCAATATCTTTTTCTGATGGATTGTCCATTATTTGTAAATTAAAATTTTCAATTACATCAGAATTCTCATTGATGATGTCAACTACATCAAAATTATTTTCAAGATAAGATCGTATATTTCCTCCCGAAGCTTTGGTATTTGTAAAATAAGTAACAATTTTGTCTACTATTTCAAAAAAATGTGTTATTGACGCATTAACATAACCAATTATTTGTTGTGACATATCCTTAAATGTCTGGCATTTTTCTTTGAAAAAATTATTATCAATGGGTATATCTAATTTTTTTAAAACATCACTATAATATTCGCATCTCAGCATTCTGCGACAAAATAATATTAATTTACTTGTTGTATGCTCTAATTTATCGTCATCTTTAATTGTTCTGTACAACTTTATAAATCTCACAAAATATTTTCCTAGATCAGTATAAAATTCTTCCAAGAATACTCTAACACTTTCGGATTTATTTGCAAGATCTGGTCTTTCTACTAAAAAATTGGAATAAAATATTTTTTCAAATTCAGGTTTAAAATATTGCATAATTACATGTTCGCAAAATTTGACAACTGAAGTATTAATTATTTTTAAACTAAGGAATAAATTATCCATCTGTTCTGATGTAAAACCGATTATTGATTTAACTTTGAAATCTTTAAATGCATCTAAGATGTCCATCGAATTTATAAAATATTCCATTTGTGAAATATTAACTGGATAAAAACCAATTTCTTTGAACCAGATCGTATTTTTTATTGCATCAAATTCGGGACTTCTTTCAAATTCACGGATTCGCTCAAATTCTTCCGAAGAATTGTCGGCGTCATAAATATCCTCATCAATAATACATATTTCCTCGTTGAAAATGTCATCATTATATTTAATATCCGAAATGCTGTCATTATCTTCAATATCATAAATATCTTCGACAAAATTACTAACCATTTTTATAAAAAAAATTATAAAACTCGAATTATAATTGGAGCTTTATAGTGTTTCTAATAAAACAATATTAATTCAATTTTTTAAATCTCAATTATACAGGTTATATCATTTACGACATCAAATATATTATCATCAATTGATAATGGCTGATATTTGTTAGCATTTGATATTTTGCTGGGATCATATAATTTACAAAAACCTGATCCAATTGGCACAATATTATAAAATGTGTCCATAGATTCCTGATAAATGTGGAGATTTTTTGCTTCATCTAAAAGTGCATTATCAATAAAAAATTCCATTAGTTTGCCTGAATAAAATAGAATATTAACATCATAACAACGACTTAATATTCTCATAAGGAATTCTATAGGATATTCAAAAGGTATTTTTTCATAGGTTGATAATAATGACATGAAATATTCATAACTATAATCTATATTATTTGCAATTGATATTATTACAAAATGTTCATATAATGTTATTGTATCATATTTATTTGTAAATCCACAGGTATCTTTTTCTGTCGACATAACATGATATACTAATCGAGCAATTTCATTGGTATTTGATGCAAATCCATGTTCCACAAAGCAATCTTCTATCATATGCATCCATAATTTTTGTGTATTATTAATTGCATAGTAGCCAATCGATGATAAATGTTCATTAGCATGTTCCAGATTTTTGTTTCCATGATAAATAGTTTTACTCTTTTCATTATTATGTGAGTTTGGATAAGATTCCACATATGATAAAGCAAAATTTTCGGTATTGACACCATAGCAGTCACAAAACATTTTTTCAAAATCTTCATTATCCAAAAAATATGGTTCATAATCAATATCTGACCTCATATTTTGCATAAACTTATAAAATATTTTCATATTATCATCGACATCATCAAGTAAATTTAGGTAATGCGAAATAAATTCTTTTAAAACTTGTTCTTCTTCGGTTACGACTGAACGTTTTGAGCAAATATTTATTATTGGTTGTACTACTGGTAAAATCTTATCGAATTCTATAACAAATTTTTCATAAATTACGGAAAAAAATTTTTCTGTTTGGGTTAAATTTTCTTTTAAATAATTAATAAATTTTTCTTGAAACAATGTTAATTCTTTATCATGGCGTTTTCCTTGTGAAAATATAAAATCTTCTTCGTCATATATTTTTCGTTCAAATTCGGATTCAATTGAACACTGTATTGCCTTTGTCATTATGTCCATAAATATTTGTTGTGTCATTTTAATATTATTAATTGAACATACAAATCGTTCTGACAGATCACCCAAAAATTTAGGATTCTTTACAATTGATAATTGTTCGTCCATTTTCTTATCAAAAATACTAAAAGAATCAATTATGATAGTTCTAAGTATATCACGTAAAGATTTGTAAGATTTATGCACGTATTTTGCTAATATTAAAAATGCATCCAATTGTAACTCGGATATATCATAGTGTAACATTAAGCTATAAACTTTTTCCTTTGAAAAAAATATATTATAACCCATATGTCCTGTCAGAAACCATAACATTTCATAACTATTTCTTGGTATAATCGATAATTTAGATAAAAATCTTGTTTTTTGAATATTTGAATAGGATGAAAAATTGTTTTCCATTATCTTTTTGCTATTGATGCTATAATTTATTGTTTGTATAATAACATTGTTACTACACAAAAAATTATCAATTTTTTAGTTTTCTAAAATTTCTTGCTCTTCATATATAACTTCTTGGTCAATATTGTCAAATATTTCGGTACTATTAGGTATTCCGGAACAAATACCACGAAATTGTTCTACTAAATTTAAAACATTATCAAATTTTTGGTTAGAGATCGAAAGTAAATCAATATATTGATTAATTTTCGAACTATGTGATTTATCTGCTTTAGTTGTGTCCATATTTTTAATTTCTTCTTGTAATTTTTCGATAAGTTGTACTGCTTCGTCTATTAGTAATGTTCCTTTAGTGTAATTCTGTAATTTTTTAGATAATTGTGTTGGTGTTTTACTTGATTGATGTGAATCTATATATATAGTGGATATTTCATTTAAAATTTTGTCGAGTCTTTTACTAGAAGTCTCCATTTGTTCGTTGTATATTAATACTCAGAATATCTCCTACCATATTATCAACCAATTTATTTTCAATTTTTTTTGAAAAAGGATCCATTTCCACACAATTGCCATTTACGGATGGAGCTATGGATTGTTGTTTTGGTAATGTTGGCATCGGAACAGGATATCCATTATTGGCAGTATCTGTAAATCCATTTTGTGTTCGTAAAGATCCTAAACTATTTAGTTTTTTTTCTTCAGATTCAATAATTTTTTGGAATATATGTACTACCCTATCATCTTCAAGTAAATGTTTAATAATTGCATTCTTTTTATTGTAGAGTAAAATTATTTCTCGACTAAGTCTTTTATTTAACAAATCTTTTAATTTCTCTGATGGTTTTGCTATTCCAGAACAAATTGTAGAAAAACGCGGATCTAATAATTCATTAATATATAATTTACAGTCAAAAACTTTTTTTCTGTATTTTCCTACTAATTGGTTTAGAGTATTTATACCATTTTGAATACTATCCTCAACCTGTTTTCTAAATGATGATTGTATGTTATGTATATACTCGGTACAGGCACTAATTCCTTCAACTTTTGCATTTGATAATATGATATTAAGAGGTTCTGACATATTTTTATTCTTATGTGGCGAAACAGAAATTATAAATGGCACATTTCTTCTACTTATCAAATAGGATACATTAGTTTTGGATGAAAGATCACAAACGGATTTAAGACCTGTAACATTATTTGTTAGGAGACATATCAGATCGATATCATGATATTTCTTGAAATATTCAATCGCTTTTCCGAGAGAAGTCGCTAATGTCTCATTTTTTAAACGATAAATAAAAAGTTTTCCGACACATTTTTCCTGAAAAGAAATTTTAAAGTTCATTATATTTTCCTCATCATCCGATAGAACAATTAGACCAATATTGTATATCATTTTGGGCGGTTTAACAGGGGTAATTTTGCTAATGGTATTTTGATATTCGTTGTTATTAAGAATATCTTTTAATTTGTTATATGTATTAATTGCAGTGGAATATTTTTTCTTTTCAGAAACAACAAAAATATATTCTGCTATAAAATACATTTTACCAGTACTTGGATAAAATTTCAACCATCCCTTCATGGTTATTTCATCTCCTATTTTTAGTTTTGTCAAATCCTCAGATGTACGGCAATCCATTTTATAATCGTCATTTGAAGATCTTATACTAAAAATTTTTTCGTTAATATCAATAAAACTAATAATTCCATCAATTTTTTGTGGTTTGGAAAAATTAGCATCAAAAGATTTCTGAACTCGTTTATGTAACCTAGATAAATCTTTGGACATGATATTTATGTTATGATTATATAATAGTATTAATTATTAAGATGATAAGAAGTCAATAATTTATTCAATTTTTTTTTAAACGATAAACAAGGAGGCACAAAATAATCAATACAATAACAAATAAAATCCAATATATCGCATTAAAATAGGATTTTTTATGTGGATGTGCCAATCCATTTATGTCATTCATAGCCTCTTCGTATGAAAGTACAGGTTTGCCTATGGAATAATTAACAATATTGTGCATATCGATTCCCCACTTAACAAATGAAGATCGCGTAGACAAAATTTCATCTGTTAACGGATAATTTTTCAAATGAACTGATAAATTGTTTCTACATTTGGCACATGGCAATACATATTGTAAATAATGAAGATAATTATAATAATTCTCTTTGTCTTCTGCAGTTGGATATTCAGGATAGCCTAATGTAACCAAATGCAAAAAATTCCATGCATATCTGCCCCATATATCTGGTAACATTTTATATACTTATATAACATTAACAATAAAAAAATATAATAATAACAATAACAATAACAATAGTGTATTTGTTTTTTATAAAAGATTTTTATGAAAAACAAGTAAATCGATGTCAACTCTAAACAATCCGATTTATTGTCTTTTTCACAATACAATTTCTTTTTTATAATTATCATTCACAATTTTTAAAGTTATTGCATCATTCAAATTACATTTTTGAACTTCATTTTGAACCTCGTGCAAATTCAACACTTTTTTGTTGTTAATTTTAAGGACAGTGGGACATATCAATGTTTGTCTTTTCCCAAATAATATTTTCGGCAAATTATATTTATTTACAATTTTATTGTCGAGACAATCGATAATTATTAAAATATTAATATTGTCCTGACCACTTATTTCTTCAAAATATTTATCGACAATACTGTTTTTAATTTCTATTTTATTGCAAGCGGTTAAATCTAATAGTTCATGTGTTAATTCGACTATTATAACACCATTAATATTCACATGAGGAATACAGCTTGATGGATTAAAATATGATCTATTTGATAATGCAATTGCTTCTGAACTAGGAATTCCATAAAAATCAATATTTGTTAATTTTTTTTGGTGACGAAATACAATCTTTATTGGCGTTGATTTATCATAGTTGAGTCTAACGAATATATCAAGAGGCATATATTCCTTGTATACATCATCACTAATATATGCCTCATTATTAATTATATTTATATCATAATCACAAATAGTAATTAATTCATCATTTTTGCTAATGTTCGCCAGAGTTGAATCTATTGTTTTGATAGTACATGAATCTGATACTCTTATTTTTTTATTTTTTGTTATGTAATAGTCAAATGGTAAATGTATTAATCCTTCGTATTGGTCCGGAATATTTTGATATTGTATGAAATCATTGAAAATTTTTATTAATGCAAATCTTGGCAAAACATGGAATATTTTTCCCTTAGATCTTGATATTATTCCAACCAATTGACGTTTTTTGTTAAATATAGCAGCCCCACAAATTCCTATTAGTTTTTCTTTTTTTTTGTCTTTAGTGTTTTTAAGCGTAAATTCGTACAATAAATTATTTGGAACATAAGAATCATCAAAAATTAATGATGATAAAAATTTTACATCGTAAATATTAACAATATAATCTATTGTTTCCGATTCCAAATTCATATCCATTTTTACAGCAGAATAATTGGATCTTTTCGTTGGTACTACACAAGTTTTATTTGCTGTATTATTATAAGATGGACAAATAACGTTCGGTTCATGATGTCCTGTTATAATTTCACTGTCGGATAAATTTAATTCTGAACGGCCTACTGATGCCAAAATAATAATATTAAATTCAATAGAATGAAATATAACATAAAGATCATTTCTCATAACTGGTTCATTTCCTCGAAAATAGCTATGATACATAACAATATTTTTACAACTAATCATCTTTTCCCTTGTTGTAATAACATACTTTTTTTCTTGATGATTTATTATGATACCGGTAGTATGATAAACTAATCTGGGTTTATCATCGATCCATGTAAAATCATCTGAATCATAACCATAAATTGCTACAAATTGTCCCAAATTTTCTTTTGATCCAAGTGCACCCATAATTTATTAAATATTATTGTTTTAATATTAATAAAAAATTATTAATTTTTCTAATGATCTTGGATTATTATCTAACCCCTAAGAATCTATCAAAATCAATTTTTTTGTTTTTGTTTGTAAATACCATTTCTAATTATTCTAGAAATTATTGGATTATCTATTCTGTCCAGATAGGATATCAATGCATTGTAATCGAATAAATGTTCATTTTTTTCGATTATTTTAATTGCTTCCAATGTTCCTTCATATTCTTTCATTTTGTATAAGGGATTATTCGAACCGAAAAATAGGTAATAATAATACATTGGATTTAATTGTATTACCCATTCAATTTTAACAGGCGATAAATAGGTCAAACTAATACTATCTTTTATTGCTTGGGTATTATGATAAATAATATACTCCGTTTTATTTTTTAGAAATGTTTTTTCCGTGCGAAGTTTCTTTGACCAATATAACGGGTCAATATAGATACCTCTACTTAGATTTAAATAATTATGTCCTTCATTTTTTATCAAGTTCATGGAAAATGATCTTATGTAAGCCTCAAAAATTCTATCCCATTCATTCGGAACATAATGTGGATTATTTATTATGCCGGGAAGTAATAATTTTCTCCTTGTTATATCAATTATATTTTCGCCTGGCAATTCTAATAAATAATTATTAATTTCATATTGATATAACCAAATTTTTTTATTTTGTGTAAATAAATTTTCTAGATACTCCAAAACAAATGTGAATAAAATTTCATCGTTTATTTCGTTATTATTTGCAATAATTTTTAAATGTTTATCAAAATCATCCAACTCATTAAAATCGGAAACGCGGAAAGGAATTTTTGATACATAATAATAAAACTCATCCCGAACATTCAGTTGTCCTGATTTGTACATTTGGTCAAAAATTAAAAATTCGTTAAAGGGTATTTTTATATTTTTCAAATATTTTTCCTTGTAACTCTTAAATAATGATTCTGTATTCGCGTTAATCTTAGTAATGTCAAATAATCTATATTTGATTAATATGTCCTTAATAGAACCCCATAGTTTCCAAACAAAATATATGTCTCCGTTATTATTCGAATGCATTACAAAAAACTTTTTAATATCAGCTGCAGATTTGGAATGTAGCATTAATTGACTAACATCTGTGACAATTGATATAAATAAAATTATCGCTAATACATCATCTTCTAAATTCCATGGTAATGAATAAGAATACCATAACATATTATTAATATCATTTAATATTGGAAGAGATGTTATTCTTTGGATTTCTGAAAGATTTGACAAAAATGTGGATCTGATCGTCATTGTTGTTTCTTCTTGATAGAAATAATTTATTAAATTATTGTACGAGCTAATATATTCTCGTACTTGTAAATCAGTGATGTTGATATAATTAATCGAATGACTAAATCCATGTTCCGGAATTTCCGTCACCAAAAGTTGCGATTTGGCATCATCGATTGCTAATTGATACTTCAGTAAAAAGAAATTATTAAAATTTGTTATTTTGAAATTACATGTGTCAATATCTTTGTCATTAAAAGGGACATTATTATTCTTTAATAGGTAATAGTAATAGGAATCTGTAACGCTGGTACTACATTTGATATTAATCATTTTTCCTGTATACAAATCTCGTTTAATGACGTTTTCATCTGGATGTATAATGTAGAAAGTAAGGTTATTATCCTCTAATATAAAACTATCGTATCCTGTAAAGGACCTTGAATTGAATTCATATATTTCTGTTTGGTAATCGTAGTCATCCATGTCATTTCGTCCGTAGTATGTATAATACTGTCTGACATCCGTTAAATCATCGACGTATAAATATTGTTTTTTGATAATATCTAAATATGTTCGTGGATTCCCAAAAAATTCCCATACCAAATTTTCTGAATAATATCCAATGTCTGATTCTAATAATTGTCTTATTTTTAGCAAATTGTTAATAAAGTTAATGTCATTTTCTTTTGAGATTATCATATGGTCGCGAGGATCCATTTTAAGTAGGGACACAATATGATCTTTAACGTTAGAATCTGCTATTTTGTATGCTGTTTTGTTATTTACAATTTTTTCTTTGGCATATAAATAGTAGACTTCACCAGATGCTACACGTCCAACACGACCTCTACGTTGAACAGAACTTGACCATGATATTGGTAAAGTTAATGTTTTGGATATTCCCTCTAATGGATCGAATATGACTGTTTTGGCATATCCTGTATCTATAACGTATTTTAAATTTTGTAAAGTAATAGATGCCTCTGCAACATTAGTTGCAACAATAATAGCTCGCGTATACGTTCCTTCGGGCACCCTTCTGGTAACACTGAATTCGTCCAAGAACACATCCTCTTTGTATCTAGTATAATATTGTAAAGTTTCATGTATTTTACCAATTGCAATTTTTGTGTCTTCATCAAGTTCACTATAAAATCCCAATGCAATAATATTGCTAGCTGTAGATTCATTAATTCTTTTAACTGATTTTTTGATATCATCTTGTCCCGCCATAAAAAGTAATATATCTTTATCGGTTGTCGAATTTGCTATTTTTATAGTTTTTTCAATGCCCATGTTCACATAAGTATCCTCATTGAGAAGATCTGATTCTGCTTTGGATGCAAAAAAATCTTTAACCTCATATTGTGTAGTCTTTCCAGGAGGACTTATATGTATTCTTCTATCCATATTTGCACGATCCACATTTCGATTTTCAATAAATGCGCTCAATGGATATGTTCTGTTGTCATTAATTCTTCTGTAATACCTACGATAGATCGGTTCGTCATCTTCCATTGTAGCACTAATGATTACCAATTTTGTACTATTATTAACATATACCGAATCTCTTACTAATGTCAATATCATATCCATATTTGTGTTATGTTCATGTGCCTCATCAACAATAACAATATCATATTTATTAGTACTTGAAAAATTTTTTACCCATTCAACTGGATCACCGTTTGAATCAACTGCCGTTGTGTCTATCGCTGATTTTGTTAAAAAAGGTGATGATTTTATTTCCTCGTAAAGTGTACCGTCGGTTACTATTCTAAGATATGAATTAGAATTTTTTGTATGTTGTTCCTTTTGATGCTTATATTGCACATAAAAATTCGATGTAAAAGTATTTTTATCGTATGTCTTATTATATCCAACAATTGGAACACCTAAATTTGTAGATATATTTTCAGCATTATCAACTGTTGGTTTTACACGTGGTTGTGTACAAATAATTTTTCCGTTGGTATTATAATCCAACATTTTTTGGCTATACATAAGTAATGGTGGCACTTGTGTTGATTTTCCTACACCTGTCGCCCCAGTAATATACATTATTCGATTATTTGAATAATGATGATAAAAATTAATTTGACTAATCCAATTCATGGCATATGTAAAAGTCCAATTTTGGTCTGATGTTAAAAAATCAAAATATTTTTTTTCATGTGATGGTGGTGGGTATCTTTTTGTTTTTAATGGGGTTAACTGTCCGTAAGTCGATCCGGTTATAAAATAGTAGGCCTGGTCTTCATACTTTTTTCTATTATTTCCGGTAAAATACATTTTCCTCATTTGTTGATGTCTAATCTGCTTTTTTTTAATATCATCTGTGCTATTGGCTAGTGATTCAACAATCGAGTTATTTGTAATATTTTTTTCAGGTCTAAAATCTGACAATAAACCATGATAAATTAATGATTCAAAAACAATCTCAACTAAATGTGTTTTAATAATAGAATGTATCAAATAATTTGCTTTAGGCAAATCGGATTCGTTAATTGCAGGGTAAAGACGACGCAAATATTTATTTATATTAAACCAATTTGGATCTGTCCAATCATTAAATCGATAATCCGACGGAAGAATATCAGGAATTTTAATATCTAGTATTCTGACAAGTACCATTTCAATTAATTCTGGTTTTAGTGAATTCCAATGATTAGGAATTTCATAGTATTTATTTTTGTTATTTATATCTAGCGCTGAGTAATGGGTGAGTGATTTGCAATAATTATAAACATTTTTTGGAGTTACAAAAATTTCAATTTTTGTATCACCCAAAATTTGTTTGTCCAAATACTTCATTTTTTTGATTTTGGATGCATAATAAAACCATGATTTTTTAAACGCTGATAATTGATTATTAAAAAACAAATATATTTCTTCCACTGGAACTTTGGATAACCCTCTGACCGCATTACGCGTTGTTTCAGGTGTAACACGAGAATTTTCCTCATCATCATCTTCATCAGTCGGATCGCGCGTAAGGATCAATTCCTGACGATTAATTAGTTCTCGTGCATTAACATGATATTTACCGAAAAAAAAATAAAATTTACTTAATATAATATTATCGTTCGTATCGAGGCTTGACATAAAATTATTCCATTGATATGTAAACTTATCCCTAGAATTAATGCTTAATTGTGACCATAGCAATTCATTCCACAGATCATTCAAATCAATTTTGTTCTCCAAATATGTAATGTAAGAAATAGTTGTACCAGAGATAATAATATCATAAATTAACCATTTATAATTTTTGATTTCATGATACAAATGATTTGATAAAACATTAAAAAAATCTTGGTAACTGATGCCAGGATTAGGATCAATATAATTATTAATTAACTCGATATATTTATCAGATTTATCCGTTCTGGTTATTTTGGCTACGGTATCACTGTATAATTTTGTATTAATAAACTCGTTCATCGTAACAGGTAATATATCAACCCAATTTACATAGAGTTTATTAGATACAGTTTCAATGCTCATTAGTAGTAATTCTAAATGTTGATAAAAATATTCTTTTTTGTATGGTCTGAATTCTATATCAATATGACCATTATTATATTTTCGGATGCATCTATTATACTGTGTGTTAGTATAAATGTATGCACCATCATCATTTTTCTTGATATATAACTCGGACAATGATTTTAATTTATGTTTATTGTCGTTGGTTTCATTGTCCTTAATATATGGCAACATTATTCCTAAAATAGCATGCAAGTCTAGTAAATTATTTTGAACCAATTGATCCCATAACAAATTGTCAGGTTTTTCATTATTTTTTTCAAAATTGAATTTTAAATGTATTAGGTTAATTATTTTAATTAATCCATCCAATAATAATGTTTTGTCCTCTTCTCTCAACACAGGAAAAATTTTATCAATTAGGTCAACACGTAAAGTCTGATATCTTACATCGTTCGACTTAATCCATACTTCGGAACCTCGTAAAACATCTGACCATGAATATGATTTAATTATGCTTTTATTTACTGCCATTTATACATAACATTTAGTTAGAAAGTTTGATTTAAGGATATTTTGCATTTAAAAAAATAAAATTTTAAATGCAAAAATATCACCACATTTTATATAAAAAATAATGAGTAATCAGAATGAAACAAACCAATATTTACTTTATATTGTTGCTGTTATAGCTATAGCATTTATGATTTACGTTTGGTATACAAATAGACCTAAACACATGCCAACCAATAATTATATTTATTCACAACATGAACCGATAAATCCGTATAATATTGGGATACAACACTTTCAGCCAACACCTGAAATAAATACCGAATCAATGGTATTGGGTTCACATAATTCTGCTCATAGTTCGCCAATAATTGCATCACCATTTAATCCAATTGTTAAATCTTGACTAAAATAATTAATTTAATTATTTATTTTATTCAATTAAGCCCTTAATGAAGTTACTAACAATTTTACCTACAAATTCTAAATCATAACCACCTTCTTGTGTAATAATAATTGGTTTTTGGATTTTTCTAATCATTTTTCCGATTATAGTGTAATCACCTAAATTCAAATCAAAACTTCCTTGAGGATCTAATTGATAGGTATCTGCACCAAATGCTATAATTAAAATGTCGGGATTGAAGTCATTAATTTTGTTCAAAGCCTCAATTAATGTATCAATATATGATTGCACAGAAGATTTTGATTCTAATGGATAATTTTGATTGTATGATACACCATTAATCTCCACATTTTCATTTGCGAATCCTGTATAGAAAGGATAGTTGTTTATGGGATTTCCATGAATGGAAATGGTTTGTATTCGTGGATCATTGTAAAAAATTGTTTGTGTGCCATCTCCATGATGATAATCTATGTCCAATATACTAATTTTATTGTGCCTTTTCAATAATTTAAATGTACAAACTGCTGCATTATTAATAAAACAGTAGCCACCATATAAATTTTCGGCTGCATGGTGTCCTGGCAATACGTTACAACAATAAACAATGGTATCTTTTTCAATGTATTTACTAGCTAAAATACCATTATGTGCGGTCCTAAGTGCTGTTTCATAAGTATAATCAAAAATAGAAGTACAATAATCATTACCAAACATACCGCATTGAAGGTAGTAGGGAATATTTAATGAATTAATTTCACATGCTGATTTGCTAAATAAATAATTAACTAGACCGTTATCATAGGGAGAAATATAGTCTGGATTATTGACACCAGATTCAATGTAAGATTTGTACGCATTCTCCAAAAAAACTAAATAATAATCAGTTATGAATGGACACAATGCAATTTCATTTTTAATAAAATCTAATGATTCCATATTTTCAACAATTAGTGCATCCGAGTATCTATTTGATAGTTCATCAAAAATTATTTTTTGCCGAGTAAAAGGTTTATTTGTTGCTTGATATGATCGTTCTCTCAAAACAAATTCTTCGTTTGTTTTGGCGGTAATAATAACTAATTTTTTCATATATGTTAGACCATAGCTTATTGACTAAATTTTATTAATTACTTAAATATTCAATTATTTTTTCCTAAATTTTTTTCACTTTCAACTTTTGTTTATTTTTTTCACTTTCAACTTTTGTTTATTTTTTTCACTTTCAACTTTTGTTTATTTTTTCGAATCGCCGTTGCTATTACGAATATGATAATTAACAATATGAGGACAAAAATTATTAAGAATATCCACCAATATTTTGACCAAAAGCTTTGCTGGGTTGGTGGTTGTGTAGGCGCTTTGTTAATCGGAGCATGTGCATACGTTGGAGCTAGTGATTGATACGTTGGAGCCGGTGGTTGATTTGGGGTTGGTGGAACTGGAAAAGCTGATTGAAAACTTTGACATAGTTGATATCCACTACCAACAGCAAAACTGGTTTGACAGAGACTTTCAATATCAATAATAACATTTGCTTTTAGGTCAAAGGTTACATCCCAATCCCCACTACTATCAAATGCACATGATGTATTGGATTCACTCGAACCTATTTTTGTCATTATACTGATAGTTGGCGATGATACGGATATCCATCCACTATTTATTGAATGACTATTAGTGCCACTACTTATAAGAGCTGTACTACTGGAACTATTATCAGAATAATATGTACTTACATATAATTCATAAGCACAATTGTTATTACCCACTGATCCTGTTACATTAACATAATACACAATTTGTATATAGTTGATCGTGTTTCCAACGCCGACATAACCTGTAATTGCATCAATAAGTTGTGGCAAAGTTGTTATATTAAACCCCAATCCCGAAAAATAATTCACTATGTTTGTAGGGATATTTAATGATGGTACATTAACAGTTGCAGAGCAGTTACCCTGACAACTCAATATACTATTAATTGTGATATCAAAACTATTATTATATTCGTTTGATGTATTCGCACTCATTATATTCTTAGCATAGAAATGCTTTTTGTATGATGATAAAAATTGACTAATATATTCATTTATAAAAGAAAAATGAATATATTATACCATTAAATGTCTGATAATATTGGTTCATTTCTTAAAAATATCGTAGAAACAGCTCAACCAGCACCAAAAATTTTTTCGCGCACAGTTTTGTCCAATTATACCAAGCAAAAATTGTTATCTTATCAGGAATCTCATGTAGTCCGTTTGGTTAACATATTACTCAAACATTACATTGCTCTTGATGCTTCCGATACAGGGATCGGAAAAACATATGTCGCAGGTGCTATATGTAAAGAACTTGAACGCAAACCAATCATTGTATGTCCTAAAACATTAATTTTCAACTGGATGTGTGTGCTAGATTTTTTCGGAGTTAAACATTATGACATAGTTAACTATGAAACACTTAAAAATGGAAAAACTTATAGAAATGAAAAATGTAAATCCAGGATAAAATCACCATTTCTAGATGTTGTTGATCCAGACCCAGACGATCCAATTAAATCAATTTATCAGTGGACTGTGCCAAAAGATGCAATTGTTATTTTTGATGAAACCCATCGTTGCAAAGATCCATCAACCGATAATGGTAAACTATTGGTATCTACCAAACAATTATCTCAACAAAAAATTCCGGTTATGATATTAAGTGCAACCATTTGTGAAAAATTTAGCGATATGAAAATACCTTTTTATTTATTTGAATTCATACCAAATACTCGAAATTTTAACCATTATATTACCACTCTAAAAGATAAATATCCTAAATATAAAGTCCATAAGCGTGACTACAAAACTAAAACCGAATTCAAAATCGCACAAGAAAATTCCTACGCAATGACAATCTATGAAGAAATTAAGGATTTTACTTCCAGAATCAGAATTAGAGACCTGGGAGATATGTTTCCATCCAATCAAATATGTTGTCAACAATTTATGGCTGAAGAATCTGACAAAATATCAGAAGCGTATGAAGAAATGGCAAAACTAATGGAAGCCCTTAAAAATAATCCTGGAAAAAATCATTTAGCTCAAATTCAAAAACTCAAGCAAGAAATAGAATTTAGAAAAGTTCCAATTTTTATAGAACAGGCACAACTGTTCCTGGAAGAAGGTAAATCTATCATAATTTTTGTTAATTATTTGGATACTCTGCATTTTTTAGCAGAAGAATTGGCTATTAAATGCAAAATTTTAGGCCAACAAACAATGCAGGAACGCCAAGAAGCAATTGATTTATTTCAGAGAAACGAAGAAAAAATTATTATTTGCCAAATAAGGGCAGGGGGTGTTGGAATCAATTTACATGACCTTCATGGACAACATCCACGCGTCACATTAATTAATTATCCGGATTCTGGCGCTGATTTACTTCAAGCCTTAGGAAGAGCGCCGAGAGCGGGGGCAAAATCTCCGGTTTTACAAAGAATTATTTTTGTCGCAAATGTAGAATATGAAAAAAGAATTATGAGAAATATCAATAGAAAACTTGCAAACATTTCAGCCATTAATGATGGAGATCTCGATGTACACAAGTTCAAAATCAAAAGAATTACCAGAAAAATTATATCTAAAAAATCAAAGAAGATTGTTAAAGACGATGATGATATTGATATTGATAATGATAACGAAAACATCTAGTTTAATGGCTAAAATGCATATTTAATAAATTTTTACATTTAGTAACAATTTGTTAAATATTATTAATTATCTGACCAATATATAAAAATGAGTTCGGAAAAAAATATTATATTAGCAGGTCTACTTAATAATTTAAATGATTCCATTAAAAGATTATCTACAGTTGACTACACTACGATAAATTCAGCAGTAACAATTGATCAATGGTTATCAATTAAAATCATTTTAAATACGATTATTAGTATTATAGATAATGTAACAAATATTTTAGCAAAGAAAAATCCTGATTACAATAATCAAATTAATAATATGGTAGATAATATCGATTATAGTATTGTGCGAACAAGCGATAATAGAAAAATTTATGATCCGAATAAATTACCATACCAATTTATTTTGAAAAAAAATAAAACCATGACCTTCCTTGAGCTAAAAAAAATTTTTAGCTCAACCTATCAAATATTATCTGATGATTTAATTAATTATAAAATTGGTATTTTCAGCAAACCTAAAATATCGGACGAAACGCCGGTATTGATACTCTCCGAATCATCAGAATTTAGTCATGAATCAATCCAAAAATTGTGCGATTTTTTTCGAAAAATTTTGGACAAGCTAATAACAGATGCAAATATTACACAAAAAGGAGGAACAACAAAAGATTTAAATATTGCATCTTCGCTTCTAACATTTATTACGTATAAAATAGGTTTACTTAATTCTTTTGATCAAAAACTTATTAATTATTGTCAAGGTTTAGGTTTTGATGACAACTTAATTATTACAATTTTAATCGCCCAAAATAAAAATGACATTGAACAAATAATTCATCATTATTTACATAATGATGGTTATCCAATCTTGATAAATATTTTAAAACTAAAAAAATTTTCTGCAGAACTAAAGTTTCGAAAAGATTATGGTATTAATTCAGATAATGATTTGAATACATTGATTAGTAAGCAAAATATTTGGTAACATATTTAAAAAAATTGAAAAAAAATCATTTGCCAGTATCCAATTATTAATTATATTAACATATACATAAATGACAAAAACGATATTAATTACCGGTTCGACTGAGCTATCAGAAGAGGATTTTAATAAATATTATGTTCCAAAAATTGGTGAGATTATTAAATCTGATGTATTTATTGTCGTGGGAGGGGCAAGTGGATGCGATCATCTTGCTAAACTTTATTTAGCTGATAAAATTCCATCAAATCATATAACTGTGTATGATAAAGGCGATCAGAATCATTCTGAAATTTGTGTAAACCAAACATTATACAAATTTCAGCATATCAACGGATTTATATCATACCCAGAAAGAGATCAAGCTATGATTGACATAGCAGATGATATCATTGGATTTATTTATCAATATGCCGGTGGAGGTAGTGGCACCATGCAAAATATTTTTATCATGGAAGAAAAGAAGATAGGCAGAAATCTAAGGGCCAATGAGATTGTTTTATTGACAAGAAAACATACAATGGATCCTTTTGTTGATGGTATGGCGTCATTAGTAGCAAATACTTTGGCTCCAAAATTCGGAAAATCTGTCAACAAAAATTTTATGGATATCTTACAGTCAATGCAAATCCATTCAAGCACCTAATAATGCAATGCCATATTATAATATGATATTACATATTAATATATTAAATGCAAAAATCAAAAAATCCCAAGAATATCAGTGTTAATATAACGGATAATTCGACAAAAAATGATGAAGTTCCAAAATTACTAACGTTTAAGGAAACATTAGAAAAACAATCATATATTTACATTGTTTGGATAGTCATGATTGTTATAATAATGTCGATTTATTTTTTTGTTATTGGATTCAATACAAAATTTACCATTGTATTAGGAATAATATTATTTATGTTTTTGATCGTAAATGCTATATTATCAGGATTGGATAGTATTAATTCTTATAATGTAGAATTGCCTTGGTATACATATGTTGAATCTAATGCTCAATCGTTTCTACCTTTTGGAATTGCATTAGCTGCACTTGTAATTGCATCAAGTAAAAAAGAATTAATACTAAAAAGTGAAAAATTTTTACCAGAATTATTATTAGCGACATGTTGTTTTGTTTTTGTATTATTAATTGTATTGATGCCTAAAGCATCTGGCAAAGCCATTAGAATAGCTCGTGATATTAAAACAGCAGTATTGACACTTGGAGGAATTACTGTTGTAGCATTGGTCGGAGAATTTGTAATACAACAAATGGCAAATGGTAAAAAAATAAATTTCTAATAAAAAAAATAATTTTTTTGCGCGAAAAAAAGTTTTTCAAAAAAATTTTTGACAAAAAAAAAATCCCGCGGTTTTTTTTGAATTAAAAATTATACCTGGCTTATTACCATTTTATATCCAAGATAAATTATTGTTTTTGCTTAACCATAAAAAATGTGGCGGAATTTATAAATTCCGCCACATTTCTCAGTCCAAAATATAAATTCCGCCACAATTCTCAGTCAAAAAAAAATTCCGCCACAAAATATTTCTTTAAAAAATAATAATAATTTAGATTATATAATTTGATGGTTGTTTATGAGTGTCAGAGATGTAATAAAAAATTTGATCGGAAAAATGATTTAGACAGACATCTTGCCCGAAAAAAATATTGTATCAAGAAATCCGGGAGTAAAACAAATAAAATAGTTTTTGATCCTAGTTGTAAAGCTTGTGGAAAATCATTTAGCAGACGGGACTCCTTAAACAGACATGTGAAAATTTGTAAGAAAAATAAAAATAGTAAAATTAGTAAAAATAGTAATAGTAATGGTAATAATAATAACAATAATAATCCGTTACTTACCGGGAACAAAAGTAATATATTTAACGGCGATAAAAACACGGCGATTAATGGTGATATAAAAATCAATAATATTGAAAATGTTAATTTAGTATTTTTCGGTACAGATAATATTGAATGTTTGATTTTTAATGATTTAGTAAAACTTGTTAAATCAAACAAAAATTTATATGAAGCACTAATAACAACAATAAATTTCAATCCAAAAAAACCGGAACATCACAATGTTTATTATCCCGATCTCAAAGGAACATATGGAAAAGTGTATGAAAATAAAAAGTGGGTTAATAAAAAAATTAATGAAATTATTAACATAATTCTTGATTTGAGGACAGAAGATTTGAAATCTATTGTTGAAAATTTTGGATCTGCTTTAAGTAAAAAAGCAAAAGAAAACATTATTAAAACGATAGAAGATGCAGATTATTCAAAATTAGAACAAAGAAAAAAATTAATATCATATATTAAACCAATTCTGTATAATAACAAAGATATTGTTCTTGAAACCAGAAAATTAATAAAACAAATTAATAGTAGGAAATAAATAAAACAAATAAATAAAACAAATAAATAAAACAAATTAATAGTAGGAAATTAATAAAACAAATT